TGTTCCTGATCGCCGCTTGCCATGGCCGCAGCAAACGGAGAATCGATAGTATCGTTGCCCCGAAACAACTTAGCAAGCCGTGAATTCTTCACGCTTGCAACCGGAACGTACACGGAATATTTTCCTTGACCTGACATCACTGACCTTCTTTCGTAGATAAATATTTCCAATCATCGGGATAAGGATTTTTGTTGTTCTTTAATCTCCAATTAGCCCAATATCGTCTTTGAACTTCGCCACCTTGAAATGAATGATTTCCATTTTCAACGCTTTTTCGTGAAACTTCTTTCATCATTTTACAAATTTTCTTCGTCGTAAACATGCGATTCTGACTCAGCCTCTGCAACCCTCAAAGGATCGGCAGAAGAGCCTACACAGAAATTTCCTTCATTCCAGTAAGCTTCCCATTCGAATCCATCAACATCTTGAAACTTTAAAAGCACATGAGTCGGATCATCATTCACATCATCAGGTAGTTCAGAACCCGTATCATCGAACCAACCGACGAACGTTGAAATAGAACCATCTATCTTGTACTCGTTACCAACTTCGAGATGCCAGCAATTCTGTTCATCAACGAGCTCAGCTCCCGCTTCGCCCGTGCTTTCTTTCAAGACCTTACGTGATCTTGAAATCTCTTCTTTGATGATTTGCTTGAGTTGTTTCAGTGAAATCTTCATTAGGAGATTACTTTCGATTCTTGATCGTCTTCAGGATGCGTGCTTTCGATTCACGGAGGGTCTTGAGCCGACGGAGTAGACGAGATTCCTCAATCTTGAGGGCGGAAACCATGTCAATGTGCTTTTCGAGGCTCTTGTCGGTTCCATACTCATCGGCGTCAACTTCTTTCGTTTTCGCAGCAACCTTCTCGACATCCTCAGGGGCATTCATTTTCGCAGCTTCTTGCTGAATTAGTCGTTTTAGGCCTTCTTTGGTCAATGATTTCATTTGTAGTTTTTCTCCTGTTTAACGGGCTCGCTTCAATTAAGTATGCGTGTTCTAGAAACGTTGATGAATTTTTCATGCCCCGCTAGGAACATCGATAACTTTTACTAATGTCACCGCAATTTGTTCAAGTACCCATACTTCGCCCGTATCACCTGCATCTGGTACAAAACCTTTCAAGGCTTCAGCTCGTTCTTGTTTACTTCCCTTGAATGAACCCTCGGGATATTCCCCATTCGAAGGAATGAAAACAACATTGGGTGAACATTTATAGATCCACAAATGTTCGACATTGTGTCCACTCGTTGATAATTCGTCGGTATAAATTTTTCCACTTTTGTTCACATTGAATCCCAACGCTTCGAAAGCGTCTTTCGTCGTTGATGCAAGACAAACTCGAGGGGTCGTAAAGTCTTCTTCTTCCATGCCAATTGCATCACGAGGAATTCGAGGTACAAGCGTGAATTTTTCTCCGTGATCCTGCATCGATACGTGATAAAAAATTTTAGATGTTTTCTTGATCTTACCCCGACCTTTTAAGGGCCACGTAAGGATCATTGTGTTCAATGATCAACTTAATCAATGCTCGAAGCTTATTTTTCATTTTCATTAACCAGGCCGTTTTATCACTGGCGATTCAAATGCCAGTTTTGCCCAACGATCAACGTTCTCATTACCAAACAAATCTTCGGGTTCCGTTTCATGAACCAAGGCTTCTTCGATCGATGTTCCTACCGGTTGATAACCCTTTTTGTTGCCTTCAAGCATCGAAGGTAACGTTCTCTCGGCGGTATCAGCAAAGATGTCCTTCATCACGGAGTTCTTGCCCGCAGCCTCAGCGATTGCGTTATTAAGAACGTTCGTGCGTTGCTGAGCGATTGGATTGTTTAGCTTTCTCTGGTCAATTCGACCCTCTAGGATGGGTTCACGATGACGAGAGTTCATCTTTCGAGCCTCAATTAAGTTTTCCCCAATCCCGTCACAAAGAATTTCTATCAAACATTCTTTAATGAGATTCTTCAATTCATTTTTCGCTATTTTCATGTGTAAATTCTAACTTTAAAACGTTCAGCGTTTAATCACTGGCTGGCGAGACTTCTTTGACAGGAATCGTTCCTTCAATGATTTGTTCGCTGATACGTGTTTCTTGTTGATGACGTGCTTCGCTTCGACGACGATAGAATCATTCAAGTTGACGTTCGCTTCGATCAATTCCGTGCTTGACTTCAACGCTTGCTTGAAAACGGAATTGAACTTCAACGGAACGAGGATCTTGTTACCAACAATGACCTCAACCTTTGATTCGTACGTCCCCTCCTTCATCAGGCTTTCGGGAATCATGAACGATACGTTACCCTCGTCACCAGCAACGCTCGTGCCATGGAACGTGTACGAAATGTCGTTTTGTCGTATTTGTAGCCTTGATTCGTGAATCGTATTCGAACCTTCAACCTTAACGTTGAAGATCAATTCGTTGGTTTCCATCAAGTCAAGTTCAATGTCATCGTTCTCGTTCATTGTTTTCTTCTTCTCACATAATTAACTTTCACGTCGATATTATTAACGACCAATCTTTCAAAGATGATCCTTTGTTTTTTCATCGCGTTACCCTGATTCGCTGGAAATTTGATGATCGTTTTACCAGAGACATCATTGCGAGGTTTCAAGTTAACCTCCATCAATTGGGCTGCCGCACGAATGATTTGATCCTTTTCTTCAGAGGATTCATGTTGGTGACTCGACGATGATCCACCGGATCGACGACGTCGTAGCAACATTGCTTGTATGTCGATGACGTTCGTATCATCGGCTTCCGAGACGACCGTAGCATTGAATTCACCGAAGGTTTCATCGCTTCCCTCGATTCCAACGTTCGAAATCGTGGAATCAAATACGGCTTGAATCTCACCGAAGCGTTCTTCGCTTTCAGCCGAAAGTTCGTGTATTATCGTTTTGACTGCGAATCCATTAACGTTTTCAGAACCAGGAATCGATTCGAGTTGAACTCCAACGTTAGAAATTGTACTTAGATCACCAAATTCTTCCAAAGAATCAATCGAAGTGAATCGTATTGTTTGTTTTACGGCGAACGATTCGAACGCTTCGAGACTCGCAACGCCTCCGACGACCGGGATTGTGATGACTGGCGGTGTTGAGACGTTTGCTTCATCAAATTTTTCAGTTGATTCGATGGATCCAGCATGAAATGTCGTTCTGATTGTGGGCGATTGAATATTTTCAGAACTTGAAATGTCCCCAGCGTTCGAAACTACGATCTTCGCAATTGTGGAAACATTCGCATCATTGACGGCTTCATTTGTAGAAATTGAATTGACGCGTAAAGTAACGACCGTAGTAACTGAATCTACGCGCTCCTGACTTTGAATGTTTCCTAGATCGGAAACGATGATTTCGTACGTTGTTGAAACGTTCGCTTCGTTGAATCTTTCCTCGGAACGAATTGAGTCAACATGTAATGTAACGATCGTGTTGAACGATGTGAAAGATTCGTTGCTAGCAATGTTACCAACGTTTGAAATTATCGCACTTGATTGCGATGACACGCTAGCGTCATTTACTATCTCATCCGAATTTAGTGAATTAAAAAGTACCGTACAAATGAATCGTGGTTCATTAAAACGTTCTGTTGAATTTATTGATTCAGCGTAAAACGTTTGTATCGATGACTCTGAATCGTTCTGATCAGCAATCGCCCTCGTACCAATTGCAAATGTACCGATCGCAGACATGAGTTAAATATCGCTTTTCGCCGGGGGCTCTAAAGGTTCACCTACATCTGTTCGATCTGCGTACACAAAATACATTCTTTCTTTCATGATCTGGGCCGTATAAAAATTCAACTACTTGTAAACGTTTAATTTTAGCAGAATACTCTTCAACCATCCATACACCAGCAGTTCCCGCGGCGCCGGGGTTTGCCACCGCGGAATTACCTTGCAGACGGCCGCCGCCGCCTGAACCAAAGCCTGTCGCAGCTCCGCCAGCAACTGACGTGTTGTCAATTCTTGCTTGACTTGCCCCACCGTTACCCAAACAACAACTTCCTCCGGCATCCGTGTGCCATCGAGCGGGCGTTACTTGGGAATCACGAACGTAAGAACCACCTCTTTGTCCGTTGATTGAAAAGTCAGCATTTGTAGCATTGCCGCCGCCGGGTCCACCAGCGGCAGTGACCCAAGTACCCGCTGCAGTTGATGATATTGATCCACCGCTACCACCAGGTACGGAGACGGTTGTGGAACCATTCGTAAACGAGCTACTTCCCCCGTCGCCACCATCCGCACCTGAGACTCCAGCACCTGCCGCGCCGATCACGTACGTTGAAGTTAACGATGATATCGTGATTGTTTTTTCTGCGTATGTTGCGGACCCGCCGCAAGCGCCGCCCGTATAAGCGGTAGCGGCCGAGCCCCCTCCCGCACCGCCGCCGCCGACTCCTTTGACAAAGATGATTCTAGTACCGACGGGATGAATTATACTCAAAGTGCCTGTCAAACAATATTGAGGCGCTCTAAGCAAAGTGCCCGTTGTTGTCAACGTTATTTGGCCATTAGATGCACTTGTAACGTTGACGCCGATGCCACCGACCAGATATGACGTGCCGTTAGCTAACTTTTGAAGAGAACCAGAGAGTTGAGTGAACGTGCTTCCCGAAACGGTGGCAATCGTGTTGTTGTTGATACCCAGTGTTACGGTCGATCCTGCACCAGCATCAGTGAGAGTTATTCCACCACCCTGTGTGAGAACACGTTCATTCGTTAATTCAATTGTCGTTCCTAACGTTACGAAGCTGGGAACTCGAAGATTGGCGATCGTTCCATTTATTGATGCTGATGTAGTTTGTAAAGCCACGGATGAGGATGCGAACGATAAAACGACGCTCGAGCTCAACGAACCGATCGAATTCGAAGCAGATAAGAACGATGCGGTCGCAGAAACAATGACGTTCGTCAACGACTGTGAAAGTAATTTGTCTGCATCTCGTAAAGAAGCTGATGTGAACGTTAAAGCATTCGATGAAGACAGGAATGAAGCGACGACGCTTGAACTTAGTAATTGAATTGAGTTCGACGCGGATAAGAAACTTGCTGTCGCAGAAATTATAACGTTGACGAGTGACTGTGACAATAAACGATCGGTCACGCTCAATGATGCAGACGTGAATGTTAAAGCGTTAGAGCTTGACAGGAACGAAGCAACGACTGACGAACTCAAAGCACCGATTGAGTTGGACGCAGAAAGGAAACTCGCCGTTGCTGAAACTTCGACCGACGCAATTCTTGACGTCAAGTTATTGAACGAAGATGTTGTTGTTGCAATGACGTCTCGTAACGATGAACTGAATTCATTCGTGATTGCTAACGTAACGTTCGAATTGGCACCACCGTCGATCAACGACAAACCAGTTCCTGCTGTAAGAGCACGTTCCGCGCTAAGTGAACCAGTTAACCCGATGACGACGTACGATGCGTTCGAATCACCCGAACCTCCCGTTGCCGTTGATGAAATCGTTACCTGTCCATTCGAAGCCGAAGCAATCGTTACGTTCGTACCAGCGACGAGGTACGATGATCCCCCCGACAATTGTTGTAATGATCCCGAAAGTCCATTCAGAAATGTCTTGCTTCCGGTGATCGATTGCGTCGTCGTGAGATCAACGAGTCCTGGCTGGATCGTTGCAAGATCAATCGGTTTCTCGTAATCCATCAATTGGAGGCGAGCTCGATTCGTCAACAATCCCGTTGTTGCTTGGAACATTTTACTTCCGAACAGGAATAAATTCGGACCGATGACGCCATTCAATGGAAGGCTGGGCGCTCCATTTTGAATGTCACCGATGACATGAGTTCCCGTGACCGAGATCAGGTCACCGATCGCAGCGCCCCCGCCTTGATTACCGAACGACGTTGTACGTGCTGAACCATTGACGGTGATCACCGCCTTGGTAGCTTCTGTGGGTTGCAACGAGTCGTACTCGAACGATACGAAGTTCCAACCCAAAGTAAGACAGTTCGCAGCATTCACGAACCTGCCGGCCACTGACGTTGCGTAGATCTCGCATGTCAAACCGGAAGTTTGCTGGTAGAATCGAAGTCGATTCGCGGAAGCACCGCCGGTTGTCATTGTGGTGAAGAGAGCCTTCACTCCAGATAGATCATCGAACTTGACCCAAAATGCAACGCCCCACCTTTGATTTCCAGAATTCGAAGGTGTTATGGGCCAGCTCAGCGTGTCGTTCGTGAGGAACCTTAAACAAGGTTGTCCGTTGTCCGAGTATTGAAACGTCGGACGTCGAAGGTTGTTAGTTTGCGTCGCGGGATTCGTTGTGTACGAATCTGGAATCGATGAGACGCTTCCAGTCGCATCGAACGTTGATTGCGAAACTCTCAATCCTGCAAAGATCGAATCTGAAAACGAGGAGCTGATCGACGTTACGAACGAAGAAGAGGTCGTTGTCAAGGCATTCGATGCCGATATGAAAGATAATGCAACGCTTGAACTCAATGCACCGATCGAATTCGAAGCCGACAGGAACGATGCCGTGGCAGAAACTTCAACGGAATCAATCCTGCTCGTTAATGCATTGAAAGAAGAGGTTGCTGAATTGATTACATTCACCAACGACGAACTGAACGATTGATTCAATCCAATGGTTACGTTTCCCCCGGCACCCGCATCGGTTAGATTTAAGTCACTTCCGGCGGTTAAGGCTCGTTCATTCGCAAGCGATCCTGTGGTTCCGATGAGCACGTAATTTGCACCCGGATCGGCACCCCCACCCGTCGCAGTTGATGAAATGGTTACCTGACCACTTGAAGCAGAGGTGATCGTTATGTTCGTTCCAGCGACGATGTACGACGTACCGTTCGATAGATTCTGAACTGAACCTGAAAGACCACCAGAGAATGATTTATTGCCTGAAATCGTTTGATTCGAGGCCTTGTCAACCCAAACGTTTGATGCGGATACGAAACTTGTAACAACACTTGAACTTAGATTTGAAATTGTCGTTACGAACGACGATGATGTCGCAGTGATTGAGTTTGAAGCTGATAAAAATGAAGCTGTTGCAGATACTTCGACCGAAGCAATCCTGCTCGTTAACGTGTTGAAAGATGATGTTGTAGAAATTATGACGTTAACTAGAGACTGAGATAATAATCGATCGGTAACACTGAGTGATGCTGATGTTGTGGAGATCGAGTTCGATGCCGATAAGAACGAGGCTACGACGGTCGAACTGAGATTCGAGATCGTCGTTACGAACGAGGACGATGTTGCCGCTAGAGCGTTCGACGAAGATGCGAATGACAAGATAACGCTTGAACTCAATGATCCGATTGAATTCGAAGCAGATAGGAACGATGCTGTTGCTGATACTTCGACGGACGCAATTCTTGATGTCAGCGTATTAAACGAGCTTGTTGTCGAAACAATGATGTTCACCAGCGATTGTGATAACAATCTATCAGTACTGGTGAACGAAGCGGAAGTAAAAGTTAATGCATTTGACGATGATAGAAATGAGGCGACAACCGTTGAACTTAGGTTTGAGATCGTCGTTACGAACGAAGATGAGGTTGCAGTGATTGAATTCGAAGCAGATAAAAATGAGGATGTCGAAGACGCAATGACATCTCTCAGCGATGAGCTGAATTCAGAAGTAATAGCTAAAGTTACGTTTCCGCCAGCACCAGTATCAGTCAACGATAAACCAGTACCAGCAACTAAAGCTCTTTCGTTTACAAGTGAACCCGTCGTTCCAATTAGAACGTATGCGGCTCCCGGATCAGCGGCGCCTCCCGATGTGGGAGAAGAAATCATGATCTGACCGTTCGATGCGGATGAAATCGTAATGTTAGAACCAGCGACAAGGTACGAAGTTCCGTCAGCGAGTTTTTGAATGGAACCTGTTAATTGGGAAAATGTTGAACCCGAAATGGTGGAAATAACGTTGTTGTTGATTCCCAATGTTAGCGTCGAACCAGCACCAGCATCCGTTAATGTGATACCCCCGCCTTGAGTCAAAGTTCGTTCATTTGTTAGCTCGTTTGACGATGCAAGCGCAATGAACGAAGGAATTCTCAATGCGTTGATTGTTGAGTTTATTGATGCCGACGTCGTTGTAATTGACGTTGAAGCAGACAAAAAGCTTGCAGTTGTTGAGACGATAACATTAACGAGGGACTGAGAAAGCAAGCGTTCTGACGTTGCAAATGAAGCCGATGTTGATTGTAACGAGTTCGACGCTGATACGAATGAAAGAACAATGCTTGAGCTCAATGATCCGATTGAATTAGAAGCAGACAAAAACGAGGCCGTCGCAGATACTTCAACTGAAGCAATTCGCGATGTCAAAACGTTCAACGATGACGTTGAGGATACAATGACATCCCTAAGGGATGAGCTGAACTCAGACGTTATCGATAGAGTTACGTTTCCACCCGCCCCACCGTCCACCAAAAGCAATCCCGCGCCAACAGCTAGTGCTCTCTCGTTCGCAAGAGATCCTGTCGTTCCAATCAAGACATACGCAGCACCGGGATCAGCGAGCGTGGTTGTTAAAGTTATCTGACCATTCGAACCACTTGAGACTGTCATTCCAGCCCCCGCTACGAGGTAAGAAGTTCCATCTGCTAACCTTTGAAGGGAACCCGAAAGTTGAGCAAAGGTGGATCCTGTGACCGTTGCTATCAAATTGTTGTTGATTCCGAGGGTTGTTGTGGATCCAGCCCCCGCATCAGTCAACGTGATTCCACCGCCTTGAGTTAGAACGCGTTCGTTTGATAACTCAGAAGACGTTCCTAGGGTGACAAAACTTGGTACTCGAAGATTGGTGATCGCTCCGTTGATCGAAGCTGATGTTGCTTGTAGTGACGTGGACGAAGAAGCGAATGAAAGAATGACGCTTGAACTTAACGAACCTATTGAATTAGACGCGGACAAGAATGACGCTGTCGCAGAAACTTCTACGGAGGAGATTCGTGATGTCAACGTGTTAAATGATGCCGTTGCAGAGGTAATCACATTAACCAGCGATTGCGAAAGAAGGCGTTCTGACGTTGCAAACGAAGCCGAGGTTAATTGGGTGGCATTTGATGACGATAGGAACGATGATACAACCGTCGAACTAAGATTATTGATCGTCGTCACAAACGAAGATGATGTCACAGCGATTGAATTAGATGCTGATAAGAACGACGCAGTGGCAGAAACTTCGACAGAGGTGATTCGTGAAGTAAGAACATTTAACGAAGACGTTGCCGATGCAATGACGTCCCGTAATGATGAACTGAATTCGGAAGTGATCGCGAGTGTAACGTTCGAATTGACACCAACATCAGTCAACAACAATCCCGTGCCAGCAGTCAATGCACGTTCAGCATTCAGTGATCCAGTAAGACCGATCACAACATAAGACGCGTTCGGATCACCGGAACCAGCAGAAATAGCAGAGATCGTTACTTGTCCACTCGAAGCCGATGCAATTGTAACGTTCGTACCAGCAACGAGGTACGAAGTACCGTTCGATAGGTTCTGAACCGAGCCAGACAAACCGCCCGAAAATGACTTGTTTCCCGTCATCGTTTGATTCGAAGCCTTGTCAATCCAAGCGTTTGACGCAGATACGAAGCTAGCGACAATAGTTGAACTTAAATTGTTGATCGTCGTAACGAACGACGATGATGTCGCAGTGATCGAGTTAGACGCAGATAAGAATGATGCGGTTGCGCTGACCTCAACGCTAGCAATCCTGCTTGTCAACGTGTTGAACGAAGACGTCGCAGAATTGATGACGTTAACTAGAGATTGTGACAATAATCTTTCAGATGTTGCAAACGATGCTGATGTTGTTGTCAAAGCGTTCGATGAAGAAACGAATGACAAGACAACGCTTGAACTCAATGAGTTGATTGAATTAGAAGCTGAAAGAAAACTTGCGGTTGCAGATACCTCGACTGAGGTAATCCTGCTTGTCAGAGTGTTAAACGAGCTCGTCGTCGAAACGATAACGTTGACCAAAGACTGAGAAAGCAATCGATCGGTGACGCTCAACGATGCCGAAGTCGCAGAAATAGAATTAGATGCAGACAGGAACGAAGAAACGACGGTGGAACTTAAATTGTTGATCGTCGTTACGAACGACGATGAGGCCGCAGTAAGAGCGTTAGACGAAGATACGAACGACAGAACGACGCTCGAGCTCAGTCCCCCAATCGAATTAGACGCGGACAAGAATGACGCTGTCGCAGAAACTTCTACGGAGGAGATTCGTGATGTCAATGTATTGAACGAAGATGTCGCGGAATTAATGACGTTGACGAGAGAAGAACTGAACGAAGGATTTAATGAAACCCCTATCTGACCATTTGAGGCCGAAGAGATGAAAACGTCGGGGCTTCCAGCCAGGTATGAAACACCGGATGCGGTTTTTTGAATGGATCCCGTCAATTGAGTGAACGTTGTTCCCGAGACCGTTGCAACGATGGAATTATTGATTCCTAGCGTCAACGTAGAACCCGCACCTGCATCAGCTAGTGTCACGCCCCCACCTGACGTCAGAACACGTTCATTCGTGGTTTCACCCGTTGCTGCAAGCACAACGAATTGTGGCGTTCTGAGGTTTGTGATTGTATTGTTTATCGATGCAGAGGTTGTCGTGATCGAATTCGATGCGGACAAAAAGCTTGCAGTTGCTGACGTTGAAACGGAGTTGATCTGCGATTGAATTGAACGATCCGTTACAGATAACGATGATGACGTGAACGATAACGAATTGCTTGCTGACAAGAAACTCGCTGTCACCGAAGCAGATAGATTCAGAATGCTATTTGTAGTTTGCTTGATACGCTCAGCGGGATAGCTTAGATCAACGTTCTTCGTACCTGGACTGAAATTTACTAAAGAATTTCCATTCGATGAAGCGTAAACTAGCGAACGAGCTAATGAATTCGTTCCTGAATCGTACGTTCCAAGACCCGTTTCGAACTCATTCAACGAAGCATGAGCTATCGTGTAATCTAGCGTGTCACCGTTCGCGAGCACGGATGAAAACGTTTGTCCAGGTGACCTTAACCCGCTTAGCTGAATTGCGAACGTGCCGGTAGTTAGAGATGTTTCTCTGACAAAATCAGCAATTATGAATGACACGAATTACGTATGTTACAACTTGAATATTTTGTTCGCTGAGTTGGACCACACGATAGAAATATCGGCTCCCGATGATGTCAGTGGCATTCCAGATCCACTGATCAGCGCAATCAATTGTGACGTGTTCGGTGAACCACTGTCCTTGAAAAGAGCAACGTAATCGAACACGAAGTTCGCTGCAACCGCAGTGAATGAAACATCGTCACCGTCCGCCACTCCGTTAGTCACGGTTCTTGAACCGACCGTTTGTGCTGTCAGAGAGGCCGTGTGAGCATGAATTGACGGAACGAACTGATGCGAGGTTAGATCTGGAACATACGATGAACTGACCAATGACGCTTTGATCGTGTCATTGAACCAATTGATCTGACCTGTTGCTGGACCAAGAAACGCTTCTCGACCCTTATCGTAAAGTGCACCGCCCATTATAGAATCCTCGTGTAAGTAATTGAATTACTTAAATAAAAAATTGCATCACCCGACACCTTGCCACCCAAATCCTTGACCCGAACCCGACAACGTTGATCCAGTGAGCTCGGGCATCATTTTTGCATCAATCAACGTTAACTCGGCAAGAATGCTGTAGTTCGCGGTTCCTGATTCAGCCTGAAGCCAAAGCACTGCGGTTCGAATCTCGAGACGCTCTGACGTAGAAGCGGGAATCGTGTACCTATTGGAACCCGTTGCGGTGACGCCCAATTGCGTGAACCCGATATGCAACGGTGTTGCACCCAGATTTCGCACCGTGATTCCTCGAGTGACCTTGAAGAAATTGAGCTTCGAAGGAGTCGTGTTCGCCGCGCTAGAAGTCAACCAGGGAAATCCCGGAGCTTGGTATTCGACGGCGTTAAAAAGACCTGATGATGCGTTGTTGAGCGACATTTAGATGTAAGTATGTCACTGCGAACCCGTCATGCATCATGTATAGTGATCATTTCTAACACGATGCGTGAATCCGTAATCCAACAACACAAGACGTCCATCAGATGATCTTCCCCACGAAGATTCCTTCGCAAGATCACCCGGCAACATGTTATGATGATCGACAAGATCTTCAATCATCTTTGCAATGCGTTCTAAATCCTGTTTTACCCTGTTGGGAAGCTTTGCACGCGATTCATACGATGGTTCATCACCGACGCTTGCGTCAAGTACAAAATCGTAAAAATCGACCGCTGTAACGGTCGCATTCGGCATTCTAACGTCAAGAAATTCTTCAATGTCATCCTTGTCATCGAATGGTTTGACAAGCTCGCTCACGATCCAAAAAAAGTCGGGATCGTACTCGTAAATACGAGTCGTGATATCTTTTGTTCGAGGATCCGTGAATACCTCAACCTCTTGCTCGTTTTGAGCAATTCCTGCTCGATTGATGGCAAGTTTTAGAACCTTTGTGCTCGTTAAAACGAATGTCTGCCGTGATGATCCCTCAGCAACGTACTCAAGACGTTTAACAACGTAATTTTGCATCTGTGCAAGCCCGCTCATTTTCTTGAATTGTTCAAGCTTGAACGGTCCCACGTTCAGATCACCGTGGGGAGATGTCACACTTGTCGAGCGGATTCTTTCATTCAAGACGTTTTGTACGTACAATTTCAACGCATTCACGTCGATAAGTATGTAAGATAAAATTGTGGCCGAGGTACTACGATTGCAGTTATTGATCAAAGATCTTCAGCCAGGCGACGTTCTAATTCACTCAGCTCGTGACATGCAAGGTCTCGTCATTGCAAACCAAAAGACGCGGTGCAATGCGTTCGATAGAAGCATTTCAGTCTTAACAGTGGACGGTTCGTTGAAAAACTACCTCTTTTTTGACAACGAGGGTTGTATAGTTGTTGAACGAACGAAGCTCGTGCAATGTTGCATCGATGGCATGTGAACGTTGAACATTGACTTATAGGTACTAAGGAACGATAGTTTGATATGTGCCGAAGTATCGTTCCCGAACAACACGGTTGTGGTATCAATTGCTATGACGATGATGGTACCAAGAGCGTCATTGATGAGCAAGTCACCCGGAACGAGTTCACCGTAAGTCATTTAACGACTCGTATTGATTGATCTATGCAAGATTCTTGATGGTACACTTGACGAAACACGCCATAGTTTCCCAGGTACGAGATTGTCATTCCACACGAGTGCTTTTTAGATTCTATCGAAAGAACAAGTAGAACATTGCCATAAACCAACAAATTTCCTGGCTGGAGATCTTTGAACATCATGTGAGGTTTAACATGTATCCTAACACAACATGCGGAACGAAGTCAGGAATGTTTGATCATTCAATGATGAGCTCGAACACGTAATTCTTGCACCCCCAAATTTTCACTACACCCGCTTCCCCAGCAACCTGAGCCTCCGTCATGTTGTTTTTTGGATCGGCACGGAACTTGAAACGATTGAAACGGTACTTCATGTCAGTCCACCAGAATCGAGGTTTTGTGTTTGACACAAGGGAAAATCCAGCTTTTTTATAAGCTTCACCGGTTCCTAATCTTGAATCAACGTAAGTGATCAATCGCTTGTATCCCATCGAACTTGCATAAATTTTAGCATGTGAAGTTAAACGACTCAAAGCACCTGGCACGGCTGTGAACGTTTTAGTGCAAAATCTAGCAACCTCGAGAGCGTCTTCGTATTTTTTATGAAACGCTTTTCGTAATGATAATGCGGCCACTAATTCATCGTTGTGAATTAAACCCAAACACATTCCTGCGGATGAATCATCATCAATGTGATTTTTTTCAAAAAATTCTATTCGTTGCCTGTTGTTTAAAACATGTATCGTGCATTTACGAGCCCCAATTACACGATCAAAAATTCCCAAACGATGCTTGATCATGCTTTTAACGATGTCTGATTTTTCTCCCCATTCATCTTGAAAAACATGAAATAAACGAACATCACTCGTAAGGCATTTGTTCGTCTTGTTGTCATGGTAAATTGCACTTTTATTCAGCTCGGAATGCCAATACAGGCCATTGTATTCGATTGCGAATCGACGTTCTGGTACATATATGTCAAGCTCAAGAGGACTAATCGCTGATCTGTCATTTACCAGAGGTGAAAAATTCAAACTTTTGACGAAATTGATGATTTCAGATTGTCCAGATGAGATCCAAGCGGGAGAACAAATGTAACACCGGTTTCCACTTACAAGATTATTGATTGATGATTTAAACGTTTCATTGCAAAGTTTGCATTTAACGTTTATGTTTGTCGATGTCAACGACAAATACGGTGAAAGATCATCAAGCAATTCGATGCTGCTGTTGGTTTTGATTCGATCTAAAATTTCGCTTTTAGTCAATCTTTTAATGATTGTTAGCCGTTCATGCAATTCCTTTTGTTTTAATGCAAAAGAAACATTCATTGCCATGGTTGCAAGGGTTGGATTTGTTTCCTTCGTCAATCCTTTTGCCCACGGCTTGTACGTTCCATTCGCGAACCCCTCCTTTAAATTTTTAGCCATGCTGGCTACGGCAGGATTGGTTTCTTTCGTCAATCCTTTTGACCAGGCGATTCGACCTTCAGCAAATGTTTTGCGTATTCCGGCTGCGGATGCTTGAGCACGATTTTTAATTATTGTGTTATTTTCCATCGTTTGGTTCTTGGCCCAACCAACTTTCCCGATCAATTTTGATCTTCTTTTATCACTAATTTCTTTAGCTTTTTGCAGGTCGTAGGACGTGTAAATACTTCCGTTATGACCGTTCAAGAATTCACTGAAGCCTTTTTTCCAATTTGCCCAGTTCGTTGATTCACCACAACCACATCGACACTTAGGAATTTCACATGAATGTTTTAACAACCAAAGTAATTGAGGCGTCGTTGAATGTAGTTCAGAGTGTTCTTGAACATCAAGGACTCTAAATTCGTTCTTACAAATTGGACATAAATCATGTGCCGATCTTTTCTTTCCTCGTTGCTTTGCAGAACAACTTGAACATGTCGTTTTTAGTTTTTCCGCACAAAGACATTTTGCACGATTTTTATGTGTTGTTGGTTGATCACAAGTTGGACAAATTCGAGACCACGTAACTTCATTCAATTGGATCATACGGTTATCATGAATAGGTAATTACCAAAAAAACTTTGTAAATGGTCGTAAACAATAATTGTTACCTAACTATTCGTAGGAGAATTCCAATATGGCCGCAGAAACCCTAGATGTTACGTCAATGTTACCGAATCAATTTCAGCCCAAGCAAAAGAATAGGTGGGTGTTCATGATCGAAGGCATCGATGCATTCTTGCTTAAGACCGCGCAGCAACCTACCGTGACCACGGAAGAGGTTCCAATACCATTCATCAACGCTCACCGTTACCTTGCTGGTAAGACCACGTTCGGACCGGTTCAAATCACGCTTCACGATCCGATTGCTCCTTCCGCGGCACAGCAAACGATGGAATGGTTGAGACTCTGTTACGAATCAGTTTCGGGACGAGCGGGGTATGCTGACTTTTACAAGAGGGATGTCCAACTTAAATTGTTGGACCCGGTAGGTACAGTGGTCAGTTTATGGGACGGAAAAGGCGTCTGGGCGACTGAGGTCAACTTTGGAGAACTTAGTTACGATACTCATGAACCCACGGAAATTTCTTGTACCCTCCGTGCCGACAATTGGATCCTCCAATTCTGAACAATTTCAACCACTTATGGTTATTGGAACTCTAGAGTTGTACGCTACGTAATTAATAATTATTATTTCTTCATGAGTGAGGAAGTAATACCTGAAAAAAAGAAATTCAAACGAATTTCATGTCCGAACTGTGATAAAGACTTTGCTCAAGAGAAGAAATTTCTTGAGCATTTGTCGTCCACACATTCCTGTACCAACCATCAAGCATTGTTCGACAAAATCTATCACTGCGGAATCACCCCCGTTTGTAAATGTGGAAAATGCAGTGAGCCCGTTAAATGGTACGGTTGGAAGGTTGGTTATCCCGTGAAATTCGTCCGGGGTCATAACGCCGTGATTGATTCAATCTACAACGATCCGGATCGACAAGCAGAATTCGCTCAAAAACGTACTGATGGTTATCGTTCTGGTAAATACAAGGTATGGAATGATGGTTTGACGAAAGAAACTGACATTCGTGTTGCAGAAATGTCTGAACGTATTGGAAAAACGTTGACAATTGGACACGAAGCGGGAACTTATGAGTACTGGCAAAAAGGTCAAACGAAAGATACTCATGAAAGTTTGAAGAAATCATCAGAAACAAAGAAACGAAAGTTCGCTTCGGGTGAAAAAATTGCTTGGATCAAGGGGCAAACAAAGGATACGAATGAAAGTGTACGTTTGTTGGGTAGAAACATATCTCACACAGTCAAAACAAACATGAATTCGTCCGCAAAACGTTTCAAGCCTGATCAATTGATCAATGTGTTCGAAGACAGCTCAAAAGGAAAGTTCGATCTTTTGACCGACCCGAACTTATATCGAAACAAGTACAATCAACTTGATATCAAGTGTAAGACTTGCGGTATCACCGCACAAAGAACGTTGATGCAATTCAGGGGACGACCGATTTGTAATACATGTCATCCCAAAGGATCAATTGGTCAACTAGAAGTTCTTGATTTCGTCAAATCGCTTAACGTGGGTGATGTTGTATCCGGAGATAGAACTATCTTGTTCCCTCAAGAGGTCGATATCTACGTTCCGTCAATGAAATTTGGTATTGAATACAATGGACTTTATTGGCATTCAACCGCCGTGCTGAAAGATCCTCGTTACCACGTTAAGAAGTCGTTGCTTGCTAAACAAGTTGGAATTCGTCTCTTTTCGATATTTGAAGATGAATGGTTACAAAAACGAAAAATAGTTGAATCAATGATCAAACAACGATTGAATGTGTTTGACAGAACGATACATGCAAGAAAATGCGAACTTGTTGAGATCGATAATGCACAATCGAAATCATTCCTGGTAAATAACCACCTAGAGGGACACGTTCAATCATCAAAGTGTATTGGATTGAAGTTCAATGATGAACTTATTGCCGTCATGACATTGAGAATACCTCGTAATGCATCAAGATCGAATGAATCCCGATTCGAGGTCGCAAGAGCGGCATGTAAATGTAACATCAAGGTTCATGGTTGGTTGGGTAAATTAACAAAAGAAGCGTTGAAAATCGCTAAAACATCCATGAAACCTGGATTGGTAACATACGTCGATAACCGGATCGGTGATGGCAGGGGATACAAATTATCAGGTTGGAGATACGAACGTCAAACTGTGATGCGTTACTGGTGGACAGATATGTGTAAACGTTACGACCGTCAAACGTTCAAAAACAACAAAGAACTTGGATTAAATGAGAACGAGCTCGCCGCAGCAGATGGTTTCACACGAATTAACGGGTACGAAAACTCTTTCTTTTCTTATATTTGACAATGCTTTATTCACACCTTTATCCCGGAGATTTGCTAGTCTCAAGGGTCGTTCACGGTAACCAATCGTTGGTTTTAAGTGTCGTAATTACGAATGCAACCGGTAAGCTCGGTACTGGTTACGATCTTCACATCAACTTCATGAACAACCATCCCACCTGTACGAGAAAAATTTGCTACAACGAACGGGATAAAATTGACGGGGCAACGTTCGTGATACGTCAAAAGAAATAGTGGTATCATACTAGCATGACTTGTATCATTGGGCTCGAAAGCAAGGGTAAAGTTTTCATTGGTGGCGACAGTGCTGGAACGAGTTCCAACATGCTACAACGCTCACGAAATGACAAGAAGGTGTTCGTTCGTGATGGCTTCATTTTTGGATTCTGCGGTAGCTTCAGGATGGGTCAGTTGATCCAACACCGATTGGTGATTCCGAAGTTCAAGGGAGGTAACCTTTCAACGTACATGGTGAACGAATTCGTAGATTCCGTACGTTCCTGCTTGAAGGAAGATAATCTCCAGCCCGACATTCTCGTCGGTCACGCTGGAAAGTTGTTCGGAATTCACGGGGATTACCAAGTTGCTGAAGCACGAGAAGGTTTCGATGCAATGGGATCCGGTGCAGATCTTGCAATGGGTGCGATGCATTCGAACGGAAGCATCAAGAATGCTGAGGCAAGAATTAAACAGGCACTTGAAGTTTCATGTATCAACAACGCGGCAGTTCGTCCGCCGTTCACGATCCTGCACGTGTGACAATCTTTGTTGAACAAGCTCTTGCTTGGCGAGATGTACTACGTTCTGAGAAAAATTCAGATATGGTCATCCTCCATCAGTGATTACGAGATGTTCGCGCTTCATGATATGTTCACAGTCATTGCTCATGTCAATGAATACGTGACGGTGTACAAGAAAAACAGGGTACTAACGGTTAGTATTTACGCGTTTCAAGATGCAACGTTCTTTCATGTTCTTTGAAAGATTTCATGTTACAATGAGCTTTTCATGGCATTCAAAACGCGTAATACTACAGCACGAACGTTCGATTTGTACGACATACTAGCTCGTTCCGAATCGTTCAATCCTCATTGCGGATTAGGTGGAAAGCTCGAATGGACGTCTCGAATTGGAATGTCGACTGATGGCGATGGATTCGATCGTGTTTCTTATCAGGGATCGTACATTCGTTGCACATGTGATGCGAAGCACGAATGTTTTCAAGCTTCAACGAATCGAACCTCGTTCAGAATCAGCTCACACGTCATTGACGTGAAGGAATCACCAATCGTCATCAAGCGACGAAAGGCGAAGGAATGCAACTCACGCATTCCGTAATGCACACGAACGTTCTTTGAGAGTGTACTAATTTCCCCCAATCAGGTGAACGAGAATTCATTCGACGTCAACGTCGAAACATCAGATAGCGTGAATCTCACTTCGATCACTTGATCAGAATCTCGTTCATCAGCCTAGAGAGGCGATCAGAACGAGTTAGAATTTTTTCATATTCCTTTGTAGAAATTTTTCTACCTTCTGGGATCATGAACGCATTGGGGGTACTTGGGTCTACGACGAGGTCAAAACATATGAGAATGTAGTCGGAAGAGACCTCTTGATAGTCCCCTTTCTTTGTTGTTGACCCCACTCCACGTGATGAGATGCCAATTTTTACACCGCTTTCGACCAAGCTCTGTGCAATCTTCCCGCAAGGGGTGTCTAACAATTCAATCAAACCGGTAACGACTCCCTTGTCATCCATCTCAGCTTTACGCACGATGTGCGAAACATTCTTAAGTTCAACAACACTTTCGGACGGATGATCAAGTTCTCCCAATGCTCGATTTTCAAGAATGAACTTCTGGTAATTCCTGATCTCGCGCTCAAGTATCGCTCTCGTATAGATCCTGCCGTTCTGGTTGACACTATCCGAACGCTGAAGAATTCCCTTAAGAATCATCTTTTTTCTATCAGTTCCCGTAATGGCTTCTGTGATAACTTCGGGGGTGAAATCCTCGTATGATGTGATGATCCGTTGCTCGTTCATAACAAGTAATTATGTACGAAACGAAAATTTAACGATGCACATCAATCATTGTGAGTTTCACCAGACCTTGTGTTTCTTCACCTTCTCCATTAAATGTTTCGTGATCGATGCTTCGTGTTCGATGTTCGCAGCTTGATCGTTCAACTTCTCAAAGTACGCTTGCTTTCCAATCGCAAGTGGACGATTCCAAAAGCTCGTCATCTTCACCATCTTGTTCACCTGTTCGAGCAAACGATTGAATGCCGTGTTCATCAATTCATCGTTTCGCTTGAAAAAGCTCGTCAAGCTTTCCATTTCCTTTGCAACGTGCTGAAGTTGCTTGATAGAATGTTTGTCACCTTCCGCGATGTCGTTCGAAAGTTGAACAGCCTCGTCAATGAATCCGTTCGCACGTTCACGAACGCTGTCGCTGATTGCTTCACAAATGAATTTACGCAAAAGATTCGATCCGTTCATTGTCTTATCAAGCCTTCTTCGCGAGATGTTCGTATTCTTCAGCCTGAGCGAGTAACCGTTTTGCCTCTGTCCGGCATTTCTTTGCTTTTCTCAGGAGTTCCTCACGATCGAGTTCAGGTCGACTTCCGGGAGCATCATCGTCGAGCTCGCTGCTTGCAAACTTTGGAGGAACCGTTGCGGCGGAACGATGATCCTCAGTGATGATGATTTTACGAATCTGACGTCTTAATTGTTCAATCTTCATTTTTCGTCCTTTGTGTTAAACTCATCATTGAGTTTCAGGTATTGCATGAATCGAGTCACGATACCATCGTTGATCTCAGAAACATCCTCATTGATCAGTTTCGTTCGAACATCGTTCAATTGATTCAACATGTGCTCGTTACCGGAATTCTCGGAGATGCAAGCACCGATTGACGTTGATAGTTGCGACTTCACCTCGTTTAGCTTGACACGAATGCGTTCTGGATCATCCGTTGATGTTGACCAAACGTAATCGCGAATTAGATCCTTTTGCTCGGACGATAACGTTCCAGAGTACTTCTCGTTCAGCTTTGTCATCATGATCTTCATCAGCAAACGATTCGTACCGGGTGAATTCTCGGAAAGCGTTGATTCGCCCGTCTCAGTTTTCTCTTTCGTCAACCATTTGACAAGTGAATCCTCGTGGGACGCAAGCGTCGCAATGTCGGGATTCTTGTTTCGCCACTCGTTAAAGAGTACCTGCATCGTCGCGTACGTCTTGTACTCGCTAACGTGTTGATCAAAGAACGTTGCATCGTTCAACGAGTGGTTGATGTTCCTGATCAGGTGAGACTTTTCGCGGTCGAGCTTTGCGACATCGTGTTTTTTTCACAGCAACTTTTGCTTCATTCATGATCGAGCAGGCAACAGCCTCTGATGTGACGGTTGTCTTAGCAAGAGCATTCATCACCCTGAACTCATTGTAAAGTTCGGTTCCTTGTTTGAATGACTTTTTCAGTATTTTTAATGCCTTGGAAGACTTAGCATTGTTGCCTTCGACAAGACCCGCTGAGACGTGGCGAGTCAGGAACTCGTATACGAGAAGAACGTTTCTGCGCTTGTTATGTTTTGACGATGTCATGACGTTGCTCATAATTATTCTTCTTCTCTTTCATTATGGAATACTTGTTCTTGCAACGATAGTTCATCGTCATCAGACGTCGAGTCGTCAAGTTCAATTTCGACACCTTCATCACCTTCATTCAACAACAACGTACCACCTTTTGCGACACGATCGGAATCGTGTTCACGTTTCATGTTGTTCAACGCACTCATGATATCATTCGTCAATATCGCATTTGGCCTGCGAATTGATTCACCGAACGGATTCGTGATAAGTGCCTTCATTGCATTCGTATCGTACGGGTCGTTCATTGTATCTTCGCGACGTTTGTTGTTCACCATGCCTAGAAAGTCGGGCATGTGAGTCTTTGATGGACCATGTGTACGATGACGTGATCTGTTGTAAAGCGATTTCTGCAGTTGCTTTGCAACCTTCACGGGTGAATCCCTCATTGAAGGAATCTTGAACGTCTCGGGATCATCCTGATCATCGCTCGATGTCAATAATTCCAAATCGGGATCCTCATCCTCGAGAGGTTCGGGACCTGCGTTCTCCTCGTCAGGGATCTCATCCTCACCACCAGAATCATCCGCGCTTCCACCTGCATCGTCATCGCTAAAGATGTCCTCATCCTCGCCACCGGCATCAAGATCGAATCCTCCACCTGCAGGTGCTCCCCCGCCACCACCTCCACCGCCTCCGGGGCCGGAAGCTTCTCCACCTTCTGCCATCGCAGCGATTGTGGCATCCACAAGGGTTTCCTTGACACGGTCGTTGTTGATCTGGTCGATCTCATCGTCATTGAGACCCCAGATTGTCTTGTAAACGAATTGCTTCGTTCCCATACCTTCGGGTAACGAACCCCCAATTTCGAATCTGGTCCGCCAAAGTTCGAGCTTTTGTTGCTCCGCGACGGTTGACGGATTAGACAAGTGCAACGTGAAGTTAGCAAGATCCTCGTTCTGAAATCCGAGCGTGAACAAGTGAATGATTGCGAGTTTATTCAGTTCCGCAATGAATGTGCGTTGAATTACGGAGACTGAACGAGAGAATCGAATGTCCATCTGTGCCAACGTGCTCTTAGAACTCAGACCTTCTTCGTAACCAAGGTAAGCCTTTGGAATCTTGAGGGCTGCGAACAGTTTCTTTTGAATGTAAGCAACGTCTTCAACGGTTCCTGTATTCTGCCCCGCAGCGAGTGTGTCGATCTTGGTACCTGTGTCGCTTCCACGAATAGGAATGAAATAATCTTCGTCTACACTGTTCCATAATGAAACACCAGAATCTGATTGAGATCCATCCTCATTCAACCCGAGGACCATAAAATTGTGTCTATCGTCTTCACCGGCGGAACCAACAACGGTCATGCAATAGACGTCTTCGCCGTCAACGTCCAAGAATTCAATCTTAGAAACCTTGTGATTCTTGTAATTCAACACAGCTTCACGAATTTGAGTAAATCCATTACCTTGACCTCTTCGTTGAAATTCGCACATCCAGCCTTGATAACTGAACTTTGAAACATCTCTTGCAGGCGTTTGAATCGACATCAATGCGTTCATCAATTCTTGATCATTCTTGATCTCTTCGTGAATTTTAACCCGAGAAATTTTTGGATCCTTTCGAATGAGATCACTGATCTTCTCGATCATCTCGTTCGGAATTTTCCATTGCATGTTCAACTTTCGTTGAGTTTTCTTTTCTTGATCTCCCCAATCTTTCAATTGACCGATCTTACGATTCTCATTATGAGACTTGTGAAGATCCGAACCGTTGTACCAAGACATGGCACCAACTGAATTTCGTTCAATGTTGTTCTTTGATGTTCGTTCTTTCTTAAGATCAGATTTATTGTATCGTGTAATTTCAGACGCATGTAAATACCAGTGATCTACATTTCCCATTCTCAATAAATTCGAAGGATCGTTATTTAACCTGTTAAAATCAACATGATGAGTTACCCAATTATTATTTCCTTCGGGTAAGGTTATTGGTTGAGATAAAATTTCAGCAACACGACGGTGTGTATAAACGAATCTTTGAGTTTTTGGATCATAAATTTTTTCATATCCGTCTAAATCATCTGTACCATCAACTTTTTCCTTAAAAACACTTAGTTCCCTGTAAAATGGCATCAAAGCCTGACCCACCACCAACTCATCAGCTCTCTTGCTTGATCCATCCCTCAGCACAAATGGGTGTTCTGGAGCGGTGAGAACGTACGAATCGTTGTCAAGCCAAACCTTCACCAGCTTCTTCGCAACGTAATTCCTATCGCACCAGGTGACCTTACCTGGAACAATACGAAGCGACTTGTCTTGTATCGAGTAAACCCAAGGTGTCCAATTGGAATTCTCCTTCATTTTGTTCGAAAGATTCTCAATCGTCAACGTCGTTCCATCAAGTAATGGAATTGGTGTATCCTTATGTACTGGAAGTGGATTATAACGAAGATCAACCCGGCTCGTCTGTGAATCAAGCACCTGATTCATTCGAAGCGCTTGCTTTTGAGCTTCAACGTACGCAGGAATGTCGTTCGCTGGGAGGTTACCGACATCGATGTAGAACACTCGACGTTCGGGTGCCCTTGTGACACGGTAGACAAGCATCGCATCCTCAATGAGGATCAATTGACGCCACACACGTCTTGCTGCTTCAATGACCGAGCAACCATATGGCAGGAACGAATCATTTCCTAGCAACCTGAAATGAGATACTTCCCAGTTCTGTAGGATCCTATTACCAAGCGAGACCCAGCGAAAGCGAACCGCCATTGGATCATCGCGGTCGTACCCTTCCTCGCGTTCGATCTCATTGACTGGAATTGGGTACGCATGAACGACACCCTCAGTAGGATGCACGTCATTCAATAGAAAAAAGTCACCGAACTTGCAACATGATCGAACCCAACTTCTAAGGTTGAATTCGATGTTCAATCGATTGTAGAACAGGTCATCAAGAACCTGCTTGATCTTCTCGTTGTCAGAAAAGATGTGCAAAGCTCGCCCGTGTTCATCAGGACTTGAAGATTCATCCGCCCATAGATCCAAGGCAGCAGCGATCTCAGCAGTCTGTTCCATCTGCTGAAAATCCTGGTAACGAACTTGACGCTCAGCGATGTTGTAAGCATTGCTCGTGATTGAAGCGTACGTTGGAGAGAACGACTTCTGAAACAGCAACGTTCCAGACGATTTCGTCTTATCGGCAACGACGACGGCGGTATCTTGAGCACGAATCTTTCGCTTGACCTGAACGCCGCTCTTGAAGATACGAGTCATTCTTTTAAAGAACTTCTCGGGCGATTCTGATCCTTTTAATTGCTTGTTTGCCATCTTGCTTCCCTATTAAGAGATGAAGCTTTTTACTGCTTTATCGTTCTAAATCTTATGTCAATCTACTTGGACGTTAAGGTTTCTCATTTCCGTGACCTTTTAGTGGTTCCCAACACCATTACGAGTCTTGACGCGAATTTCCTTCTTTGAGTTAACAATGAATTCATCACTACAATCTTCAACGAGCATTTCAATCCATCCTTCGTATGCACGAGGATTGATTGATTCGAGTGTTGAAAGGTGAACCCCTCCGCTCTTTGATTTAATCTCTTCGTTGATCAGGTTTCTTAATTGTTTTAATGATAGTTTCATATTATTCTCTCCCGAGACGTGATCTTTCTATCGCTGACCTTGTATCAGCGGTTTCCATACTTTTCGAATGCTAAGTTAGCGATGTAATCGATGATCTGTCGCCTGCTCATTCCGAGCTTCTTGTTATCATTCCATTCGGGATGCATGTGTAAGAACACACGAGCGTATTCGGGAGCAGTATCTTCCGGGCCAGCACCGTGTTCTGACAGATCAAGGTCTGCAACGAACTTATCAACCTGAGATACGAACGTATCGTATACTAGGTTCGATTCATGATCCTCTTCCTCGTAATCGGGAAAATCATCATCATCAAATGAGACATCGACGGGGCTCTCGCCGCGATACGTTTTTGGAACGTACGAAGGATGAAATTGAGAGTCCCCCGCTCGATCACCAATTTCAAGGTAAACTTCGCCCGTATGTGAATCGATGTAATCCTTGTCGACAATCGTATCAGCGTCCATGGATGAGATTCGCTTGTCGATTTCTTCCTCGGTGGCTTCAATTGTCGTCTCAGTTTCTTTCGCCTCGGTTAGACCGTTTTCAGCGTCATCACAATCATCACATAAACCGTTGGGTGTCAATGAAACATCCTCGCAACCACAAAGTTCGCATGTTTCATCACCATCTGATAATGAGCGAGGCTCGTAACCATCCCATGATCGTGATTCATTGTTCATGAAATCGCAATCTTCACATTTACCATTGGGAAGCAATGAAACTTTCATGCCGCAGTTCTTGCAACCATCATCGTGGCCAGGAAGACCCCGATTTGGATGTGACGGCATATCGACTTGACGACTCAATTTATTGAATCTCGTTCTTTGATTACCACGATCATTCAAATCATCGTACATCCCACCCTTTGATTTGAGCTGATCCACCGCCCAATCCGCATCGCGGTTTATTTCACGGTTTGCATCGTACTGTGCGGGATCCTTACCTTTGCGTCGTTTCGAACCCCATCCACGAGAGCTTTCTTCACGAATAATTCGCCTTAATTCATTGAGTGTGATTTTCATTGTTCGCTTACCTTTTCAACCTGTGGTTTCTTTGACGTCATCGATGAAGTTCTGTACTTGTCGAATTCTTCCAGCCCTTCTTGTGTCGGTTCGTACACGACAACGAGACCCGACGGACCCTTGAAATGTTTCTTCATCCGAATCATGTTCACGTCCTGAAGTGTATCAGCGATCTTCGTTTGATTTGAACCCACAGGAACCGTTTTAGTCTTCGTACGAAGAAGATCCTTCATGAACTCAATCGCCTCAGGTTTCCAGTTATAGCGAGATTCCGCAAGCTTTTTTGAATCGAATTTTGAGCGCAAGGTTTCTTCAACCTTACGAAGCTTCACTCGCTTCGGTTCAACCTTTACCTTATCAGTGTAGTTCGCGGGATTCTGTACCATCGCTTCAAGCGTCGACACGAGTGCATCGAGATGCGGCGTCGTAGCACTTTGCATTCCGCCATTAGCATCTTCTTTAAACGATGCAAGAGCTTTCAGAAGCTTCGAAGAAGCCTTAGAGACCGTTGCGGCACCTTCGTGATCGATGTCTTCAGTGAGTGAATCAGGGTTCTCCGCGAGCTGCAACTTACGTTGCAATTCCTCGGCGATTATTTCCTTGAGACGATCCTCGGAGATCTTGTAAGAAATTGTTTTCGATTTCATCAAGATTACGTATCCACAAAAACGTCATCCTTTGAAAGATTTTACTTTGTGTTATTTATCCACAAGCCAATTGTACATGGGATGCAACGTTTGAACTAATTGCCTTCCGCGTTCTCCCGACCTCACTTGCTGAAAAGTGGTCGTGATCATTTGAGGGTTCATCGGTGGTGGAAGATCTCGCAGCCCTGGAAGTTCATCTGCACTTCTCGACATTCGCGATGTCGCATTCAGCAATGCCACCGTCAAATCCGTCCGACTGCAATCCTGTTGAAGTTCTCCTCCAACGACGTACATGCCAATTGCAATACTGATGATCAAGTCGTCATGACTATCTTTCAACGCTTGAGCCTTCGCGTTCTGCCAGACGAACGCTTGTAATTGTTGAACGAGGCGTGACGAAGGACAATTGATCATCTTGTTTCTGATCAACTCTTCGAATTTTGTGAGAATGTTTCGACGTGAATGAGTTTGTGTGGAGAACCCCGGCAACATGTCATCGGTTGGTACAAAGTTGAATGGATCACCTTTATGATCCTTGTAGTACATACGAGGGTACCCATTCGCTTTCAAGTACATTGCGGTCATGTAACCGAAAGTGTTATTTTCAGGGATCGCAAGGGCGATATTGTACTTACGACCGTACTCGTCCATCAATTGTCCCATCACCTCGGGAGGTGCCTTGCCCATGTACTCAGCGACGAGTTGACCGTCATCAGCATCGATGACGTGGAATGCTGAAAAATCCTGCGAATCGCCGCGTGCAATGTCGGCTGAGATGACGTATCGTTTTTCAGATTCGGGATGAGCCCATATCCACACGTTACGGTCAAATCCCGTCTTTAGCAATGGTTCACGAACCTTCGATTTCATCCAATCGAGATCTTCGACTTGCAGGAAGGTATCACCTGATGCGAGGAAGTCACACATGTATTCCTGAGCTACCTTTTTACGAGTAAGATCTTTTGTCTCTTCCTTGAACCATTTTTCATCATGTTCGGGATGAACCGTCCAAGGCAATTTTATGGGATTGAAGTTATTCTGTCCTGCTTCAGCACCGATCCATAACTTGTAAAATTGCCCGCCTACACCATTGGGTGATGAAAGTATGAATGCATTTCCACCGGTGGAAATGGTTGGTGAGAGTCCTGTCCAAAGGGTATCGAAGTTGCGGATAAATGCACATTCATCAACGATCAATAGAGAAATAGCCTCAGAACGTCCCGCATCATCAGAAGCGGGAATTGCAATGACTCGTGATCCGTTATCGAAATTAAGTGCCGTTGCTTTATCATCGTGTTTCGGAAGAACTAGCCATGGTGGTAATGATAAAAGCGCAATCTTTACCTTTTTAACGAAGTTCTGAGCCGTTTCAAGCTTCGTTGCAATGACAATGATGTTCTTGTCCTTGTGAAATACCGCCATCCACAATGAGTACGCGGCTGCAATCGTTGACAAGCCAAGCTGGCGAGATTTTAGGACAATGTTGTGACGATGATTTTCAAGTGCATCAACAACGTCGTCCTGATAGGGATATGTTGTGAACTTAATTCGCCCCTTTGTGGGGTGCTGGATGAAAACATAACGCTTTATGAAATACTTCGGGTCGCGGCCGCACCGGATGATTTCATTTCTCTTATCGTTCGCTGATAACACCTATTAACTAGGTAAGTAATTCACTTTGAATACGGGCCGTTAAAGTTCTGATTGATTGAATCATCTATCAATTGTGCGATATCATTGTACAGTTTTTGTCGAAATTTTGCAATTTTTGGATTGGGACCTCTCGGATCTGGTTTTGCTAAGATTCGAAATTGAGGTTGATCAACAACAACGTTGATTAATGACGAAATCATATCTAAAACTTCGGGTTCGTCTCCAACGTCCTTGTATGAGATTTCTTCCTTAATGATTGACTTGAGCTGTTTCAGTGAAATTTTCATTTACGTTACCCGATTTGATAGGCGGTTTTTTTGCGAAAATAAGCAACTTTTCGAGGATTATAAAAGTTCATTGAGATACATTCAACGGAATCACTTGTGAACATCTCGTCGACACTGAGCGTCTTTCCACAAAGTCCCTTGTAACGGTCCTTAATGAACTTGACGTGAGCCTTCAAGATATCAGTTGATTCAGATGCGTACCTTCGCTTTTGCTCAATCATGTCACGTTCGCTTGCAAAATTGACGATTGCACAGTAACTTGCGATCATTCGATTCGCACCATCGAGCTGGAATTTTACGGAGAATTGAGCCGTTTTCGGCGTAGAAGATCTCCCCCACGACGTATCAAAACTTTGCGCGAGAGCTGAATAGTCAATATCTTGATTCTCAGAATCAACTCCTTTATCAAGTTTATTCGCTAAAGGATCAAACTCAAGTTCTTCATCCTTTAATAATTGATCAATGTCCATATCATAAATATTTTTCATCACCGATACGAGGTTTACGATTGTTATCTACGCGCCATTTTGCCCAATATCGTTTCAATTGTTCTCTAATTTGATTTTTAGTTTCGGATTTACTTTGTGCAATTTTCATCCTCTCAATCGTTTCGGGTTTTCTTTTACCACCAATTTGACGTTTACTTTTTCTCAAATTTTGTTCGGGAGTATGCTTGTGTCTTGCGAATTGATTTCCATTCAAATACGGCTTTTTAATCCCAATTTGTCGATTGCTCTGAAAAAGTGAAGCTTCCTTCTTCACTCTGGCGAACGTTATTGAATTCAATACAACAAATTTTCCTTGTTGGCCTTCTTTCATGAACTTGAACGCAAGTGCCATCTTTTCACGATCTTTCCCGGTCGACATTTTCCAAAGTAACCAATGACAAATGAAATGTTGACGATACGTTAATCTAACTCTGTTTTCGAGAGAATCCAAACCACCCAAAGAGCGCGGCAAAATATGATGAACTTCGAAATCCGCAATCAGCAAGTTATTTCGAACATCGTAAACGATATAATCGTAAGTTTTTTTGAACCAATCGTAATTACGCATTTTACTTCATCATGATCGATAAAGATTGTCGTGATTCGACGTCTCTTTTGATCTGATCTTCATTCGGTCGCCATCCTTTTGACCATCGTTTTCGATCAGGGTACACGAACACCTCAGCACATCTGTGACAACACCCGTACGTTTCGTGTGCCTTCTCATCGTTGTGAGTCCTGTATAAGAATTCACATACCGAACAACCGAGTGGAATCAACCTCGATTCACGATTCGGTTTGATCAAAACGTAATTTTCCTTCTTGAGGATCAATCTATCGTTCAGGTACGGTTCGAACTTGTCAACACGAGACATGTGAGTCCTTTCCGTTTCGTGTGATCTCAATCGTGGAATCGACGATGTCCTTCATCACGTCAACGTGTGTGATGACAATGATCGTCTTGAAGTACTTCTTCAGAGATTGAAGCAATGTTGAACACTCCTCCACGCTGCTCGCATCCAACGACCCGAATCCTTCGTCGATGAAGAACACATCGCTCTTCGGTAAGGTGGAGATGTTGTTCAATGCAACTCGTAGAACGATTGAACTGATGAACTTTTCCATGCCGCTTCCGAGTTCGAGAACCCTCTTGTCACCATCACCATAGTTTATGTAGATGTCGATTTGATCATCATTCGGTAGCTTCTCGAGCTCAACGGTGAAGTTCACGATTCCATTGAGGATCTTTGCAACCTCTTCATTGATCGCAGGAAGCATTGATGAGAGGATCGCATCCTGAATTCCATTCTTTGAAAAGCTGGATTCGATCACCTCGTGGTACTTCATCCTTTGAAGGATATCGATTCGTCTCTTTTGATCCTTCAACAAACGTTCGATCTCGGATTCAATCTTACCTTTTTGTGTTGCCAAAGAGATATTCGCTTTTTCCAAGACGGATATTCCGGCTTCGGCAGAAAAGATCAATGATTTAAGTGAGGTCAGTTCATCGTTCTTCTTTTTGTCGGTCCTTGATTCGAGATCCTCGAATTCATTGATCGCAACGTCCAAAGTTCGCTGAATCTCGTTCCTGTTGTGATTGAGCCTTGTCAATTGGGTTTCGAGCTGAGCCTTGTTCAACTTCAATTGTCCCAGTTTTTCCTTCAACGATTCAACCTTCGAAACGTTGTCGACCATCTTTTTTTCATCGATACCGCCGAGCGATTGATTCGCTTCATCGTACGATCGTTTCAAAGAATTTACTCGATCACGTTGATCGTCCAGCGTTGGTTTCAGGTCATGAGCATCCTTGATGAACTTACACGTTGGAAACGAATCGCCACAAGGAACGTCTTGCAGGATCTTGATCGTCTTCTTGCTACGTTCGAACGAGTTGTTCTCGTTCGTGTACGCTTGAAGCATCGAATTGACGCTTGAACGCAGCTTCTTGAATGAATCGAGCTGTTGCTTCATCGTCACAAGATCGTAATCCTGAAGAACCGTCGAAACACGTTCTATTTTTTCATCCGTTTCTTGTAAGTCCCTTCCCGCTTTTTCAATGCTTGAAACAACCTTCGATAATTTTCCGTTCAACTCGTCGATCGATTCACGGTGTGATTCGAGCTCCTCGATCGAAACATGCTTGAATCCCTTGAAAGCTGCGAGCTGAGTCTTTAGATCGAACAACCTTTCACGTGAACTTTCGAGATTAGAAACGTTGAGTTCAATCTGTTGATCGAGATTGGATGACACGTTACGTCTATCGTTTATTGATTCATTCAAATCCTCGTTCAGGTTCTTGATGAGACCTTTTTGTTCACGAACATCATCACGTGCAAGTTCATGGATCTGCTGGAGGACGTCAATGTCAAGGAACCTTGAAATGATCTGTCGTCTTTTCGTGGACCCGTGTTCGAGGATTGAATTATCATCTCGCTGCGTCGATATCGACATCAAATGAAAATCATCCGACGTTCCGATGAGCTTTCTCAGCGTTTTCTCGGTGTCTGAACGTTGCTCCCCCGTGCTTTCAACAGGTTTTCCATCGATGAGTTCCCAAATCCTGAGGTTCGTCGCGGCGGAGATGTCACCCTGCTTGTTCGACTTCTTGTTCGTTGAACGCTCAACGAGGTAATCACGACCCCCGAGCTTGATCACGATCTTTGATGAGCATGATTGCTTACGAGTGTTGCACAGCAACATGTTCTTGATTGGACCTCTATCGGTCGCATTGAACAACCCGTACATTAGGGTTCCGAGAATTGAAGACTTGCCGCTTCTGTTTGGCCCGAATATACCTACGAGGCCCGACAATGCATCGAAATTGATCGTGTTATCTTCGCCATAGGAATACATGTTGTTGAAGCGAAGTCTTCTCAATGACCATTTGACGTTCCTCATCACATCCTCGCTCGTGAGAATCGAGACGTACTTACGAAGAAGATCGTAGATCTTCACCCATTCATCCTCATGCATTTCGGATGACTTGTAATGTTCCTTTAAAAGCTGAAACAATACGTCCGAATTCCTCAGATCCGTACGAAGCAACTGAACGGAACCCATGTTGATTCGAGAGATGTCGGTTGCCTGTTCTTCCTTGAAGATGACCTCCGATGCTCCCATCTCGTTCTTGATCGTTGAAACGAGCTTCGTTGAGTACTTAAGTGGGATCTTTGCATCAGACTTGATACGAACCCTTGAACCAGCCTTGAAGTTCTTCAACTGGTCGACCGTTTTATTGACGGAACCGTTCCAATCGATTGTCAAAAATGGCTTTGGATTCGGAAGTTCAACAGGAACGACTGTGAAGTCGTTGCTCGATTTGAACTCCCATTTCAGCCAAAAATGCTTCAGATCTTCTGAGTAGGTATTTTGAAGCATCGATCCGGGATACCCTATCGCCGGTCGGTTTATACGAATTCGAATCTTCTTAGACATTTTTCACCCTCAACCAAGTGATTCCCTTTTCATCGAAAGGTTGATCATTGAAATTCTTAAAACGATAGATCTTTGTCAATCTATTTTCCGTAATCAACCACGTTATATGATTCTCAGTTACGGCTACAACGGTTGCTGATTCATGCTGAGGATAAACGGTAGAACCAGACGTGATGTACATATCTCCCGGTCTGAGATCACTAAATTTCATGGAAGCACAATTGCTCCGGGATAATCTTTTAACTCATCCTCGTCAATTTCAATTTCAAAATCACGATGATCCAGCCATTGAAATTTGTGGATGTCACCGAGGAAAGTTGCATCATATTCAGCAAAATGATCTAATTCCAGACCTCCCGTGAGTTCCCAATCAGTTTCAGTCCTTGCTCCCGAAACGCCCCCGTGATAACAAGCGATGTTGATGTCACCTTCTACGGGTTCCACATTTTTCCAATTCTCCTCGTCAAAGATGCTAAAGACGCACAAATTGCAACCTTCTGCGATACTGTAAACACCGCTAGTCTTGTAAAGATGCACGTTTGGGTGCTTGACCGCGTTTAAAACGGGTGTGATCACATCCTGTCTGATCTTGTTTCTCTCGTTCAGGTCGTGATTTCCCAAGATCATGTGGGTCGGTGCGGTATCGCCAAGCAAGTTGATCAGCTCAACCATGAGATCAACGTACTCAGCCGAAAATTGTGCTGTTTTACTGTGACCGATGTCGCCACCAATGAAAATGTGATCGATGTTGTGTTCCTTCACGTCTTTAACGAAAGCGTTGAACACTTCTCGAATCTCATCATGACGTGTTAACGAGCGGATGTGAACGTCCGCAATCGTCGCAAATCTGAGCATTACTTCTAATGTATTACGTTAAGTTGTTGATGTTCAACTTGCCGCGGGTGATCGAGTGGTTTCACGACCAGATATCGAATTTGACGGATCAACGTCATCATCACCATCATCCCAACTGATATCACCGCCCCCGTAATGATTCTTAAGAACCGTTGTCGTGTACCCGTAATCGAGAAGCACGATGTCGCCCGAAGCGCTTTTACCGAAATGTTGGGGTTGAATGTCTCCGCGTTCGAGCTCGTTCACTTCCATCGTTTGTTTCAATGCAATGAGAAATTGTTTCAACTTGGGATTTTGTACGTTAATTTCATCGATTGCTTTAAATGCTTCGGGCGTTCCGCGATCGTGTTCCCAGCCTGGCGGCGAAAAAAACGGTCCTGCTACGTGGTTCCCATGTTTATCGACAACGACTGAGCCAGGAACATCAGTTCCTGAATCTTTGACTCTTAAATTTTTTTCCGTGTATCGCTTGACAAGTTTATCAATTGGCATTTTATCAACGATAAGTTCCTTGATCATGTAGTCCCAAGAACCATCAAGATCCAACAAAGTGCAGATTTTTTCGTACGTCAATTCACGAACTAGTTCAGATACGAGCCATTCGTAACCTGAACCATAATCGTACACCTTCGATATGATCGGTCGAGTCTTGGGATTCGTATAAACATCAATCTCGGCTTCGTTTTGAGCGATACCTTTTTCGTTCACCGCGACCTTGAGAACCTTTTGTGATGAAAGTAAGAATACTTCACGAGATGATCCCTCTCCCAACCTTTGAAGGTTGCGTTTCGCGTACTTCAAAAACGTTCCTTCTAGTGGATCATTTTGCTTCAATTTCTTGAAGTCGTTCATGTTGAACGTTGCCTTACGTGAAGACGAAGAGGAAGGATCTTTCGCCCTGATCCTCTCGGAAAGGATCAATCTCACGTAATTGCGTAGCGTGTTCATCACGACTTAATTATCATTCACGAGTGAATTGACAATGAATGTCATTTCGACAATGATACGTTCGTCATTCTGTTCAGCTTGGATTGGAAGAAGTTGTACCAATCGAGGGATCTCGTGTTCTCAAGAGCACGTTTGAACTCATCACGTGTCATCTCGCCCGGATCCTTCTTCCCATTGAGATCGACTATCGTGGCTTCGATCTGGTACTCATCCAGCTTCTTCACGATGCGAGGTATCGCAGAATCAACCATGTCGTTATCGAGAGCTATGACAACGGGTGTCATGTTCGTCACAATGCGTTCAAACAACAACGAATGCTCGTTCAAGCTGGAACCAAGCAATGGAACCGCGTTATCTCCACATTTGATGACATCGAACACGCCTTCACAAAGCACGAGTCGTTTCGTCCAATCAACGTTGAGCTCGTTGAATACGATGTCACCTCTTTGAACGTGAGGTTGTTGGTACTTAGGCATCCTCTTCGAATCAATCGAGCGACCGACGAGGAAGTCAGCGTTGCCTTCTGAGTCGAATGAAGGGACCAAAGCCCTTCTGAACCAACGCGATTGATTAGAAACACCGAACTTGAAGTACCAAAGATCCCGTTCGGTGATGTCCCTTGATCTCAGGTACGAGAGAACTGCACGGGTATCGGGATCCTTTGTATCTTGTTCAACCGCAAGTAGCTTGAAATCGTTCGGAAGTGTGAACTTATCGGGTTCAATCGTGATGATCGCATTCTTGTGCTTGTTTTTTAACGAAGGGGCAAACGTGTCAATGTACTCGTTGATCAGCTCCTGAGTCCCGTACTTCTTGAGCAGGAATATTAGTGATCGGCCTTTTAAACTGCAAACCCAACAGTTGAAGGCATCATCGGCAATTCGTATGGAAAGTTTCTTTTTTGTCGGATCTTTCGGTTGACAAACTGGACATCTTACTTCCACGTTCCTTTGCGAAGTTGAGATGTACGCCTTTCCAAAGCATTTCTCGATGAATTTCAACTTACTTCCGAACGTGAAGATTTCAGTCGTCATGAGTTCAATAGATTGATCAAACGACGGAACACTCGTTCGATCAACGATCCATCGTTTTCAACGAACAACAATAATTCACCATCCATGCGATAATCTTGAATCCCGTCATCAACCCAAAGAACGAGATTTAATCCATCAACATTATCAAGTATGATTCCTTTTCCAGTGGGTGAATTAGCTGTTTTTGCACCTACCCCAACTTTTAACTTCACCTCTTGAGCATGAACGAATTTCATTGAATGCTCAACAAGAAATCGTTCAATTTATCCATGTTAATGTATTCGGGATCAATCATGATCCCATTATTCTCACCAAATTCAAGTCCGAACATTTTTGGATTATGAATTGATCTTGACAATTTGATCTGATCAATGAAAATATTTTTTTCTTGTTTCTCGAAAATGATCTTCGAAAGATACCATCCGTCCCCCGGGCATTTTAACCAAAACATCCTTCGCAAAATGCGGATATTCTTGAAGAATCGTCAATAGTTCTTCAACTTGAGATTGAGAAAGTTTTCTCTTTGCAACTCTAAATCCCTCTGAGTTCAGATCTTTGTTCATGATAAAATCCAATGTATCACATCAATCAACGTAAAGACACCCATTTATTTTCCAGCGAACGGATCACTTAGATCATCTGCGCATCGAATGAAATTACTTAAATGCCACCATTCGTACTTTCGTTTACTTTGATCCAAATGTGGATTACGAAATCTCGTTCGATACGAGATCGTAGGAATCGAGTTTCCATTGAACGTGAACGAGTGCTTCAGGTTACCTTTGAACGTCGTAATGTGGTTCTTGCCCACGTACAATGTTTCACACTCGAACAGAAAGAAACGAACGTGTTCGAATGGAACCTTCGTCAACCATTTGTGATCAGTGAGAGCTTTGAGTCGAAGAAGCGAATTAGAGCGAGAAAGCATTTAGAAACGAATTCCTCGAGGTAAGAAAAAAATCCGTAGTAATTGATTGTTGGGTGGGGATTTTACCGTAGATTTTCTTGTCCATAGAGGAATAACGGCGGGAAGTTTGACATAAATCCAGTTCAGTATGTGTTGAGGATTCGTTGCTGACGAAAATTTCGTTTCAAACATTCTAAAACGAACCAATGTTTCATCGTCTAAAAATTTAATATCATACTTTACCAAATTTTTGTATGCTCCTGTATCATTGAACCACAAAGGTTGTGAAACTGGCACATAAGTTGTTTCTAAACAATCAAAAATATCAAAAATATCGTCATGCCCATAACATTCGCTAACACAAAATTGCGGGAAAAATAGTCCCGTATTGTAAAATACCAGCTCTTTTGCAATCATGACCCTTAGTTCGTCTAAATCAGGTCGTAGATTTGACACGTCTATGCAATTTGCAAGAATTCCATTATTCAGAATTTGAGGTTGTGTATTTCCAGATTTAATGAAATTCAACGCTAGTTTGAACAATCGTGATTGCTTTACCGTCGTTATACGTGTACAACGCTTGTACCAACGCCCCGGTCTAGAATATCTTCTTCTACTGAATAATGAAATTCTTCCTCTCAGCGATTGTTTGAGCGCTGCAATTCTTTTAACAAGAAGTTCATCATGATTTGAACTAAAATCACCGAACGTGTTTAAACACATTTGAACATTGTCAATATCAGTTTTTTTAGTATGACAGGGGTTACAAAGATCAACCTTTAACCAGGTTACGTTCAAAATATCTTTTTGTTTTTGTTTAAAATTGTTTATGGCAATAATATGATCAACTGATTGATTTTTGCCATCTAAAAATGTTCCACAAAGGGGACAATAAGACGGCAAATTATATGTTTGAGGACAATACGGCATTATTTCGAATATTTCACAAGGAACTCATATGTTTTCTCTGAATTCTTCAACTCTTTCTTCATCACCATGTCAAGCCCCTTCATTCCAGCGGGCGAAAGGTTTGACATCGTAAATACGCTTCCTTTCAAAAAAACGTCAACGTAGAGTTTCTTGTTCTCACGATAGAATGAATTCGCTCGATTCGGTTCCCAATTGGGAAAAAGAGAACCTAATTTTTTATTTACTAACTTTCCCCCTTTGTTCATTGAGGGAACTATCGCAGAAACTGGTGTATCATGAACAATTTTTGTTTTGATCTTTTCTTCAGCTTCACGAACGAATTGAAGGATCCATTGATCATCAGCACAAAACAAACACGAACACGGAGGTTTTCCCTCACATGGTGTTTTCATGATCAACTCATCGTCTTGAACTGATTTCGCAACTCTTGAATCAGTCGTCTTGATCGTCTTCTGTAGATACAAACATAATCGACCCGACATCAAGATCCCGGCACCACCTTGAAGAACCTTATGCTTGTTTGTCCACGCTCTTCCCAACGAAGTTGGTTGAGGACATGGAGATAAGAGGTATCCAAAACAAAGTAATTTCTTGATGTCGAGAGTGGAAGTCCAGGATTGGAGCGAATCCACGTTCACATACGTGTCATCATCAACGAACATGTACCAATTCAACTCGTTGAACGAGTGATTGATCATGAATCGTTCGAATTTTTCGGCAACACCAACGTAACCACGTTCAATATCATGTTCGTTGGTGTCACCATTCCAGAAAACGTTCGAAGGATCGACATTCATCAACCATGTCTTCGAACAAGCTTCTTGACGTTGAACGTTCTTGTTACACGTCTTAATGACGTAGATGACACTCACGTATCAATTATACGTCTTCTTGAGATCGACGTTCACTTGATCTTGTTTCGTTCAATTTGACGAGCAAGTTCTAGAAGAGCTTTCAGATCATCACGATTCTTGATAAAACTATCGAACCGTTTCGAATTCAATCGTTGACGTACTTCGATCTTAGCGTTTTCACATTTCACAGCGTGATTCAAAATCTTAACAACAAGTCTGATCGGCGCGCTCAGCTTTAGTTTCCCATTTTCATCCAAAATCGTAGAAATGGCCTTGAGCGTGTCGGCGGCAAACTTTGCATCAGCAACGTGATCGTGTGGTGTAAACTTCTTCCGGGGCATTTGATTTCTTTTCTGTGATTCTTGATGTATCACTATTGAAATTTAATACAGCTCACGAAAAGAAAACACGTTCATTTTACAAATAAATTCGCGGCTCCCTTTGCAATGATGAAACTGTCACATTCGTCCCTTGCCCAATCAACGATCTGACCGTTCTTCTTCGTTGGCCAAACAACGTGTTTAAGATCCGTCGCACACATCGTGACGAAGCATTGTTCCTTGTGGGGGAGCTTTTGCGGGTGTTTCTGTTTCTGAAGCATCTTCAATCCACACGCTTTTCTCGCTTGAGCGGGAGTCATGTGAACGGGCTCGATTCCAAAACGATCACGAGCAAGGTACGATACGAGCCCGTTGAATCGAGCTAGTGTTGTGATCGTTCCTGCGGATGAAGCCCCCATCCCGTACATCATTGCAATCTCTTCGATTGCGAGGAATCCAACGTCGTATTCGATTGTCTTGAAGTAATCGCGAACTTTGTCGGCCTTCGACCATATTGTTTTGCAATCTTTGAAATCGATGTGGTCAAGTTTCAGGATTGTTTTTGTGAGAGATTCATATGCACAAAAGCCTGTGCATGAAGTTGAAATGTCAAGACCAATTACTACCACAAGTTCATTGTAAAGTTTTTACGAAGAAAGTTAAACGAACTCTTTTGAAGTTGGTAAAACTTCATCATGAAACCCATAAGTATATGATAACAAAGGGGGAATCCCAATTTGATTCTCAATTACGGGTGGAAACTATGAATTTTAATCTCAACATTTTTAGCGGCGAGCTTAGCGGTTCACTTAATCTATCGGGATCGGTCGAGTTCGAAGGAACTTTGAACGACATGATCACAACTTACGGATCAAGCGAAGTCAAACTTTTACGTACATGTTTTAACGGCGAGGAAGGAAATATTTTGTTCTTCCCGTTGGAGGAAATTCCTACCGACGTATCGGGTTGCATCTGGGATTTCAATCCTGAAAATACGAGTTCACTATCATTATCGAGTTCGGATGTCTTGTTCATCGGAAATTCGGCCGGTGAAGAAACGTACTTTACGGGTAGCGGTCACGAACCAACACTTGAAACAACGTTCGGAGGAAATTCTGTCAAAAGTATTAAATTCGAAGGACCAAAAGACGCGAATGAAGCTGAACAATGGCTTGACAACTTTGAATTTCCCAGCTTATTCGAAACGCTTTCGAATCCATCGGGCAGTTTCAAGGAATGGTCAATGTTCGTCGTGTTGAAATTGAATGATACACCTTCGAGCGAAGCGGGAATCTTTGATTTTAACTTGAACACCACTACGGCATTCTATCAAATGTACCTGTACAACGATGAATCCGATTTCGTTCTTGCGATCAACAATGAATCACACATGATTTCGAGCAGTTCTATCATTGCCCATATTGACTTGAACAAGCACATGATTGAGATCAGCTCGAATGGTTCAGGAACGCTCACCGCGTACTTTGATGAACAATTTTCATGGAACATGGATGATATCAGTCCACGAAATATCGGAGGATTGTCGATCTGTGCGAACCCGGTACCCGGACCCCATACGGGACAAAACAATGCACAAGTAGCAAGAATTCTCGTGTTCAATCATGATCTAACAACTCAAGAAAGAACTCTCGTCCGTGAATCACTTCATGATCTATGGAACAACGATTAAATATGAAAGAAGTTTAGCATCTTGTAGATTCCGACATCGTAATCATCTGGTGAACGGTTCCAGGAAAGATTGCACGAAATGATCGCATTGTCCCAATGGGATTTGAACGTCAACAAAGCATTCAAATACTCGATTGGGGCAATGCATCGCAATTCATTTTGTTGCATTGATTTGATGTTTTCGACGATCACTTGATCATTCTTTATGTCGTAACTCAACAATGTATCATGATCTTGAGGAACAAGTTGAAACGTCCAAGATGAACTTAGATTCATTTCTATTAGCTTTTTACGAGCATTCACAGATGCGATTCGAAAGTTCGCAATGAACTCGTTCATGTCAACCTTTTTGTATGAATCATGAATGTTCGATTTTTGTCTATACAATTCATTCGCTCGTGTTTTCAAATCATGATCATTTTCAAATTTCGTGACCTTACCGATCCCATCTTGAATCAATAATTCATCATTTCCCATAATGAAATGTGTTGGGATCTTCGTCGTTCGTTCGTACGTTGATGCAATGAATTCTTTACGCAAAAATTGTTCTGGATGAACACTAAGAAATTCATTCGAACGCGGTCCCCCCAATAAAAAATCTGATGAATACGGAAGTAAATTCTTCGGATTCATCCTACGAATGACATCAATCATCAATTTGAACTTGTGTTCGTTCCTATTGAGAGATTTTTGCCTCTTTTCATCGATTGATAGATCATCGTAACAAAGCGGGTAATCATCTGCGAAAGTATTGTATGGAAACGCGAACAATTCACAACCATTGACTTGCTCGCTCAATGAGTTCGATTCAAAGGGAAAATTATCGGCCAAAAAAACGAATTGTTTTCCATCCATTGTGACAACAATTCCCGTATCAATTGCCGGAACGTTATCATTCGAATTATTCTCATCCGTTTTATGACCAAACGTATTCATAGGCGGTATGAATTCAATTTCACAACGTTCGTTAAGTTGAAACTTAATTTTCGGTTGAATGAACATTATGCGATGCTGAAGTTCCTGAGGTAATCTTCGCTTACAAACATTCCTATTTGGATAAATGTCAGGAATTAGAATTTTAGCATTCGAGTTTGTTAACTTAAGAGCGTTCGCATCAAAATGATCAGCATGAATATGAGTGATTAATACGAAATCAGCTTCATAAAGCTCATCGAACTTCTTCAAAGGTGGATGAATGAACCATGAATTCTCGTAAATTCCGTCAGTGATCCACGGGTCAATGATGATCGATAAATTCTCGTCTTTCAGGGAGACGAATCCGTTCACAAAATTTTTGATCAGCATGATTAAACGTTCTTGTAGACGTCACCGTTTTCGATGATCTTCGCATCCTCGTACGGTGACACTATTCGCCTGTAAAGCTCGAGCTTCGCGCATTCCAATGCTCCCATCGCTTCGTTCATGGTAGCGTAATTCTTCCCGTTTCGTGTAATGAACTCATCCACCAGCTTCGTGATCATGTAATTGAGCTCACCAACGGTCTGTGGTTCTCGAGTCGATGAATTCAGTACTGCACGGTCCCATTGCTTGATGTACGGCATGTACGAATTGTACACAGTTATGTTTGTGACAACAAAATTTCATCACCGGGATGAGGTTTTCCTTCTTTTTGTCGCTTCAATGCATGACCTCGCCTCATATTTTGAATTTGTTTTTCTGTACGTTTTCCACGCGCATTTTTATTACCTAAATTCGCTTTAGATAATTTTTGGCGTTCTTCGGGAGTGTGTTTTCTTCCAATACATGCACTTTTATGTGTTTGATAAAATCTTTTGTTAGCCCACGGGGAGTTGGCGCCCCCGGATGACCCTTAGACGCTATGCTAATCTTTTTTGCTCTAGATTGTTTTTTCTCGATTGATGAATTTGCATGTACTTCTATCATGCATTTACTAATAATTTCACGGTGATTTTCTGATTTAGGAACTCCTTTATGTAATTCGCTAAAAAATGTACTTTGAATACGAGAACGTTCTTCACGTTCACTATCAGTTAGATTATCATAAAAATTCTGAACGGATCTTTTAATATTTTCACATTGTTCTTTAGAACGTTTTCCACAAGCAAAACTATTTCCCGTGATGATTTTGGAAAATAATCTTTTTGCTGTTTCATATTGTCTTGAATTTGGTTTGAATCCCGTTTTACTATTTTGATGACACATCATCCACCATGCTTGTGACATTTTTCCACCATGAATTCTTGCAAGAAGATGATGAACAATAAAATGTTCACGAGGCGTTAAATCAACGAGATTCGATTTTTTATTCGTGCCACCAAAACTACATGGAAGAATATGATGACGTTCAAAACCTTTTGGTCTTACTCGAGGTAAACCACGTAATTTTCCTCGATCAACGATTTGATCAATAATCTTTTGGTAATTCACAACAATCCTAAACTCTTTAGATCCTTTTCAGTTATAAAAGAGAAGATCATGCCGTTGTTTAAACACCAAGCAATCGCCGCATTCGTTTTTTTAATAACTGTGGGTTTTTTGATCTTCGAGCTTGGTTTGATTTCAACTAGACAACGAGATCCATCTATATACTCAATTGCAAGATCTGGATAATATCTTCGAACTTTGCCCGTCCTTGAATTCGAAACATAAGGAATTGCAAAAGGTTCATATATGAACTTCTCAACAAGTGGATTTTCGTCAAGATGTTTCATTACAAGTAATTCCCACCCCGATCTATAATTGCAAACTTGTCCCGTTTTCAGTGAAACGTAGACGCCACGTTTCGCTCTACGAGATTTCCGTCGTCGTTTTTTGGTGGTTGCCACGTTGATACGTAGGAGACGTGGCATCAAAGTGCACGTCTCGGGGTCAACATTCTTTCATTGTCTGCACGACGTCATTGATTGACATGTTTGGATCGATCGCCATCATGACCTGAATGAACTCGCCAGTCATTGAATTGAAGACATCGATCGGCTCGTATCGTTCAAGATCCTGAAGATCGGCGAAACCAAGTGTTTCAGCGAATCCATCGTGATCATCAATCTTGAAAGCTTTGAAGAACGAGTACCAGGGAGATGAACGACGAATCATGAATGACTCATGAACGTCAATAAACGCTTGAAAACACGTTCAACTATCGTTTCTTCAACAAGAACAATTTCATTCGTGTATTTACAATAATTGATTCCATTCCAAAGAACCAAGTATTCAACGTTATCATTCCTATCTAGAGAATCTAGCTGACAAATAATCAACCCAACATCACTAGAACCAATTGGCGAATTGACTAATACTTGAAAATAAGCTGGATCAAGTTTTACTTGTTGTCCTGGCCTGTAGATCATTACTGAAGTTTAGCTACAAGTTTACGAACTTGATTGAGATCTTTATTGGCAATCAATAAATGTGCACGACCAGCGTTCAAAACCCATGAATCAATTTCCCTCGTAATGTTAAATTGATCATTGTTTACAAAAGCAATGTCAAGCATTTCTTTGCAGGCGGGATCATCATTTTTAAAAAATGAAGTTTCAAAAATCGTTCGAAGTTTTCGTTTCAACGCATTTTTTTCCATTTTAGATTCCTCTAAATACAGATCTTGTTGTAACCCCACGTACTGATTCATAACACGATAAATATAACACGTTTAAAATTCGTGTTCAAAATTTGAACTGGTTTAACCTCTACCAGTCGAGTTTTATTCGGAAAAGATATTTATCACCAAGGCGTTTCATCATTGGTTGAACAAGCTGCGCTTTTGCAACTACGTTTAGATTGTCATCGTGTAACAAAATTTGATTCACGTAAACGAACTCAGTATCAGGATCGTTTGCATGACCCGACGGTAGAACGGACGTGAAATTCGGATTCGATGATGAGTTCAACTGTCCTGCCGGCGCAATGCAATCAATCTTCATCACGTGAACGTTTCTCTCTCCTCGAAAACTCATGTCGTACTGTTCTTGTCCAAAAAAATTGAGATGGGGGCTTTTAATGACTATCACACCTTCGTAGGGGTAGATACTTCCAACACTATTCCATTTCGGGTGTGACGTTTCAGCATCTGCACGGTATAGGTTTCCCCTTCCATCGTCCTTCAAAGTGATTCGAATTGTCCCTCCGGACCCGGAAAGACCAGAATCGCTCATGGTGAATGATTCAGAATCAATCTTGTCACCATAAAAAAGGTTGCTGAGGTCGAACATCGTCACCTGATTTGACGAAGCGTCCCTTGTTCGATTGTAGATCGTCAGTGGCGCGCCTGCTTGCAATCCTGGATCGAACGTTCCCGAAGCTACAGATGCGTCTATCAAGCGAACGAAGTTCCTGAATGCATTACCGGCAGAGCGGCCCGGTTGTTCGGGCGTGAATCCAATCAGTTCGTCAACGAATGCGTTCGCTTCCTCGAGAGACTTTGCATCGGTTCCAAAATCAGTACCGAACAACAACGATGACGTGTTCATCATCTCGCTCATGTTGATGAGACTGAGATCCTCAGAACCCAAATCATTCGTGAACTTTGAATTCGGTGATTCATCCTGCAACAGGTCGAAGTTAGGAACGAACGTGCCGTCATCGCAAGGAAGGATCGTCAGATTTCTCTTCACAACGAATGGTTGAGCGTACAGGTACTCGTTCGCAGATCTGAAATCATCGGTCGTTGTCGTTATCGCGACTCCCGTCAAGTGATGCAAACGAGGAAACACGTCGGATGCAAAGTCTCGAACAAAGTTTTCGAGGTTGATGTAATGTCCTCCGACACCGAATGACATCGCAACGTTGAATGGATCATTCGTCGAACTATCAAGCTCAAAGAACGGAGTTTGTGGAACCCCGCCGTGGGTTCCGACGAATTGCCTGAAAGGAGAATCCTCAACGAAGAACGGAGGAATGAACAATGCGAACTTGTCGGCGGGGATCTCCGTGGGACCTCGTGAGGCTGATGCGACGATGTCATTATCACCCATGTAGTACCGCTTGATCATCAGATCGTGAACCTCCGCATTCAGCGGGTGGTTGAACGAGAATCGAGACGGCGTTTCAACGCCAGGCGTACCATCGAGCACTTCAAGACCGTCACGAGTTGCGGGATCATTGGCGAAGAATGCTTCAATATCAGGAACACCTTCGTAAAAGTTACCAACGCAAAGGGCTGCTGGCCAAATTCCATTGAGTTCAATCGTTCCCGAGGGAATCACGAATGTTCCTTGATCGATCTTATCAATGTTGAACGAACCGGTACCATGATTCGTTAAGTTGGTTCCCCAACGTATGATTACGTGATGCCAGTTATTACGTTTCAGAACATTGTCGTTTGACAAGAATGTGAGGTTGTTGGGAAATGACGTTCCGGGCACAGCCAGCGACGGAACGATATCGGCACTGTGAGAGAGTTGTAATTGCAACCTAAAGAACGAAGGATGCCCATTCTCGTCCTTAGCGGAACCACTGATCAACGATACCGCATAGCTCGAGGAAAGGTGGAACAACGTTCCCGCCTTGAATTCTTGGTTGGGCGACGATGTCGTGTACCGGGGGTTGATGCAAAAATCGAAGCTGAACGCACCTGACAACGAGTACGTTCCACCGACGAACCCAGCATGTTCGATCGGGGCTTCAACGTTCGGATACAACAACACGCTCGATGTTGGAACGGTCGATGCGGTGAAGAAATTCAAGCAATTGTAGTTCGTGTACGCCCAGTTAGCATGCGGGAACATGTCACGGTAGTAAGGATTCAGCGTGTTCTTGATCAGCAACTTCCTGCATGTATCGACCGTGAAGTTGAACGATGGAACCGTACGAAAGATGCTGAGTTTCTGTTGCTTCCTCGCGGACGTTGACGTGTTGTTGACGTCGGTCAGAAACGATTGCAACGTTCGATTGAACAATGTTGGATCGCTTGTCCGAGTCGCGGAGTTGTTCCTGAACAACTTACCGACCTTTTGAACGTGATCAATCGAGCTCGCGATACCGCTGTCACTGTGTGTTGAATCCACGAACGTGCTGCTCGTAGGAACGTCCTTCTCAGTCGATGATCGTCTCGCAAATATGTTCAGGCTTCCCGTGACACCCGCACTTGACGATGAGTATGTACGAAGAGGATTCGTGTTTATGGAGAACGAATCAAAGTCTCCCCTTTTAAGCTTGAACAATGACATCTGGGATTAATTAGCGACGTATCCGAGAATGAGTTCAATATCAAGAATTTGCTCGAGATGAATTTCTTTCGTTGAACAAGGATTCCATAATCGAATCACTAAAAATTCATCTCGAGCCGTCGTCGAACGGTGAATTCAACCTCTGGGTATTATCCCTGCTAGCATTCATGACCTCGCTCGTTGCGTTGGTGATTGCCGAAAATCGCATCTTTCCGGGAAAATCGTTGAAAACGAAATTGAGCGTCCATGTCGGTTCTCTTCTCGAATTCCTACGGTCGTACTTGTCGTTACGAATGACAGAGATGCAAAAGCACAGGCCGTTCGTCCATTTCAAGTAATCTCCCGGTCGAACGTCACACAGTTTCATTATTTCACCACCAGAGCGAACGAAAGTTCTGACAAAACATGTCGAGACCCTCGTTGACCTCGTTGTTCTTCACCTGATCGAAGTTCCCGTACTTTTCATCGGATGCCAGGAACTCGAACGCATGGATCATTTTCATGAGCATTGCATTCCACTCTTCCATCGACTCAACATGACTTGGACAACCGACCTTCAAAAGCTTGAAGCGTTTCAATCGAGGCAGGATGAGCTTCGATATCGTCGTATCGAGCGCCCAAGTATCGCTGTCATCCCAACCTCGAAACCTTCGCTGGAAGAAGAACCTCACGGAACGCATGAACAGAGACGTTCTGTACAATGAGGTTGAAATCTTCGCTAGAATTTTGATCATTTAAAGTAACCGATCTCCACCGCACGAAGGAACTTGGCACAGCATTCATTTGAATTCTTCAAGCATTCCGCGTACCAGGTGACTTCACGCTTCGTTGTTGGATTGCAATCTCGAGGTTGAAGAGAACTTTGAATTCTTTCCGTCGTTCCTCGAAGGGAAGCAACGTTGATCTTGAATTCATCGACGTTGTTTTTAAGTTCGCTAACTTGTTCACCCCACTTTTCAATGTCGAGACCTACGTTTTGAAAATCACGACGTAGTTTATCGATATCGTTCTTGTTTTGAGTTATCGCCGCTGCGTGATTCACGATCGACTTTGAATCGGATTTTACCGCGGTTCCGATTATGATTCCCGTGAACAAGGTTGCCGTACTCAAGACAACAACCGACCAAGATGGAAAACTACTTGGAAAATTTCTGACTTCAGAGCTCAATTGGACCCGCTTTCTTCGTGTCGAAGGCCTTCTCAGTTTCGTCGTTGATGACGATGTCGAACTTGGAAATGTCCTTCTTGGGGAAACCAAGGAAGCTTGCAACGAAGCTATCGGGGAAGGTGTTCAACGAAACCTCGTACACCCGCTTCTTGTCAAGCAACGTCTTTTGATCTGCTTCGAAACTGTTGCGACCCGCCTCGATGATCTGCTGGAGTTGCTTGTACACCGAAATGTCGACCGAGGGATTGTGTTCCTTGATGAACTGAAAAATCGCCTTGGAACCATCGGCGCCGTAGCGACCTTGCATCGTTCCCGTGTACAGTTTCTGTAGATCGGCGGCATACATCTTTGGTACCTGGGCGGATTCTTTCAACTTATTGAAATAATTAGCATAATTGTTCTGATTCTGTTTATATTGGGCTTCAAGACCCGCTTCTTGACGAACCAGATCGTTGTTGATAGACATTACGCAACCACCACCCAAGAACACGGTGAACCCAAAGAAGACGAGTACGACGAGCAGAATTTTAACCGAGGTTGACATTTCTTTTTCTTTCTTTTTGTTAGTAGAACCGATTGCGTCGACCGTACGATGAACCGTACGAATCGAACGTTTCGTTAACATAGAAGACGACCACAAGAATGATCGTCAGCAAGAATGCGATTCCCAAAGTGACGACGTATTGCAATGTCGATGGAACGATCGCAGATTTCAGGTACTCGAAGTCGGACATTGGCTTTCGAACGTGGTACTTCGTGATCGTATCCTTCAACACGGGAATCACCGTCCAGCGTTCGATCGTCTCTTGCTCCATGATCGTATCACGAAGCTTGATCTTGAACACATCGTTCGATTCCCATGCCATCACCGATGCCCAGACGGGTTTCTTGTTCGAATCAACGTCGACGACAAGTACAACATCGTTTTTCTTCCCACCGATCCATGCTTGTTCAAGGGCGTAAAAGTACTCTTGTGAGAGCCCGTTGACGAGCACAACGATGACGTTGACTTGCTTTTTTGAGCCGAGTTCAGCGTTAAGTTGCATCAGGTCGTCGTTCCAGTACCTGGAATCCTTCACGTTGACGTGGACCGTCACGAACCTATCGAGACGATAATAGTCGTACACGTTGTCGGGATGCTCAGGTATCGTTCCTTTGTACTTCTCAACCAGACCTTGGTGGCGAAACAATGAATCGGGAGAAGCTTTTATGTAGTTCGTGTACGAATGCGTGGTTGATACGGGTTCATTGATGAATGCTCGAGTCCAACGTGGAGGCTCGTTAGAACCACGACGATCGATACGATCGATGTTCAATGATTCGCCCGTTGAAGTATCAATCCTCCAGTTCCAGTCGTTGGAATGCTCGTAACAAGTGTCGCATACCTGATGACATGATCTGTTCTTACCAGAACCAGAACAGCTTTCGCGACAATGGCATGAATACGAGTGAGAACATGACGTGTATACTTTTTGCTTTGATACGATCCTTGAGTTCCAGGTTTCATTGTCACAAGTTGACATGTTGTAACAAACCAACGCAGATACTATCGCAACGACGATCTGTGTCCCCGCGATGACAGCAAGTTCCTTGGGACAAATTTGCTTTGAAAAGCAAAACGCAGCAGCCGCGCAGATGAGCGGGATCAAAAGGACGATTGAAAATAGGATCACTCAAAGTCTCCTGCGAGAGTCAACAAAAGCTCGCTGTCTTGGTCGGTCGTGTTGAATTGCGTTGCCGCGATCAAGTAAAGATCGTTCGGAACCTTCGAAGCCTTCGGAAGCTTGACCGCGTAAACCGAACGTTGTGCTGCAACGTTACGATTGTCGTATCCCAGCAATTCGAGGAACGTGTTGATCAGGTTGCCGAACATGATTGATCATATCATGAATGAACTAAGGAAACACGTTACTGCAACTTTTTTTCGTCTTCTTTTTTGTCTTTGTAATGGTAATACACGTTCAACGAAACGAGAGTGAGCAATATCGCAACCCACGATACGTACCCGCGGCCCGTTAGAAAGTAATTGAGCGTGTAAATGAGTGGAATCGCTACCAACATTCCAAGCAATGTTGCCACGAACGTGTTCTTGTGTCTATTGTCAAAGATTGATTTCACGTTCAATTGTATCACGCTCAGTGGATCAGTACACCTTTTCTGTGCACTGTGCGGTCGCTTTCGATGATCTCGTCAGATCTAGTGAACCACTTTTTGACGGAAGATTGTTTCTGCGGGTTCGTGTACATTACGTAGATTTTGATCTCGAAATTCTTCCCCAAACAAACCGAAAGAATCACATCATGACCGATCTGTGAGGATGTCACGTTGAACCTTTCCTTCCAACCCGGATAAAAGATGACGTCGCCAGGGAGCAATTCAGAGTACTTCATACTGCCTTCACGTTCTTCGCCATCGTGTAGATGTCCGACATCGCCCGAAACTGCTCGTTGAAGACCTTCAATACCCGACCTTCGTAGGTCGTGACCTGCCGAGGAACATCGAGAGGGGTGTGTTTATCGTTCACGTACTCGTACCGGATGGTCGTATGAATTGCCATGATATATCCTTGTTGATCTGATCTTATCACGATTCGTGGATGAAAACACTATCTTTTTCGTTTAACGAGCCATCTTTTGAATCGTTCCGGCAGAAATTGTTCATAAAGACCTGCGGGAATGCTGAAACGACCAATTTTTACGAACAGTGGAACTTTTTCGCTAATGAAGAAAAATTCGAACAAACGCTTCTTTATTTCTTTTGGATGCATGATTCTGCTCCTTTGCCGTCTTTATCCCCACGTTCTGATCCTGAAAAGTGAATCATTGTACGCGAACAACCAACGAACTCCCGAATTGTTAATGATCAAGATCTTTCTGTCGCTGAAGCCGTACCAGTCTCCCGCGAACGTCGGCGCTCTGTCATGTTCTTGTTTATCACACTCAACGTTCGCAATAATGAGACCTTTAAAGGGATCATGTTCATCCAGAACATCGATTCCAGGTCTTAAGTTAATGACTTTTTTGATCGTGAATTTCCCGAATGTCAAACCTTCAATCTGATCGTTCTTAATCGCGCTAATGATGATTCCATCGGGAATTGGAGGATTCGTAGGAATCTCGCTCCCTATGAACACATTGCCCGCCACGATATCGGGAGCAATTACAAAACGTGGCGAATGTTCAAGTTTCATTATCATCATCATTCACAGAGACGGTATAATCGTCTTGCCCGCTGAATTCGTGAATTCCGTTCAAATCCAAGTAAATTACCTTCCTTTGCGGAAGCTTTCTTTGTGTCGTTGGAACGGTACGAATGTTTCCAATCACAAGACCGGTGCTTTGATACGACCATGTCAAAACATCAATGCCTGGCCGAAGATCTTTCATCTTGACGCTTCGGGACATGATGAATCATCCTTGTGGGTAAGTGATGATCGTCTGAACGTTCTCAGGGTGATCAACGTTCCAGCGACCACGAAACACGCTGAACCAATGTTCTGCGTGACCGGAATACATTCGTTCGATGCAGGAATGAAACCTAAAATCGTTGTTGAAAACGATAGGATCACCCTCGGACAATCCAGTAATGCACGAACCCCGGTACGAAACGTTCGATTGTGTGTACATCCCGTTCGGGTAGTTGGGTGAATGAACGATTCTCGTCTTCATCGTCCCGTCAACGTTGAATTCAAACACGAACGTTGTCGTTGGTTGATCGTATGCTCGATCACTCTCCCAAAAACCACCCACATCATAGAACCATTTGATCTTGCCCGTGTAAGTACACAGATCACTGGAAAATCCGGCGACGGTTACAAGTTGGAACCACTCACCGTTGTCAATGTTCGTGGTGAACCAATTACCCGAATCTGAGGATACAGCGGCCGGTGAACTGCAATTCGAGCCCGTATCAGGTTGATTTGAAGAAATGTCAGCATCGAGAGTCACGACGTCGGCATCAGGTTGACCTCCGTCGTATTGTGGTGGAATACCAGCATCATCATCAATAACCCCATCTTGACCGATCTGAGCTGGTTGACCTGCGTCCGGAGCGAGTGACGTCACCAACGGATTCTTCCAAGGGGTCGACGACGAAGGTCGATGAACGGGAGGCGAATTTCCAGATGGATTCGTGGCAATGTCAGCGATCCCACCTCCAGAACATGCAAGGGTGAACATTGAAACGATAATGAATCTATTCATAGTTTAACGATGATATCACAATCATGGCTGGAATGACACAACCTGATGCATCGTCGTTTTCAACGAGACGTACTTCTTTACCTGTGACGTTCGTGAATTAACGTATGTGATCGTGAGGTACATGGCATTAACGATGAGCGGACCGGAACCATACGCAGCAAAATTCGTGAATGATTCTGCGACGCCAATGACGATACCATAGTCATTGAAATCGTTCAGGCCGCGGGGACATAACAGATCACCGGGGAGAAGTTCTGAGGTGAGTTTTGGTTTCATTTAATGATCGTTAAAGCGTAAGCTGTTAAAAACGCACCTAAAATCATTAGAATGAATGGTTCATTACGATGCGACCAAATCCATATTGCGATTTTCTTTATCCCATATTCGATCCAATACAACAATGAGCGACCCCAATACTTCTTTAAAAGTTCTCCCGCGTTGATATCACTTGAATGTTCCCAAATATTCCAATACAACATAATCACCGAAGTAAATGAACCGCAACCATATGAACGATATTCTTCATATATTGACTTTGACCGGTTATCAACGGTATTAAGACAATCATATTGAAAATCTTCAAACGTATTCTTGCATCTTGTACGTGAATTATTCAAGTATGGTTTTCCATCAAGGAGTTCGTATTTCCAGAGTTCCTTGATTTCTTCGTTTAACGAATCCATTGTATTGTTTCGTAGTGCAAGTTTTTCTTTTGTAAAGAATCCCAGCAATTTCGAATCAATCCAAGTAAGTTTCATCTTTCATGATGATACGTCGTAACTCATGAATGTACAATTAATCGTGAACTATCGTCGTATCATGAATCAGATCATTGATCGAGCGAAGTCACGTTCAACGCTCGAAGGTTACAAGGAACTTCATCACATTCTACCGAAATCGTTAGGGGAACTGATGAAAAAGAGAACCTCGTTTACTTGACCGCGAGGGAACATTTCCTCGTTCATTGGTTGTTGAAGAACATTCATGGTGGAAAGATGACGATTGCATGGTTCTTTATGTGTAACGATAAAAAGCACAAAGTAACTTCGCGACAATACGAATTTGCTCAAATTTCTGCGTGGCGATATCAGAAAACGCTAAGACATACTGATGAGGCGAAATCCAAGATCAGCATGACAATGAGAGGTCAAAAGAAGAGCGAAGAAACTCGACGTAATATGCGAATCGCTCAAGCGAAAATTGATCATCGCGCCTTGAATTTGGGTCGAAAGAAACCTCAAACTGAGAAAGATTTTCAACGAAATGGCTCGATCTGTCAACACGCTAAAACACGTTTCATGAATGGGAAATCTAAACCGACCGATCAAGAATTAATCACGTGGTTACTTTATTGTGGATACATTCAATGAAAATCACAAAGGACCAGAACTTTCGTCCTGATCCCTTGTTTCAAACGATTACTAATTTTAAGTAAATTTCTTTGATGTTTTCATGATACTAGCGGGATGTGTGTTGACAACGACTTGACCTAAAGGGGTTAATGACGTTGCCTTAAAAGGATCTGACAACAAACTGTTGGGATCATTCTGTGATGGATCTTTTATTTGCCACCAGAGATACCCGAAGCCCAATCTTTGTGCTTCACTCATCATGAGTTCGTAAGGAACGGGTGCCCATGAACCCCCAGAATCCGCTGCGTCGTATCCAAACTGTACGTAAAAAGGTTTGGCTGCAACGTCAGCCATCGCCTGTTTCACCCCAGCATCCCCCGAAGGATATCCATTGGAACTTTGCCACGAGAATCCACCACCGTAATTTGCCCAATAAAATTGACAATTCAATATCAAGTTCTTCAAAGGATCTGTGTTAACGAATTCTTGACCGTGATCAAGCAAACCGCGAAGGTAACGTCCTGAATTCAACGTTCCGACTAGCAGGGGCTGTGTGTACCCGTAACTTCTGAACTTAAGGATCAGAGCCTTTGTATCAGCCACCCATTTGTCGATCGTTGCTTTACCACTGTCGGCATCGGGTTCGTCCTCGATGCTCGCATCAATGATCATGTTACGCCCGTATTTATTTAACAGTGCAATGACTTCAGGCTTACCGAACCAAGAGGGACCGCCGCCGGGCATATTGTCCGCGTTGGCATAGATCACCATACCGTTCGCCGTCATCTCCTTATAAAGTTCCTCAACCTTGACAAGATTATTCGTTAGCGTTTGAGCACGATAAGCGTTGAAACCTAGCGCAGCAATCGTGCCGACATGCCCCTTCACGTTTCCTTGAGCATCAGGACCGAACCAGCCTTCGGCTCCACGCATGATGAACTGCTTCCCATTCGCATCGAACAGCTTGTTTCCCACGACCTTCATCACTCCACCCGGATTCGGTGGAATGACGACCGGAGGAACCACGACGGGCGGTGTGACAACTGGAGGGGTTACCACAGGTGGCGTCACGACGGTTCCACCTGGATCACCCTTTGGACCGACTGGACCGGGAATTCCTTGTGGACCCTGAGCACCCGTCGTTCCCTTTGTACCTGTAGCACCTCGAGCTCCCGCAGGACCAACTGGGCCGATCGGACCTGCGGGACCCACGGTACCGCCATCAGCAGTTACCGCCGTGAGCAACGCGACAACGCTCGTCGTCACACCATCGAGTTGCATCTTGATCGCAGCCAACATTGTATCAATATCTTCTTGTTTCATCTAGGAACTCCTTGCAAGTTTGTCACCTGGATTAGGTATGCTTTGCGCGAAAGTTTCCAAACGAAGTGAAACGAGTAGTACGAATACACGATAAATCAAGGCAGGACGATATGAAATGACAATACTTACCTACAGAATGTATGTGGGAATTGAAATCATCGTTAATGACGTGACCGGTCGTCGAAACAAACGATACAAGTACCTTTGTGATCAATGCAAGATCAATCTTACTTTGAGTGGTAGGTTTAATCAAAGTGATTCTTTGTCGTTTTGTGGGGAAGAATGCAGGAATTTTGCATTCAAGCACGGCGTTGTCAAGAGCAAACTCGAAGCTACGTTCCAACGAAATTATGGTTGCAAGAATCCTTACGCTTCGAAAGTTGTCATTGACAAGAAAAAACAAACTTGTCTCGCTAAAACGGGATTCGACAATCCTAGTAAAGATCCTTCCGTAAAAAAGAAAAAGGAAGAAACGTTCCTGAAAAATTATGGAGCGAGAAATAATTTTGGACGCGTAGAAGTTCGAGAAATTGCACAATCTTCGTTAACTGAAAAATTTGGTGGACCTTCACCCGCATGTGATTCAGAATTCGTCGAACGCGTGATGAGATCTCACGAGTACAATGCGAAACGATTTCGCTCATGGGTAAAGAATGGGACGATCAAGCAATCGAATCCTGAAAATCTACTGATCAATGAACTAAGTAACTTGTATGGAAATGTTGATCGTCATATTACGGTGAATGGCTGGTCGATCGATGCGTTCATCACAAAACTAAACGTCTACGTTCAACTTGATGGAATTCATTGGCATGGAACGAAGTACGGACGTGAAAATTTGGTGGAACGGTCGAATGCTGGTAGTAAACAATTCAAGCAAATTTTGGGAAAATTTGACCGAGATCGTGAACAGGATCTTTGGTTTCCGAAGAATGATTTGAAATTTATCAGATTTTTTGATGACGAAGTCATGACAGCCTTCAAAGCAAAAACTTTAAACGATTTGATCAAAGAAAGAATGAATATATGGGTTTCTTAAATTCTACAAGTAACAATATTTTACTCGATGCGGTTCTCACCGACTCCGGAAGGCAAGCACTAAGTCGAAATGATGGATCATTCAGTTTCCATAAATTTGCGTGCGGCGATGACGAAATAGATTATGGGATCATTGAGAAGTACGGTCGCACCATTGGTAAAGAAAAGATCGAAAAGAACACCCCCATCCTTGAGGCTCTAACAAATCAAACCCACGCTCAAAAGTACAAGCTCGTGTCAGTTTCTAACCCAAACCTCCTTCGTCTTCCTTCGTTCACGTTGTCAGGTGACAGCAACGTCTCTAGCGCGAACAACACCGTGACGATAGGTCGAAACCAGCAAAAGACGACCACGATCTCGGTCGAACAAACGATCAGGAACGAGACGACGATCGACGTTGAGCTAAGGGATCAGACGTTCATCGTTCAGGTTCCGAACCAATTCGTCCAGATCCTGCAACAGGTTCCTGAGAACATTGATGGACAACAAAGGGCGACGTACGTCCTCACTCGATCACCCAATGAAAACTCGTTCGGTGGATCGCTGTGTCAGTTCACGTTGAGCGTGAAGTCACTGACTGATGCGTTGTTCACCGTGTACGGTACCACCGCCGACAAGACAAAGATCAAGGGTGTGATCACGATAAGTGGGAAGCAAAGCGGCGCAGTTCAGTCCACGACGATAATCATAGATAAGAATCTGTAATGAAAGGTATTTTGACCATACGATCGCAATAATCGTGTTTTCTTTCAATTTTCATGTTACCATGATCAAATGAAATTCGTTCGTAAGTACCTCAACAAGCTTGTCAAGTACGTACTCTGGGATGATTTCGGTCACCCGATGACGCCTCGCAAGTAAGAATTTTTCGCAGGTGTAACTCAATGGTAGAGGGTCAGTTTTCCAAACTGAAAGTTGCGAGTTCGAGTCTCGCCACCTGCTCAACTCAACTTTGATCCCCTCGATCACAACAAATTCGATACGTTCGTGACCGATCGAGGGATTGATTTTCCCGCCTATCTGAATTAAAGAGAAGAAATGAAGCTCAAATCTACGATTGAATATCAAACTGATCTCGTCTGCTTAAAGCGATCAGAGTTCGATGAACTCATGAAGGAACGAGAACTTCTCGCAAAGGAAATAGAAAGTCTCACGGCTGAACGTGATTCCTTGTCTCAAGCTTTCAATGCTTCGCATCAGAGAGAACTCTCGCTAGAATGCAAGATCAAAGATTGTGTTGTTTGTTCTGCAATCTGCGGCGATTGTAAGAATCAAGCGATATGAATCTTGATCACTTGAGCAATTTTCACCCACCTGGCACGATCGTCATGCCTCGAATCACTAAAAAGGCGGAGGTTCATGGCTTTATTCGTCAACGCGACAGGTTGTCGGTCATGCAAAAATTTGTAAAACGTTTCTTGTGATCGGTCACATGAAATTGGGTAATTCAAACGTAAAAACCGAACACCGATCAACGTTCGCTGCGTGCATCGTGAATCCGTCAAGCGTTGACAGAACGATCAGAGGTGGTATGGATCGATGGCCGCCGGGCATTTCAAGTACAATTCCAACAATTTGTTACTTTTTGGACGCGAATTTCGATGCAATCAAGCCTTCAATCTTTGAATGAATTCGCACATCTAAGTCCCGGTGATCTTGTGATGATGAGTTCTGGTAAGGTAATGTACAAATGGTTGATCATATCCAACACGGAAAATCCATACCAGTACAGAGCGTTGTGTTCGACCGATCGGCGGGGCGATTGGCCAAAACTGATTGAGACAACATTTCCCCTTTGGGTGAGTTCAGCTTTTCGATCGTAAAGTTCATTGAATGAATCTTTGAACATGATTAAATTTTCATCCTTTGGAGGTTCAAAGAACAACGAGTCGTCAATGTCGATATCAACGAGTTCCACTAAACAACAGATCGAAGATCTTTTTGTTCTGTGACAGAACTTGCGTTAAACGAGGTGAAATGATCGATGTAACGATCTCGTTCAATTCAATGTTCTGATTTTGCAACGAAGCCAGACCTGCATCTTCTAACATGACATGAACGATTTCATGAACTATGATCTCTCTCATTAGTTCTGGGTGAATATCATTACAAACGTAAATTTCTTGATTGTAATGATCGGTCAATCCAAGTTTTGAACACAGATCCTGACCAGTCAGTATTTTTACTCGTTCATTGAATTCCTTAGACGATAACAGGAACATTTGATATGTTCTAGCTCCGACCAGGATTTCATGACGCATACTTCACACCCCCGTTTAAGGTTGAATTCTGTTCATGTAAATTTTTGTGTCGTTCAGAATCTATTGATAACGTTTTCTCGTAACGTACGATGTCATTCAATGTGATGAATTCGTACGTCATGTCATTTTTGTCACAATAATCGCGAGCCGCGTTTGCTTTTTCAACTACATCTAAATTCTGCAAGAACATTTCGGGTTTGACTTCAACGATCATAGCTTTTTCACATGAGTTCTTCAATATTAAGACATCGGGTATGTAACGTTTGCCTTCGTCGTACTTGATCACGAACGGTTCATGTTCGTACGAAATTATATCTTCATCAACTTCATAGCAAAGCATCAATCGAAGTTCGTACGATGAACGATAATGGAAACTTTCGTTCTGTTTCTTGCTGAAGAAATTTCCTTGCATGAAATTCTTGTTGTTGCAAGAGACTCCATCGATCACGCGTTGTGATGCTGCCTTGCTGTAGTTTTCGAGGTTCTCGATTGAACGTGTTTCTCGGGTCCGCCCAAAGTTCGGATTGTTCTCGCCCACATGAGTCAATTTTCCGGATTCAAATCCTCTTTGCAACGATCGTGAAACTTCACGTCCTAGATTTTTTAATCTGTCGTCTGTTTCGGTTGTTTTACCGTTGTTCCATGCAACACGACCCAACATTGGTCCTTTACCAAACATTGGATTATTTTTACCCATCATTGCCAGACTTTGTTGAACACTAAAACATTTTTTTGAACAACATCTGTGTCGACGTTTGCTGAACACACGATCAAAATCATTTCCGCATGATTTACAGATCAATGTGACGATTGCTGATTCTCGTCCGTACTTGTGATCGTAGAAACAGATTTGACTGCAGTACTTTTGAATGTTCTCGTAGGTGATCTTTAGATCAAAGATCTTCCCGCATTTATCGTTCAAGCATTGTTTCTTGATACGTTCAGTCCTCTTTTTCGAAGACATCAATTTCTTGAAGCATTCCTTGTTACAAGTTTTCGTACCACGGAAACGGTACGCTACTGTAAAGGGATTATGACAAACTTCACATTGATTCGTTACGGGTAAATACCTTGGCATATGACCATTGTACGTTACCCATACATTTTGTTAAATCAAGTGAAACCTTCTTTTCTGGGCGAAATCCAATCTTATGCGTATCGTAAGGTCCCGTTCATTATTTTTTTTTCAATGGGCCGACTTGTCTTGGCGACGGCAAGCAACGTATCATTCGAATCGTAAATACCGATCGATGTTACGAAGCTGAATGCCGTTTGATTCTCTTCCTGACCGACTTCAATGACCCTGATACGATCTTCACTATCAGTGTACGTTGGATTTGAACTGTAATTGAATTCGTCTGCACCCAGCTTGGCAAAGATCAACGTTGAATTGATGTTCGTAACGTTCTGGAAGGTGATCGCAGTTTGTGAACCGCTACCGAACCGGGTTGCGGCGATGTGATCAACAATGTTGTCAAGACTTGCGCTGACCACGAAATCGGGGATGAACTTGCTATTGAAGGCAGTTTGTGTTCCAGGTCCTCCGAGAGTTTGTTGACCGAGAACATGCATTGCATCGATCGTTCCAGAAACGAACTGCGATGCGGATGTGATCTTTGCAAGGTCGAGAACAGCGATTCCCCTGTCGTAGAACATGACGCCAACGGTGCGTGAAGTGTTTGCGCTGTCAACGATGTTTCCGACCGCTCCACCGAAGGCGGTCAACTTATTCGTTGCCGAACCAATATCGGTGTAGATTGCTGAACCCGACACTGACGCGACATTCAGGTTCGGACGCCAGTTCGTTTGTTGAGTTGGATTGACCGTCGTTTGACCGTTAGGTCCAACTGCGGATGCAGATTGGAAGAAACGCATTGCGAACGTTTCACGTTTGATTTGATCCCTAGCAAAAAGACGCTTGAACGCGATGAAAAGCCCAACATCGATCTCATTAGAAACGTCCGATGAATCGAATGGGGCGGTGAACGTTGAGTTCACATCGCCAAGGAGGGCGGATGAGAATTGACGATAGACGTCCATCTTTTCTCGCATCATTAACGAAGAAGACGGGAATAATTCCTTACCAGCTGAATCGGTACCTGATTGTGATGTGAGGGCCGTTGTGCCACCGGGAAGGATTCCTACCGTCATGTCAAAGATTGCATTCGCAGTTTGAAGCGTGAAATCTTGATCGTAAACAGTTTGAAAGAGCGACGAGGTTACGCCCGGCCCAAGTCCGCCAGTTACAAAATGTTGATATTGTTGTCGGGAAACAGAGGCACTCACGTCTTCTTGTAAACAATCTATCAATTGCGAGAGGAAACTTCGACTGCTCTTGATATCTCCCGCTAAAATTTCTTTGTACGTGGCCAAATTATTCTCCTGATAATTTCAAATCAATACCGGAAAAATTCTGTGTCTTCCAACATGACATGAACTCTTTGTCGGTTATTCTAACTAACTTCAAATTCTGTTCTTTGAACCATTCATTTTGAGTTTTATCCGTTAAGAACTTCTTGAAGATCGTTTTATCACGCTTGTTCGTGCTGTTTTTTATCTCATTCTCGTCACGATCAAGGCCGTGCCAATAAACACCATCGAATTGAACGTAAGAATCTAATTGTTCAACATAGAAATCAATCGCCCATCGTTGATTCATGCTCACCTGACGTTCAACAATTGAAAATCGTGAACAAAGAAACTCATGAAATCGATCTTCCCATCTTGATTTAGTGTATGAACCATTCTTTTTTAACGTTTCATGTCGTTTTTTATGGGCTTCATTCGTATGAGAATTACGAATACAAGATTCAATTTGAAATCCCCATTTGACGCCGAATTTGTCATTACAGGTTTCGTTCATTTTTTTCATCGAAATCGATGATTGCAAGGGGTATTCGACTCCCAAATTTGCAAGACAAGTATTACGATGTTTTTCTTTGATCTCGCCTGAATGCATGGGGTGATCAACATTCCAGTTTTCTTTCAACGCTTTCTTGTAATTTTTAGTTCCAAAGTATCCTCTCGAACCATGCAAGTTTTCTGTCGTCACCATGCATTTTTCATGAACATCGTCATTTTTCCAAGGATGTGATGCACCGTAAATTTTAAGACACGTCGTCTGGTTCTTCAATTTCAATTCAATGGACGCATTACCTCTTCCACCATAACGTTCAATGCAAACATCAGTGATCAACCTTTGAAGCAATTTTGATGCATTTTTACATGACTTAGAACAAAAATGCAACCTTCTTTTTCGATTTCTGTACAAGTCGTACGATTTACCGCATTCATCACATTGAAATTTATGAACGTGCTTCGTTGATGTCCTATTCCAAGAATCCTTCTTTACGATTTTTTCTACACCCAAGTACATCAATCAATTCTAAATCGAATCAAGATTGATGTTCATTAGATCTCACCATCCGATATCCTTGAACGTACAGCAATTTCTGGTTCACAAGGACGATGAAATCCTGTTCCGACAACATGTTACTTCTCGCTCCCAAGATCATTCCGAACGAATCATCCTCGAACGATTCAACGAATGGCCAATCGCTTGCGACGATGTCATACGAACCCTTGAACACGATGATTGAATCTCCCGGTAGAAATTGATCGTCGGGTACTGAGTTCACTTCGTTCGATTCTTTGTTAGAACTTTCGTTGATTTTGTGTTCGTTTTCGATTGCTTCGTTTGATCATCGATCGTGATCGTTAAATTTTCAACCTTCTGATTATCGAGGTTCAGTACTTGCAACAAGTATCTCCCCCCGTCTTGCTTCGTTGAAAGCGTCTTGATGACCTTTTTCTGATTATTGACGAGCGAGTAGTACTCGGGATTGAAGTAGAGCTTCATTCTCGAGCCGCGTGACGTCCTGATTGAATCAACGAACAATTGGTTCTCTACGTACATGTTCGGATAGGGTTTCGGGGCACCTGAGTGACTGACGAGTGATTTCGTTAGTTTGTTCTTAAAGATATCAAATCCGACCTCGAATTGGGCCGAGTAACCGCTTGAGAGGCCATGAGCATCTATCGAACACACCGAGTAGATGTACTTGCTATTTTTCTTGAATTTTTCATCAATCCAGAACGTTCGAGGTGAATTTGTCACTTCAAGCACGGAAGGATCGGGATTTTCGTTTTGTTCGATGGGCGAGTCGCTATCGTTGAAGTTGAATTGCTTCACAAGGTCGTACGATGACTCAAGCGACGTTCTTTTGAACACCTGAAATTGTTTGATATCCCTTTGAGGGTTCGTGGGTAAATTCCAAGTGACCATCAATTTTTCTGTCTCGTAATCCCAAATGAAGTTGACATCGTTTGGTACGGGTGGAGCCTGATTCTCCGTACACTCAACGTACTCAGGCCTTGATGGTTTTGAACTGATCAATGCTTTCACCATTGCAAGTTCGCCCGTGTCGGCATCGACGGCGGGAAGAATGAATAGGACGATCGTCCTGATCTGGTACCTGTACGTCGAACCGTACTTTACGCGTGAATCGATGATCCGTGTCGCGAATGGATTTTCGATGATCAACCTTTCCTTTTCAATCGTGTTCTGGTTTTGATCGATCTCAAATTTATCAATGACGTAACCAACGACGCGTCTTGAAGATTCATCATGCTTTGTTGAAGAATTTTGAACGTCGAGGTCAATGAATGGAATCATTGTCATGTAGTCCTCGTCCGACGGTATTTGATTTCGTTGCTTTGCAGTTCTTTGCGTGCTTTGTGTCGAATTCAAAAGGTCTTGCAAGTCGCTTGAATAGGGTGAAGTGGGATCGTCAATTTGTGTTTTTAACACGTCATTGATGATCTTAGCATTCAGTTGCACGCTAACGTTCGTTCCTCGAGAAGGTCTTTCAATGATTGCAACCTTGTCACCTCGACCAGAACTGATCGCATCGATCGCTTCCGCGGTCTTGATCCTATCGGTTCCTTCAGAAAGTGAATGAAATGACGCGCCCGATGATCGAGTCAATGATGAAAACTTTGATGATAAAAAATCAGCATCGACATCATCTGATAACAATGAATTGAATTGCTTTGAAAGCTTATTATTACTAACGTTGGAATTCTTCTCAGTATTCAACATGAATTGTTGAAGGGAACCACTGACAACTTCATAAATCTTGTCATCCATCGATCCGTCGTGAAAATTGATGCTTATGAACGAATTCGACGAAAATTGATCCTCAGTCACTATCGAATCAAAATGATCGCTGATTAATTGAGAAGCCTGATCTCGTTTGATCACTTGATTGTCAACATTCTCACTAGAAACTGCGACAGGAATGAACTTTAGTTCAATGTATCGAGGAACCTTTTTCAAAGGAACGTTTGATCCATCTGTACCAGAGACGTTTTTTATGTCAACGTCAATTGACTCTCCCGAGTCATTCGTGCATTCATCTTTAACAAAGTGTTGATAAAAGAACTTTGCTGTGAATCTTTCAACCTCTTTGACGTCAATGGTACATGCTTCGTTCGATGGTAAAGATTGTGTCATTATTCCTCGTCAAACGTTCCAAGCGTTACAAAGTACTTATCGAACGAAGCGGAACCTTGAGAAATATCGTTTTCACGGAACTTGTACGCTCTACGTCGTTGATCGTTTGAATCTACGGGGATGACGATGCGTTTCTTGATCAGTTGTTCGAATGATTTTTTACCGTACTCTGTCTTGATCGTCGCCTCATAATTGATTTCAAAATCATCAGGGTCAATGATGACGTTGAATACTCGATCAAATTGTCGTGGACGAATGATGTTCTTTGACATTAAAACTCCATCGCTGATCGTTGTTTTCAAATTTGAAACCTTTGAAACGAGCTTCACGAGATTCATCAGAGGTTTGATACCTTGACGAGGTAACGAGGCTAAACTTGTGGCAGCCGTGAAAGTGAGGTTCTTGTTGCTTCCAGCAATACCAACCATTCGTGATGACGCCGTCGATCTATTCGATGAAAAGAATGTTCCAATCGAAGAAATCTGACTTTGTTTGATCGTATTTGCAATACCGTTCGTAACAACGGCTGTGTTCTTTTCAATCAACAATTTGATGAACGTGCTTTCGAACATTTTGATCGTTTTTTCATCGTTCGCATCCATTGTGAATGAATGATCCGATGTTGAAATGCCAGTCAATAATTTGATGTAGATCTCGAGCATGTAACTAAGCACATGATTTCGTGCTAGTTCTCGTTTTTGTTGCAACGATAGAAATTCATAACTGGGCGAATTGAATGCACTGTTTGCATCGCCTTCGAGGTAATACGATACCGCTGATGATGAATTCTCGTCAAGTGACTCCCCAAAGTCACGCAATGCAACGGATCCAATGATACTTTGAATGCTTGCTCCTCGAGAAACGTCGTTCATAGTGTCAAAATTTCTAACCGGAAATCTCGATAGCTCGAACAACAGCTTCTGTGGTTTAAAGACGATGTCCTGATTCAGCGTGTCGATCCTGTAAACAAAAATCTTGACAATATCAAGTTGTTTGCTCTTCAATTTGTCGGTCGCTTGTGTTGAAATTTTCCCCTTTTGTGACAATCTTCGTGAAAAATCTAGTGGTAATCCGACGGTCAGAATTTTTTTGTTCAATGCTTTTTTCGTTGAGAATTCTGGTTGAATCAGTGTTTCGTATAGAACGTTCTTAACATTCAATGGCACGTTCACATCGTCCAAAATTTTAATTTCATCGTTCTGAGTGTTAGTTCGAGTCATATCTAACTGTGAAGTTTTGAATTTAGCAAGTATGTCATCTACATTCGAATTCAATAACATGATCTGTTGTTCACTAAGCAAGAACTTCATTTGTTCGGGGTTGTTAATTGTCGTTGTAATCGATGCCATGTTTGTAATTGCTTGTGGCGAATTTAAGAAATTGTAGAACGTCGTTAATGAATCTGATAAACGACGAATCGTTTCAAGAATTAACCATGAAAAACTCTGAATCGTACCCAATTCAACCTGAAGCTTATTCGTGATTGATGATGCACGTTCACGAACGTTTCTTTTTTCAACATGTACGATGAATGTTTCATCGTGCGAAGCTTGAATGCGAGGTTGAAACAATCGTCCCGTGATTCTCGTTGATGTCGTCATCGCCAAAGAGGTGATCATAGTATCAAAGACGACCATCATCATGATGGTATCAAGATGACCGCTGTACACCGTTCGCCCCGATAGATTGATTGCATTGATATGTTTGAATTCATGATACACCTGAAGCATCGTGCTATTGATCAACGTTGAAACAAGCGTACCTTTTCTGATGAGTTTTTTGATTGCTACTAGTGAAACGGTTGAAGTTCTAGCTTCACTCAAATTTGTCGATGTGGGTCGAGTCAGTGAGACCAAAAGCTTTCCGATTTGATTCACAAGTTCATCCGTAAAGGGTGAACTATCGAGTTCTTGTAACGCATTTGGAAATCTCAAATCTGAATTGTAAGAACGTGAAATTTGATTGATCGAAAACAAAAACAGAAGCGCTTTCAATTGTTTTGATTGCAACGCCATGACGAACACGTTCGTCATGGGATCATCTTGAATGTATCCGAACGTATTTCCTTGCTTGTCAGAAAATAGATCAATCGCCCTTTGAACGAACTTGGTGGGATTTAACATTACATTTCCCATGTTCGTTCCCGAGTTCTCAATCATGTTAATGTTCATTCGATCAAGCACAAGATTGTAGTTTTTGTACGCGGTTTTTAACATGCTTAACAACTCATCAAGATTCTTGACATCGAATTTTCCGTTCGTTAGTTGAAAGATTTGATCAATATACCAACTAGCACCAGGTGTAACGAATCCCGAATCACCATCGAGGTACTTTGATTCGAACGGTAATACCGCGACGTTCTGTGAAATGGAAACCTGAGAAAGAGAAACGAGAGAATTTAGATTGCTTAGAGGGATCGATAAAACGTTCGAAGGAAATTGTCCTAAAACATTATCGAACACGTTCAAATTGCCACCATTACCGTTCGAAACCGTGTATTGATAAGAATTTCTCAATAATTCAATCAAGCTAGGATCTAGCAACCCCCTTGAATACGAATACTCCTTACACAGCGCGTTCGAAAGTAATGCCACCTTCGATTCATCGCTCTCAAATGAACTCTGTGAATAGATTGAGTCAAACGCGTTGGCTGTAATGTTTACGACGTCAGCAACATCTTGAACTTGTTTTTTTGCTAGGTCAGCGATACCTTGTAAGCCGGGAGGATCTATCGTCGAAACATTGAAAATTTTTATTGAATCCTTGAAAATGTTCGTAGAATTTTGATCCGTCTTCTTTTTCGTCTTCACGTTCAAGAATTGATCTGATTGATTTTTAATGATCCTTTTGTACTCGTAAAGCATTTGCATCCACAACTTAGTAGATGTAAAAATATTCTCTAGAACCTTACGATCGAACCCCTGTGATTCCAGGATATCAACGAACGTGAATGTCTTTGAGATGAATTTTCCAACCGAAAGTTGATCGAATTTCGAATTCGTGTCATTGTTGCCCGTTGAAAAATTGATTTGATGTTCGAACGATATTTTTTTCGTATCAATGTTGTACAACGAATTTCTCAGATCAAGTTGATCTTTGACGTGTTTCGTCTTGATGATCAGATTCAACAGAAACTTTGATGTCGAGTGCAGAGAATTCAAAGAACTGTTGATCTCAAAACTTCTGATCTTTAGATTTTCCTTCAAGTCTTGATCAGAGTCAGACAATGTCTTCAGCATGTTTATCATGTTGATGAATTGTAGGTTCATAAGTTGAATTCGAGATTCAACAAAGATTCCTTCGTTCGTCATTAATGTCGTGTAATTCTGTTTTTTATTCAATATTGACGTTCCCTGAAACAGCGGCTTGAACGGTGTCAACAAAAGTATTTCGGGCCGATCTTGTGAGATTCCAGTTAGATTTTCGTAGGCTTCAAGTTTCCTCGTTGGGACGATCAGGTCATTTATTGACTTGTTTCGATTGGGACCTGGACGATAAGAAGGCAAAATAAGGTTAGGGATCTTGATAACGGGCGGAAATGCTTGACGATTCGAGTTCGTAGCATTTGAAATCAGATCTTCCAAATTAGTATTCGTCAATGTCGTGAACGAAGTACCTCTTTGTACAATAACGTTCACATTCTTCTGGGGTTCTTTCACGAATAATTTTGAAACGTTAGTGATCGTTGATGAATTCAAGGCGGGACGTGCGGGAGATTTAAGAATTGACGCGGCGCTTAGTGGTTTAGATGGTGATTGAATCTCAATACCACCCGTTCTTGTCACAGTCTGTGCAAGAATTGATAAAGACTTAAAAATTGCCATTATTCTACCTCAATCGAGTTTGAAACGAACTCTGAACTAATCGTGTAATTGTTCCTCACAAATACAATAACGTACTTGAATTCACCACGATCATGTTCGTTCAAAAAATGAAAGTGTTGGATTGTTTGGAACTTTGAATTTGCATGTGACTTGCCAATCATTGTCCTTACACCATGAACATCTTTCATGATCAAGAAATGATCAATCTTATTGATCGAACCGTTGACATCCCATGATATGACATTTCTTTCATTGTCAAACCTGCTCGCCTTTACGTTGCTTATTTCGACGGTGTTCTCATCAAATGAAACGTTCACAACCTCGTACATGCCTAATCTTCCGTATTCAAATGCATTTTTGGGCTTTGTTTTTAGACCTTGTGAGGTAGTTACAATCCCTTCAATCAAGGCTAGAGGATGGTACTTATTCGATGGTTTAAACTGGTATGACTTACCCGTTGTAGGATCAACCTTCGTTTTTAACAATGTTTCAAACAATGTCTCGGCCGAGCGAAGCATTGCATACACTTCGTACTGGTATTTTTGATCGAATTTCAACGGTTTTACGGAATTGTTCTTTTGTAGATTTGCATCATTAAAAATGTTGTTCGTCAATGTTCCAAAATTTTCTCGTTCTCCTGTAGTCAAATTGATCCTTTGAACGTTAAATGAAACAAGATCTTTTATCAGATCACGTTCATTCAATAACTCGTTCTCGAACAAATTCTTCAGTCCCGAACGTTCGAGCAATTTTCGAGTGATGTCTGAATCATTATCAACGAGCCTAACGTTGATCGTGAATGTCACGTTTGGATTGTTCAAATCATTCACGACGCTTAACTGTGAAACAATGATGTCAAGTTCATCTCGTTTGAATTCAATTTTTTCGATCACGGAACTTTGTGAATACTCGGGAATTCCTGACTTGAAATGCATTCTAGCGACGTACTCATAAACGTCACCATTCAATGTCAACGTATCAATCACGGAAACTGAATCAAGGGTTCTTATCGATTCAGTGATTGAAAAATTATCCGTTCCAATGTTTCTGTACGATTTTTCAAACGTCGATAGATTTCTGCCCAAAAACTCGATTGAAACCAACCCGGGAGGAAATGAGGATGCTTCGATCTCGATGCCGGTTTCAACTAAACGAGTTACAAGTGAGAGAGACTTATCTTGAACCGCCCTGTCAGTTTTCAGTATGATGTTCGTGTAACTTGAACCCAGCCTGTCGTTCTTCCCACGGGGAATGAATCTGTACAGAATCGTTGATGTCAACGGTTTATCAACGGGAAATTTGATGAATTGATCGGGATTCACGGTGAGAGTTTTTACGTGCTTGTACTCATCATTATCAACGTTGATCACGTTGATCACTTTTTTGTAAACATCGATCAATGAAGAATTGCGATCAATTTGCTTGACCTCAAGATTGACCCGAGACGAACTTGATGACGTAATGTTGACATCGGGTGCTTTTACGGGTAATTGAAATTGTTGAATGTGCTCTGAAACATTCAATTGCTTAGAAACAATTTGAATGCTTGCTTTTGTCTTTCGATCGATCAATTCGAATTGAACGATGAATTGTGAACCATTCGTTCCTAAACGCTTTCTGACGCGATTCAATATCACCATCGAAGTGGGTATTTCAATCTCATCAGAGAAAACTGAATCTTGAATCTGAATTTTTTGTGAGTCATCGTTGAAATCCGAAGATGATGTTCTATCGAATTCTAGAGATTGAACTTGTCCCACGAGATGCATGTTCAACAATTGACTCACGGAATCGATGACGGTTTCACGAGATTTAGTCCTTCTCAAGATTCCTTCAAATGAGTTTTTTTGCCGTAACGCTCCTGTGAGATAGATCAACGATGCTCGAAGGATCGACTCCCTCTTCAGTGACCATTCTGTACATCATACTTTGTTCATCGACGGTGCTGAAAGACGAGGAAACATTGGTGAAATTCTCGTGAGAGATGAATTGTAAGATCGGCTTCAGATCATTATTTTGATTGATCTCGTTGACTGAAACAGTTCTCAGTACGTTCTTTCTCAACGCGGGAATATCTTCAGTGGGTACACCCGCTTTGATCGCAGTGACAACTTCTTTACTTATTTTTGATGAAAAATCACTCAATTTTGTGGCAATGATCTCAGTTTCTTGCTGGTTTTGAGCCTTCTTCGAATCCTGTGATTGTTGAAGAATATTCTTCACTGCTTGTTTCGAATCATCGAATCCAATTCGTGAATTCACGAACGTAGGATTTTTTGTCACGATCTTGTTCAGGATTCTGACGCGAACGACGGTCGAACCCAGATCGAGCATCTTCAGTTGGTTGACAACGTACCTGAACTCGAATTTCAAATCACCTTGCGTCGATATGTTCTGCAACGTTGCGAAGAACGGATCTACCTTTAAGAGGTTGGTTTTCCTTTGAATACGGTAGAACATTACGAAAATACCATGGTGAATACATGCGAAAATGTGTGGCTTTGTTTGTCATCAACGAATAAATTTCCAGCAAAAAATACGTGTACAAGCGAATTCGTTGACGTTCTGAACTTTCCAAAATCAATGATCCTCAACTTAGAGAGTTGATTGTAGTTTTGTTCAAAGAATTGCATGAATAAGTTATTTTCTCGTGATGTCGGATCGAACTTGATCGTCTTAGAGAGACCGAGTTGTTCGAACGCATCAAGTTCGACCTTCAATTGTTCATACGTAACTAAGTTCCCGTTGGTCGTGCCGAGAGGTGGATACGTTCCCAGGTCGGATCCACCACCGTTCGAGGGAGGTAGGTACCTAAAGTTCAATGAACGAGCAAGACGTGGATCGTTGAATAGACTTTCTTCGTTGTTCACGTTCGCAGTCCACAATGATCGATCCTCGATCGGTGAATCATCCTTAATGAGAAATTCCACGGCGGAACTACTCAAACCGAACGCAGAATCATCGAACAAGTTATCTCGAGTTGCCAACAGTTGAAGTTTGTTGAAATTTCCGATCGATGATACGAGAAGTTCATCAACGGAATCCGTGAACTCGCTTCCTTTCAAGAAAGTGGCCGAAGAAGTAACTGATGTTGTGAATTCAATTATCGACCCATCATTTAATTGGATTCCAGCAGAATTCTTGAAAGACAAGAGACGACCGTCGTCGTTGGATTCAAACGTTATCGAATCCTGTGGAAGGTTCGACGACTCGAATTGCAAACGAACCGTTGCATCCGCGCTACCACTCGCAATGTCGCCCCTGTAATACGTACCCGCGTCAGAAAATGAATAAGAATCAATTCTCAGATCACCACGAGCAACTTGTTTTCGCCCTTCTTCGGTCAATACGACGTCGAGGATTCTCTTTTTTGAATCTAGTATACCGCTCACGTCATAAGTAACTAACCTCTGCTGGGGTACGACCGTTATTAGCCCGACGGTTAAGCGGTTGGACGAACTCTAACGTCTCACATAACGGGAACGTAAGTTCCCTAGCATTTTTGTGTACTCTTCAACCAAGCGATCCTCTCTTCAAAAAGTGGATAACATCCGCAATTTTTTGGATCACGACATGGTTTCAAGTTTGCACGCCATTTCTTTTTGAATTCCATGCATCGCTCAGAGCGACCATTAAAGTTCACTAGTTTGAATTTCGTGCATGGTTTCCAACACTTCATAGAATCTGAGAAGCAAGGGTTGAAAGATCGTTACGTGCATTTTTTTTCAATCCTTTGTTCCACGGTATTTTTCCTCGATGAGATTCACCAATTTTTCGCTTTGTTTCTTCAGAATGTTTTCTTCCTTTTTGACGAGTGCTAATGGTTTTACCAATCTTTATCTTAGATTCTTCTGTGTGATTCCACCCTCGCTGGGTGTCTCCAATTTTTTTCGAGTAGTTTCATTATGATGTTTACCAAACATGCCATTCTTTTCTCCCGAAGTAGCAATTTTATTTGATTCACTGTTTTTGCGTTTTGATTCATCGGAATGTTTTTTACCGTACATAGGGTGGGTTTCACCCCTACACCGCGGATTCGGAATTCCCGAAACACCTTCCCCTCCCATCGTAAAATTAGCCCCCCAACCTCCCCCACAAAGAAACGTATCAAATTCTTTTATTAATTCACGTTCCTTTTCAAATGCTAATTCTTCATCGTCCGTTTCTAAAAAAACTTGACGATCGTACCCATATTTCAAACTAATTCTCGTGTGTAAATTATTACGTGTTTTTCGTTGAAGTCTTTGTTGGGAACCCTTTCCAACATAAAATGGTCGCGGAATTTCTTCCGTAGTGTAATCAACGTAAACCTTAAATTTCATTCCATAAATAGCTAGTTCAGACAGAAATTACAAGATCTGAGAGGCGAGAGTTGCTAACTCGCTTCTTTCACCCTTGAGCAGCGTCATATGAGCAGCGAGCGGGTAATCCTTGAACTTTTCGATAGCATACGTCAATGCGTTCGTGTGGACATCCACATTCGAATTATCGATCTGTTCAATGTCACCCGTCAAGAGAATCTTTGTTCCTTCACCAGCTCGAGTAACGATCGTCTTGAGTTCGTGAATCGAAAGATTCTGAGCCTCGTCAACGATCAGGAATGCATTCGGAATTGAACGACCCCTGATGTAAGCGATCGCTTCAATTTCGATCAATCCACGTTCCTGAAGCATTGTCAAAAACGATTCCTTGGCTTCATTCGCCTTCTTTGTCCTCTTGTTCTTGACAAGGAAGTTGATGTTATCCTTGATGGGCGCGATCCAAGGATCCAGTTTTTCGTCCAGCGTTCCCGGAAGGAATCCCAGATCCTTGCCGACGGGTTGGATTGGGCGAGTGATGACGAGCTTTTCGTAATGTCCCGTATCGTTTCCTGGCATCTTCAATTGTGCCATCGCAGATGCTAGAGCGATCAGTGTCTTACCACCACCCGCTTTACCAGTCAATGTGATCAACTTGATGTCTGGATTCAACAAAAGATCCAACGAAAAGTTCTGTTCCTTGTTTCGGGGTTTCAGACCGTAAACGTTCGCATGAGTCTTCACGGAAACAAGCCTATAGCATTTCTCGTCATTTTGATTCACGCATCGTGCAAATCCGGATGATTTGTTGAGGTGATCCCTTAGAATGATGATTTGATTGGGATACAACACCTTCTCCGACTCGATCAAAAGTTCATCGGTGGAATGGAAATCGTTCAGTTGTTCATCATCGAGCACGAGCGATTCGACGCCCGAATACAGCTCGTCGATGTTCTTATTGATGCTACTTTTCAGGTAATCTTCAGCTTTTAGATCAAGCGCATCGCACTTCAATCGAAGGTTGATGTCCTTCGAGATCAACTTTGCATCGACGCCTGCTTGCTTGAGCTGAAGCATGTAAAGGACGATCGTGTTATCAACTGACGAATTCTTAAGCTCACGAGGGAGCTCGCAAGAAGTGTCAATCGATGCAACACGAAAGATGCCCCCATTACGAAGCGTGATTCCCGTGAACAAATTACCGTTTGATCGAAGCTCGTCCAACGAACGACTGAACTTTCTTGCGTTCCTGCCAACTTCGTCAAAACGTCCCTTGTTTCTATCAAGCTCTTCAAAGACAACTAGCGGTACAACGATTTCATTGTCATCAAATTGTTCAAGAGCACTGGGATCAAACAAAAGAACGTTCGTGTCAAGGACGTAAGTTTTTCTTTTTCATGATTTGTACGGAGATTTCAATTGTTAATAAAGTTGAATCATTAATGCGCAATCTTACTGTAATTAATCGTACTACATGTTTTTCTATTCATGCACAATGCAACGTCAATTGCAATAGAAAATCGTGTGATCAATGGATTGATCACGCGAAAAGTAATAACTGTACGATAATCGCAGCTAAGCAAAAAGGTTCACATACCCTGCAAGAGATCGGTGAAATTTTTGGTGTAACAAGAATGAGAACTTGTCAGATTGAACATGACATCATGACAAAAATCAAAAGCGAGAATCAGAAGATTCTCGCCGACCAAGATTGATTGATGGACGTCGGCATGTGGCATGCTCATACGTTTAAATATGATCCACCACATGCCGACTGACGAGCATTACGTCAATAAAAATTAGACGGTTGGCTCGGGCGTTGGATCAGCCTTAGCTTCCTTATCAAGCGTGACCGATAGCTTCACCAAGGCACCTGCGAGTGACTTGACGTGACGAAGTCCCTTGCGAACTCGAACGCCTGCAGCACGGTTGCCGCGCTCGCCGTTCTTCACGACGTCCAGCTCGAGAGCATCAACCAGGTCCTTGATTTCTTTCCAGTTTTGTACAAATTGACTCATATTTTTCTCCAAGTATGAATGATTCATTCACATCTGAATGTCATTATACGTTGTGATTGTTCGTTGTTTAACCTTTTTACGAAACGATGCAATCAATGATCTCTTTGGGAAATTTGTCACGATGTTGTTTCACAAGACGATTCCAATCAGAATCAAGAATGTACGACACGGCATGGTCATTTTCGTTCCTGATTGACCTACCCAGACCTTGGACGATCAACTTTATCGTCTCTATTATGTACCAGTTCGGATTGTTTGTCATCCTCTTCTTGACGACCTCGTCGCCCAAGAATGGCCAAGGTAACTTGCACAGGATTTGAAATCGACTTCTATCGTCCTTGAGATCGATGCCTTCGAGCATCGAAGGCGACAAGATCACCGTGGGTCGTTCGTTTGAACAGTGATAATCAATGATCTGTTCTCTATTCGTTGAATCATGAATCAGCAATCGATTACTTTTAACGTTATCGTAGATGTAATTAGCAATGCGAAATGTGCCGCAGTGTATCACACCCTTCACGTCTGGGTGAAGTTCCAACAACTCCTTGACGACGGAGGCAATCATGGGTAGCGTTTCATCGATCTTACCTCGTGCCATGCTACCGACGGAAAGAACGTGAATCGGACGGTTCTCTGCTGGAAACGGAGAAGGCATCCTGATGAATTCAGCATCGGACTGGGGAATTCCCAACGTCTTACAAAACGTGTCCTTATCGAGTATCGTTGCCGACATCAGCAAGATTTTCTCACCGAAATTAAACAACTTCTCGTGAGAATACACGGAAACATCAATAGGTTTGAACACGAGCTTGTTAAGCGATTTTCCTTCGCCTTTTTCGTACGTTAAGACCCAATTCTTGGAATCGTACTGGTTGATGAACCTATTCACCTTGCAAACATGCTTGTCAAGTATCTCGTACTCTTTAACGAATGCCGTGAGTGATTTCACCTTCTCGGTGTCCTCACGAACATCATCGTTCAAGTACGTCTTCACCTCATCAAGTCGAGCAACCAAGGCTTTTTTGTACTTGGTCTTGATCCATTTGACCACCTCGTCGACATTGTCGTCACTCTTTGGAAACTTTTTAAGCTTCAACCGGTTCTTTGAGAAGTTCTCACTCAAGACAATCTCGATAAAATTGCTAAAAACTGATTCTAGGGTATGAGCCTCATCACAAACGACCAATTGTCGAGGTTGAATTCCTTTAGCATACGTCGATTCAGCTAGAAAGTACGAGTAATTCGTGAGACTGTCGTTCGCTTCGATGAATTTCTCTTTCTCTTCACGGTATCGACACGAACAAACACACGTCTTATAAATCACCTTGAAGAACTTATGGGCATCCATCAAACGCTGTATCTCTGCACACGACATCGACAATGCCGATGAATCGAACATTTGACACGTGTAGTTGTTCGATGATTTAATCGTCTTTAGATTCGTTGGTTCGTTTCCAAAGTCAGAAATGTATTGTGCTTGCAACGTCTTTTGCGTCGTCAAGTACCAAGTTGCGTTCGGAACCAACGATCGCGGGGGGCGAGACTGCATGTACTTGCTGATCGTGATCCCTATTGCGCTTTTTCCGAGCCCCGTACCGAGTTCAGCAATCACGTACTTCTTTCCCGAAATGAACGAATTCAAAATGAAATCGATCGCTTTAGTTTGCTCCTCTCGAGGATCTTTGAACGGGAAGAATTTCAACCAATCATTCTTTGTTATCATTCGCCCCCGCTAAGCATACCTTCAGCACGAGAACATAATTCCTTCGAAACTGTCGCAAGATCGGAGCTTGCTTCGCCATCTTCAAGTTCAAGTGACAACAGGTAGATCAGGAATAATTTTTGTCGATCTGAAATCCCGAAGTTGTTGATCTCCGCGAGTATTTGCCGACAAGCTAGCTTTTCTTTTGTGAGCTTTTCACTTTCAAGCTCACCAAATTTCACGTCATTCATAGTCTAAATTCTTTCGGTTCGAACTTCGTTTTCAACGATAAAAATGTTCTTAGAAACGATCCTGAGAAGTTTCACGTTCGTGTCACTTTCGGATGAATCCTTCGAGAGAACGATGAAGTTACCCCATTTTTCGTTCTCAATGATGAATTTTGCTTCCTCCCATGAAGAAACATCGGCCACGTCATTCTTCTCGAGCAATGTCACCATTTTTTCGGGCATGCTATTTTTCAGGTCATCGATCGTCGTGATCGAACCCATCGTCTCCTTGTTGGAGATCACGTCAGATTTACCAATTTCGAATACCTTGTGAATGATACCACAATTGTCGCACTGAGCGAATTTCACACGAACGTTATCACTGTCATCAATCACCGAAAAAACGACGAATTGATGGTTCGGAGGATCCTTGAGGTTCTTGAATTGCGAAAGAATGCACCGACAACGTACGAGATGACGAATTCCCTGCATGAATTACTTCTTTTTTTCGAGTGCGTCCAAAATGGACTCAAATTGCCTTGAAAACGTCACGTTCGTCTTGATGAACGTTGATTCGATGGATTGCCGCACGAGCGTTAAAACAGTTTGAAACGCAGCATCATCGATCTTCAGCACGTTCGTTTGCTTCGCAGTGACGAGAATGTGTTCAGCTTCGTCAGCGGTTCGAGTGAATTGATCGTGAATCGCAACGTTGATCTTATTAAGTAAACTCATGAAATGATCGTACATATTTATCGTTCATAATGTACAAATCAAACGTATCATTGAAGGAATCTTATCTTCGTAAGAAAGAGATCCTGTTCGAAAGAACGATCCTTGAAGCCTTCAGTAAGGATTTGATGAAACAAGCGACTGAAATTTTCAAATCGTTGCAATCAATCAAGTTCTCTCAAGCAGGATTGAAGTCGTTGGCGGCAGCGAGAGATTCCGCGGTTCACGATGTTGATTCCGTCCTTTCAAGCAAGTCGGATACGGGATTGATCAAAAAGTTCATCAGCTTGTTCAAGCAATCACAGAATCCTCTGATCGACGCTTTTGCGTTCTGTGACGCACTCAAGAACTTTTTTGAGGACTTTTCAACGTACATTGAGGCGAAGAAGACGGGTGTCGACAATCCTGAAGACAAAACGTTGAAGGAACTCATCGTTGGTTCAACCGATCAAACGACGATCAGCGGGATCACGGACGACCGTCTCCGAAGCGAAAATTTGCGTGATCTGATCATCAAGGGATTTCAGCCCGACGGTGCGATGAAGAAGCTTTCAAAGAATTAGCAAAAAAAGTACATCAAGAGCAACTTTAGCGAGATTGCAAAAGATCTGATGAATGCGAACGTGGGCAAGATCGAAGAGATCTCGAAGGAGATCGTTGAAAAATTGAGCAACGTATCGGAAATTGCAAAATCTCTCACTGGGGCACAAAACACTGCTGCGAAGCAAACGTTTCAGACTTCAGGAACTGAACAAACTAACGTCTCACAACCCACGGGCTCGAGCAACATTTCGGATCCCTCATCAAGTAAAGCGACCGCTGGCGCGGACGATGTCGTAAATAAGCTAAGCGCTTCAAAGAAACAGGCGGTGAAGACGGCGAACGAACTTTACGCATCGATGGAAGATAAATTCGGAAACATTGATTCTGAGACGGTTCGCAAAATTATCGCGGTCCTTGCCTGGCACGATAATATCAAAATATAAAACTTCGTTTCGTTCGAGGTCGTTTCGGTTTTCTCATTTTTAAACGAATTGCTTCACGTTGTTCGATCGTCATGTTCGCCCAACGTTTTGTATGACTTTCGCTCATCTTAGTCGAAATTTTTCACGTTTCTCAGTCGACATTTCAGTTGAAAACGGTCACATCACGTATTCAATACCATACGTTCCGTTTTCATGGGGAAATATTTACCTCATTTCTGAGATTTGATCACTATCGCTCCCAAGTTCCTGATTGAATTCACGCAATTTTTTGCGTGCAATTTTGCAGACGTGACCGACATTGCTAGCATCTTCTCGCCATCGCGAACGATTGTCCCGTTAGACATCAATGATTTGTAGGCTCGTAACACGTGATCGATGCACTGCGTCCTGTACACGATGTTGCTATCGTTTCGCAACCTAACGATCACGTGATTGCTCAACATTGACTTGATCCTCGAGTCGAACGATGCTTTCACGATATCGTTTTCTGAATCATCTCGTTTCTTTTTCAATGAATTAACATGATCAAGGATCCGGGCCGATGCGTTCGTCTTCATCACAACGTGTTTCTGTTCAATGATGGCTGAATCTATCGATCGCAGCGAGTTCAATTCGATGGAGCTCAGTAAATCTCCCCTCAAAGCAGAGACAACATCCACACCCGAGATCACGCTCAAGTCAGCAAGCGAATTGATACCATCGAAATCGAAGTCAACGAGAATCGGAATCACGTTCAACGTTTTTCGGTCAAAATTCGTCTTCAACGTGTGAACGACATCATTTGACATTCCTCGTGAGAACATCAAGATCGTTTCCTTCGTATCGTTTGCCAGTGTTAGAAAGTGGTGAATTTCTGACACGCTTTCAACGTAACCATCGATCAAAAGAACCTTCGGGGAGGTCAAGATCGTTTTCTTTACGTTGAACGCAACATTGAAATCGAACGAATGACCGTCGAATTGTTCAACGATATCAATGTTCGCGCTTGATCGTTCGATCGATACTCGACCGGAAAATCCCGTCATATCAAGGATCGATCGAACGAGATCGATCATGCTTCGATCACAAAAAATTGAAATGATCCAATCGATGTCACTAACTCGTGGGGCCGTCGTCAAAAGCTCGACGTTGTCACGTGATGAATCATCAACAGTTGAATCTTGATTACCCCAATTGATCGACGACAATTCATCGATCGTCAACTCAATGCATTCACGAAATGATCCAGGGGAGGCGGCCTCTGCTTTTAACGCATGAATCACAACGAGATCATGGATCGTCCTATCAATGTCGATAGCGAACCTGTAATCGGACACAACCTGCAACTGAGTGTTGAGAACGTTTCTCTCGTCCGTTGATCGCATCGTCAACGTTGATTTGAACAATTCATCGAACTTCGTTCGAACACGTTCAAGCGATTCATTCATGCTTGAAACGTTGTAAACTTTCATTGAATGAATTTTAAATTTTGTAATGTTCTTTGTACAAACTTATGTTATGTGGCATGTATGCCACATGTTTATGCAATCAAACTTAAATTGAGCAAACCACTCAAATATCCCGCAATTTATATCGGTATCACCAATGATTGGAAATCTCGATTGCTACAACATATCACAAACATGAAAAACCACGATACGAATCGTATATACCACTTTTGGAGAAAATGTGAATCATTTGAATTCAAAGTAATTTACGAAGGCTCATTGAATGATTGTGCCAATCTTGAAACAAAATTGATCAAAAAATTTAAAACTGAAATGGGTGGGTGCTTAAACGTCCATGAAGGCGGTTATCATCCTCAAATACCGTCATCAACTAGCCATCAAAAAAGAAAATATGTACCTATTCCAATTAGAAAACAACGTAGAAAATTACTAAAATTGCTTCGCAAAAGATACATCACACTTATGATGTTGGAACGAAAACATAAAGAAAATATTTAACTCAAGGCCTTCCAATTTGACAAAACGATGGTTACCATGAACTCACTGTTCGTCAAGTCGTACACTGAATCTGTACCCGAACAGGTGGATTAGAATAGTTCCCTTCAATTCCGTGTCGATGCGCGAGCACCAAGATCCAGATCAAAGCAAGCGTCGTTTGTCGTCGTTAAGCTGAGTTACAGTATGTTCGTTGATTGATTGTGTTCGAAGATAGTTTCGTTGTGAGTAGTTCCAGTACGATATTCAGTTGAATTCAGTGCGGCGTTAGTCGTCGTTTCTGAGTGATTCTGATCAGCGTGCAAGAGTGTTTGTAAGTATATAACAATTGAAGTGAACAGATCAGGATTTCAAATACAATGTTCAGGATATTTGTATGATCAACAATCATGTTCACTGAGTCGCTCTTCGCAGAAACTGGTACAAAGATAGATCCTTTGACGCAGATAATCTTCGTATCTGATTATTTCATTGAAGATTACGTTGGAGGAGCTGAGCTCACGAGTCAAGCTCTGATCAATGAGAGTCCCTACAAGGTCGCGAAGGTTCACTCGAAGGATGTTACAATTGAGATGCTCGAACAACACCACAAGTTGTTCTGGATCTTTGGTAACTTCTCTGAGCTCAATTCAAATCTGATTCCCACGATCATCGCAAACATGCGATACTCGATCCTTGAATACGATTTCAAGTACTGCAGGTTCAGATCACCCGAGAAACATGAATCCGTCACTCACTCTCCGTGTCAATGTCATCAGGAATTGAATGGAAAGGTCGTCAGTGCATTCTACCACGGAGCACAATCGTTGTGGTGGATGAGCGAGAAACAGATGGACAAGTACATCGATTTGTTCCCATTCCTGGCTCGCAACGATAACTTTGTTCTATCTAGTGTGTTCGATAAGCAAACGTTGCTCAAGTTCAAGCTCTTAAGGAACCAGATCGCTAACACGGGTAGCTGGACTAAGAACGATTCCTGGATCACTTGCGGTTCCAATTCTTGGATCAAGGGCGCTGAAAAAGCTGTTGAATTCTGTAAAGAGAGGAACCTGAATCATCAGGTGATCTGGAACGTTCCTTACGATAAGATGTTGGAGATTTTTGCTGAATCAAAGGGTTACGTTTATCTTCCTCCTGGATCGGATACTTGTCCTCGTCAAGTAATTGAAGCCAAGTTATTGGGTTGTGAACTGGAGCTGAACGAAAACGTTCTTCATGCAAACGAAGAATGGTTTGATACGAAGGATCTTTCGTTGATTGAAAGTTATCTTTATGCGGCCCCGGGCATTTTTTGGAACGGTATCAAGAGGTCGATTGATCATGTTCCTGCTGTGAGCGGCTACCTCACAACGTACAATTGCGAAAAGCAAAAGTATCCGTACAAGCAATGCATTGAATCATTGCTAAGTTTCTGTGATGAAGTTTGCATTCTAGATGGTGGAAGTAATGATGGAACCTGGGAATTTTTGCAAAAGATCTCTCAAAGTGAATCAAAAGTAAAGATTAAGCAGACACTTCGTGATTGGACGGATCTTCGAGCGTCAGTGTTTGATGGTGAACAAAAGGCACTAGCCCGTGAGATGTGTACGAAGGAATTTTGCGTTCAAATGGACGCTGATGAGGTCATGGGTGACGGTGATGGTCAAAAGATCATTGATATTTGTGTGAAATTTCCAAAGGCCGCGGATTTACTCGCTTTACCCGTCATTGAATTCTGGGGAAAAGAAAAGAAGAAGGTTCGTCTCGACATCGGTCCCTGGAAATGGAGGGTGTCTCGTAATGATCATGATATCACACATGGAATTCCCGGCCCACTTCGAGCGTTTGATGATCAAGGAAAAATGTATTCATTACGAGGTTCCGATGGTTGTGATTACATTTCAAAATCAACGCTTGAAATCATACCTTGCATGAATTTTTATTCACAGGATGTTGATGTCATTCGACGAAATGCAATGATCGAACACAAGGAATCTGTTGAACAATACAATGAGTGGTTCAATGCCGTGATCGAACAACTTCCCACAGTTTTCCACTACTCTTGGGTTGATTTTGAACGAAAGATCAGGTTGTACCGTGATACGTGGCAAAAGCACTGGTTGAGCCTTTGGAACCTGAACATTGAGGACACGAAAGAGAATAACATGTTCTTTGATTGTCCGTGGTCGGAGGTTACGGACGAAATGATCAAGAATTTAGTAGTTGAACTTGAGAAAACTTCTGGACATGTATTTCACACCAAGTTCAATGGTGAATTTTTACCTCACGTTTCAATACGACGTGATGAACCCAAGATCATGCAAAATGTAGAATCAAAGGTACCATGAAGATCGTTCATATCAAGCAAAAGTTAAAAGACATTGGAATTGAGCTCGAAAATCTCTCGTTGGGAGACTTCGACAAAATTGGTTCAATGACAGCGCAAAAGATGCGTGAACCTTCGGATCCGCTCTATTCTCGAGTGGGGGCGCTGTTTCGTCCCAATTACGAGAGGGGTATTCTTGTCTACTCGTTGATTCGTGCGTACAGCTTGAAATCAATGCTCGAGATCGGAACCGGCCGTGGGTTCACATCGTTCTGCGCGGCCAAAGCTTTTCATGATATGGGAATTCAAGGAAAGATCGTGACAATTGATCCGAATCCTAATGAACAATTCTTTGGACAATGTCGAACGGTGTTTCCGCAAGAATGGTTTTCAATGATCAACTTCGTGAAGGGAACATCTAACTCAGTGTTTCCGATGTTGAACAATCAAAGGTTCGATCTTATCTACATCGATGGTTCTCACGACTACATTGATGTGAAAAATGATCTTGATTCTTCGAATAAACTTTGTGATGGTTTGATCCTTTGTGATGATTACCATCTTCCTTCAAAGAACGATCCGGGAATTCAATGTCGAAAGGCAATTGATGAATTCGACTGGAAGGCAAATGGTTACGTTGAACCCGAATTCATTCGTGCGGATCGTAGGATCTTTTTTGACGATAGATGTTATACGGATGAACAAATTGATTATGGCCAAATTCTGTTTTCAAAGGAACAACTTTTGAAGGAAACATGGTGAAAAATAAATTCATCATTATCTCACCCATGTTCAATGCGACGAAAACACTTTCTCGCATGTTACATTCGATCGTTGGACAATCGTACGAAAACTGGAAATTGATCTTGATCGATGATGTTTCATCCAGTGATGATCGAGTTAAAATTCAAGAAATTTTGAGCGGATTTCAATCAATCGAATTCTTACGACATGAAGAATTTAACCAACCAAGAATTCACGTGATCTGGAATTCTGAGAAAAAATGGGAAGTTGCGAATGTTTTACAAGGACTCAAGTCTTGCAATGATGACGATATCGTTGTTCGCATTGATGCAGACGATTTTTTAACAGATCTTGATGCGTTCAGGATCATTGATAACGTGTACGAACGAACGGGCTGTGAATCACTTCACACTGCGCATCGATGGCACGATGATCATCAAGTATCATTTCAAAATATTTCAAGCGAATTTCCATCGGGTTCCGATCCGTACAAAACTCCTTGGGTGACATCTCATCTCAAGACGTTTCGTAAACGATTGTTGAACAACGTGAAGGATGAGAATTATCGTGATGTGAATGGTGAGTATTTCAAGAGAATCGGTGATCAAACCTTTCATCTACCAGTCCTTCGTAATTCAAAGAAGAACGTGTACGTACCAATGGTGATGTACAGTTACTTTTGTCCCATGAATCCTGAGAACTTTCAAACGGATGATGCGAAATACCAGCGTGATGAGGCAATCTACCTAAGATCACGTGGTTACATCGAATGAAATCTCCCATCAGCACGATGTTGTTCATTAACGGAATGTTGATTGCGGAATACGATTACAAGTTCATTTTACAGGATCGTTCGATAGAATTCAAGCACAACAAGTTTTCAAAGTACGACTACATTTCATTGTTGATCTTTGTGGCAGGATCCTTGATTGATCGTGTAGAATTTAACGTTAGTGACAAAGAACACGGTTCGAGACAAATAAGTTTCATACGCCCTTGAAGTGTGTTATCGTTGTCATGATGATCCATCTAAAGAAGCTAGCAACGGTGTATGTTTGTCTTTCGTTGATTAGCTTTGTGTACATACTGAATCGCAATACAAAGTACATTCACGAACATCCGAGTGAATTTATCTCAAGTGAAATACGATGAAATTCTTGTTTTTATTTTGCATTCTCGCCTGCGAGATTAAGCCCTACATTCCGACACCTTGTGAAATTGCGTCCGAAGAATGGAGCCACCTGGACGGAAACGTTTTTCGGTGTGACACTAACGAATGTGTCAAATGGTTCATAGGTAAAGCCGAGAACTCTACGAAGGCGTGTGCAGCTTGCATGAAGTGGGTCATCAATGATCCCGTTTAGAACAACGGTCGATCAATTCGTTAAACTTCAGACAATAATCGAAAATTTGACGAACGAAGGTTCATTCAATGATGAATTTCTCACGAACGTTTATTGTATTGCAACCTTTGATCAAGGAATGTACGAATTGCTCGAAATGTTGATGGATGAAACGAACGTTGAAGAACGTGATCTGACGCTTCTTGAGATCGAGAAAACGATTAAGGATTGGAAATGAAACTTTACATCAATCGTCAATACCGTTCTGGGCCGTTCGGCGGGGGAAATAATTTTGTGCGCGGCTTTTTCAACCACTTTGAAGCACGTGAAAAAGCCGGTGATAAATCTCATGTTCTTTGCATGCCAACTGATCCCAAGGCGAATCCCGATGCAATGTTGATCGTGGGTCTCGATAACGATGGAACGGGAATAAGCATCGATCAGGCTTTGATGTACAAGATGACGTACAATCATAAGCTGAAGATCGTTCTTCGAGTGAATGAGAATGACGCTCGGAAGGGAACCACCGACGTAGATGACAAGTTGATCAAGGTTTCAGGAATGATCGATGCAACAGTGTTCGTTTCTGAATGGTTGCGAGGGTATTTCGATGATCGAGGATGGAAATGCAAGAACAATACGGTCATTGTCAACGGGGTTGACAGGGACATCTTCAAACCTCAAGAAAAGTTGAACAACGGGAAGGTGAACATCGTTTCCCACCACTGGAGTGATAATCGTCGTAAGTCAGGGAACATCACTGAGTGGCTCGACAAGGACTTCATAGCCAAGCGAAAGGATGAATACCAGTTCACGTTCATTGGTCGCACTCAATGCAATCTCAAGCATTCGACGATCGTTCGCCCGTTGAGCGGGCAGAAACTGGGCGAGGAGCTTGGAAAACACGATGTTTACTTTTCTGAATCATTGTTCGATCCCGGTCCGAATTCGATCATCGAAGCCGTGACCTGTGAACTTCCAACGTACGTCCATTCTGATGGAGGCGGTTCGGTCGAATTTGCAGGCGCCGATCACATGTTCAAGAGCTTCAACCAGCTAGAACAAATCTTGCTTGAGAGGAAATTCACCAAGAACCCAACTCACTTTCAATCCTGGGATTCTTGTATTGATGAATACGTGAAATTCATGGAGAAAGTTTGATGTTTGCAAAAGCAATCGTGGGATTTTGTGGTTGGTTAGCGGTATTGGGAATAGTTGTGTTTGGAGTATGGGCATTCTGGCATGCATTCGACGCCATTCATCTTCGTGAACAATACATTAAAACTCACCAATGGTGTTCACAAACGTCCATCGGTGAATTTTGCGGCTCACTTGAGCTTGATTGCTACCATGAAGTGAAGAATGCTCGTGATTTGTTGAATCGTGCAAATGTCTCGCTTCTTTCTCAAACATGCATTGAAAGAAAGAAGTAAGATCCATTTGTATGGTGAAACAAACGTTTTACGAATCCTTCTCGAGACTTCTTTCACAGAATTTAACGAAGTTCACTGATGGTCGACCTCTTGACAAAACAACGTGTTTAGCGATCTACGAAACCGTATTTGGAACCGTTCAACTCATCGCTGAGAATGCAGAATTGAAGATCTCGAACGAATGTTGCAATTATGTTGCTCAACAATTCTATGACGGAATTTTGATTAACAATAATCAAGAGCTCGATCCCAACATTTTTGATAAACGAGCAAGGCTCGAGAATATCAACAACAAGGATCTTGTGACGATGCTTGCATTGTTCGAAGGCACCGATTTCAAGATCGAAGTGATCGAAGCCCTTAAAAGGAGGAATTGATGAAAATTCGCGTGGAAGATGTAATTAACGATATGAATCGAATCATGATTTACATCGTGTGTGCTTTACCACCCCTCTTTTACTTTTTGATTTCTGAATCAACTAGCAAAGCATTGTGGTCGTTGTTCTTTGGTTGTTTCATGACGATTGTTGCGATTCAAGCAAGACGATTGTACGACAAGTACGTTTCATACGGAGGTCACAGTGAAGAAGAGAATCATCTATGATCTTTTTTGTTTGTTCTGTTTGATCGTTGTGTGTCTTTGCGGCGGTAAGGCGCTCGATGTTCATTTTGACAAGGTAGCATATCAAATTTGCTATACTATGTGCGTGATTGTCAACGTCGTTGTGTTCACGTCGAGCATCCTTTCGCTCCGTGCTCGTTTGTTGGGGACACGTTGATGAAATCCCCACGAATGTTTTTTACGGGTCTCGGGTTTTTCGTAGCTTGTGCTGGATGCACAATTTGTCTATTCGTATACGGCCGAGGGAACGAATTCACTGCTTGCTTCTTCGCCGCCTGTGCTTTTGGCGTCGCTCGGTACTTTCGATGAAAGTTCTTTTCGATGGATGCGATTTTCAAAGTCGAACAGGTCCCAATAGTTTCGCTCAACGTTTAGCGACCGAATTATTGAATCAAGGACACGTCATTGCGGATGATAATGACTACGATGTAGTCCTTGCATTCATTGAAACATCGTTTCGTGATTACAAAGCCCCCGTCGTCCTTCGTTTGGACGGAATTTGGTTCAAGGATGAGAATGAATTCAAGATCAAGAATCGAGGAATCAAGAGAAGCTATGAGTTCGTTGATCATGTCATCTGGCAATCGGAATTCGACAAGAACATGGTCACTCATTGGTGGGGAAATCGATCAGGTTCTGTCGTCCATAACGGAATCTACATTGATCCAATCAAGAATGAATCCGACATCGCTTCTGAAATTCTCAAACTACGTCAAACGTACGACAAGATTTTTTGTTGTTCCGCTAATTGGCACGGTCAAAAACGGTTACGACAAAACGTTGAACTGTTTCGGCATCTGAAGAACGGCCTCTATCAAAACTCCTGCATGATCATTATGGGTAACAATGCCGAACAAATTTCGGGTAATGATCTTTTTTACACTGGCAATCTTCCACATGAAATTTGCGAACAGGTATTTGCTGTGTCAGACTGGATGATCCATCTCGCGTACCTCGATCATTGCCCCAATACGGTGATTGAATCACTGATGCAGGGAACTCCCGTGATTTGTTCGAATCTCGGTGGAACGAAAGAACTCGTTCAAGGATTTGGTGTCCAATTATTGGAACCAAAAGACTACTCTTACGAGTTGATTGATTACGAAAATCCTCCTCTCATTGATGTCAATCAAATATCTCTACTCCCCGAAACATCATCTCTGGGAAAACATCTCGATATCGATATCAAGAACGTCGTGAAAAAGTACATTTCAATCTTTGAATCGTTGATCAATGAAGTTAACCTTTAGAGACATTCGGCCGGGTGATCTGTTGTTGTGGGACACAATGGGATCCATTGATCGAGTTGAGTTGATCGTTTCTATGAAATTTGTATCATCCTATGGAACGTCAGTGGAATACGATTGTTTAGAACTACATAATTGTCGTCAAAGACTTTCATCGTATTCGTTGAATGCTGATTACACAAGGAACGTGAGAATCATTAGAAATGAAAAAATTGATTAATGGGAAACGAGTTGCATTCGTGATCGGGTGTGTTGTTGTCTACAAGTTAGCAAAAAAAATCATTGAAGTTTCAGAGATCTGGGATGTTAAGTGAACAAAGTATTCGTTTTAGCCCCTCAAGAGAATTGGATCGTTGATAGGTTCAAAAAAGAATGGGATCAGGATAATATCGACATCAGCGTTCAACATCCCATCGATGCCGATGTGATCTGGCTGTTGGGTGACTGGTGTTACAAAAGAATTCCCTATGAATTATTGAAACAACGTAAGGTGATCACCACTATTCATCATATTGTTGAGGAAAAATTCGGTGTTGAAGAACGTCATGATTTTGCAACACGTGATGAGATCACGGATGTTTACCACGTGTTCAATGAGCGTGTTCTTGATTTTGTGAAAACTTTGACGGACAAACCGATCGAGCTGATCCATTATTGGGCAAACCAAAATTTGTACAAACCTTCAACATTTTCGAAGCAAAAACTGCGTGATAAACATGGCTTGCCTCAGGATGCTTTTATCGTGATCTCAGCGCAGCGGGACACTGAAGGAGATTCGATTCAATCGGGTAATTTTTTGCCAAAACTTGAAAAGGGTGCAGATTTGTTCGTTGACGCGATTGAAAAGATGAAAGCGTCAACGCATCCAAACCTGCATTGTCTTTTACTGGCGTGGAGAAGGCAATATGCAATTCAGAGGTTGATAAAAGCAAAAATTCCATACAGTTACTTTGAACTTCCAAAACACGAAGATCTCTGTGAACTAATGCAATGTGCCGATCTTTACATAGTTGCATCTCGATGCGAAGGCGGTCCACAAAGTCTGATTGAAGCAGCATTGTTGAATGTTCCAGTTGTATCTACACCTGTTGGAATTTCGGAACAAGTTCTTCCGCAATCGGCGATCAATTTTGATGTTACACGAGCTCTCGCCACAATTCCGAACGTTGAACACATGAAATTGCCTGGTGGATACGAGCCTTATCGTAGACTGATTGCTAGTTTGTAATGTTTTACACGTTGAGTTGTGTCATTCTGCCCGTGGTAGTATTAGCGATCATTTTCAGGACGAAGGATTGGATCTATAAATCATGACATCGAATACTTTGTACCTGTTCGTGAATTGTTCAATGGAGAAATCTCGTCATGATATTTCCGTGAAGGTGATTGAAAACCTCAAGAACGAACAAGCGAAAAAGAACTTCAACATTGAACGAGATCTCATCGTATTCGACAACGGTTCAACGGTTGATGGTGCGATCTCGATGCTGAAAAAGAATTTTGCAAACATGTACCGTTCAAGCACGAACAATGGATATTGGTCAGCCATCGATCACGTGTTGAATAATTTTGAGACGATGATCGATGATCAAGAACGTTTCAAGTACATCCATGTCATGGAATCTGATTTGATCTACTATGACATCGAGAAGTTCGATGCTTGCGAAAACGCGTTGAACAACAATTCTGATATTGGTTCAATTCGGTTACAGGAATACGATGTTAAGTCGCAGCATCTTTACGATAAAACGTTGCAACATCCTCTTGGTCGAAGGTACGCTTGGGAGGCTCATGTCAACCATGTCACGCAAGAAAAGATTCGAATTAACCCTCTCGAAGGTGAGATTTACGATACAAATTTTTTAACGAAGTTATGTTCGCTGAATCAGCTTGACACGATGTGTGAGATCTTTCAAGAACTTTCAAAACTCAAGCAGTTCACAGAAAATGATTTTCAGCGGATGTACCATTCATGGTATCCACGAATCGGTCTACTTGACGGGGGGTTGTACCATGGAAAATTAGGACACCATGAAACGAATCCCGGCGTTGTAACTGGTAGCTGGTCAACTAATCTCGCTGGAACGGGTTACAAGCCAACTCGTGTTGATCGAATCATCAAGTACGATCGGGTTGAAAAGCTGTGAAAGGCATTTTTTGGATCTTGGTCGTTGTGATCATTATCAAGACGTTGCTGTGGCCCCTGACACGCGATTTGATCAAGCGAATGAGTGACGATGAAGAATAAACGTGTGGTTGTCCTCGGGTCAACCGGAATGTTAGGACACGCGGTCTGTCGTGTTCTTCGAGAGAAAGGATATGAAATCCTACCATCGGTAAGAAAGTTAACGAATGACCGTCTTGATGGTACGTTCGAATTCAATATTTCTCATGAATTTTACCATGAAAAAGGTGGCAAACAGATTCCCGATTGTGATTTTTTGATCAATTGCATTGGTGCAATCGTTCAAAAGCAATATTCAAAGACTTCATACATTTCATTGAATGCTTCGTTTCCGTTACATCTCGCTGATGTTTGTCAGGATCGCGAAATCAAGATGATCCATCCTACGACTGATTGTGTATTCTCGGGAAAGAAGGGTTCCTACGTTGAGACGGATATTTTTGATCCCGATACAGATTATGGACATTCAAAGAAGTTCGGCGAACCCTCGAATTGCATGGTTTTGAGAACGAGCATCATCGGTCGAGAGTTGAATTCAAGTCACAGCTTGCTGGAATGGGCAATTTCTCAACGAGGAAAACAGGTTGATGGTTTCACCAACCATCTCTGGAATGGAATCACCAATGTTGAATTTGCTCATGTTTGTCATGATATTATCAAGAATGATCTTTACGACAACGTCAAGCGCCATGTGTTTTCAAGCACATTGTCAAAGCATGAAATGCTATGTAAGTTCAACGAAAGGTACGATCTTCGAATGAAGATTCGTCCAATTGAGAATGAAATTCGTGTTGATCGATCACTTTCAACGATCCATGATCTGAACGAACGATTGAACATCCCGACGTTCGATCAAATGATACGAGAACTTTAAAATTTCCCGCTCGTAACTCAACTGGTCAGAGTCGGTCCTTATAAGGCTAAAGATGTGCGTTCGACTCGCACCGGGCGGACCAACTTTATCTCCAAGTGCGTTCTGGAACGTTTACATTCTTGACAATGAATTCTTGAAACAATCGTTCGAACTCGTTCGTTGATCTGTCCGCACAAATCGGCCCCGCATCTTCGTTCTTTCTAGCACTACCAATCATGTGCCAGTCCTTGAACATGTCGGATTGTGCTAGATCAAAACCTTTCATCGCAATTTCACGAGTTCGATTCGGTTCCATGGAATTCGCATTTGCAATAGCGGCGTAGATTGCTAATTGCGATTTTAGACCGCGTCGCAGCCCGTATTGAAATGCGTTTCTTTCATCCGACATTCTTGCATGGCTTCCGGCAATGAATTGAAGGTCGTAGACATTCGTTTTGGTCACGGTAACGTTTCTATCCGACCAAAGGTTGTGATCGAAAGGAGAGAATTTAACTGCTTGTCCATAGCTTGTCAATCCCGCTTTGATCGTGAGATTTGACAGGAAGTCAATTACGGGTGGATCGCATTGTCCCAAAGGATCACCCTTCATTGATTTACACATCCGATCGAGAACATGTTCGGTTGCAAGCACGATGTCTGCATCGACCTTGAATCGAATGCAATCTGACGGAGCATTGTTGAAGAATTCATAAAGTTCCTTATGGGCGTCATTTTGTGATTCAGGTTGTGAAATCAAATGATGCTCGACGATCTTTACGTTTTGTTGTAAACGAATCGTATTGAGGCACGTACGAATGATTTCTTCCCCCTGGAACATTGTAGCGATCACGATTTTTTGCATCAGGAGGTTCTCCCGATCAATTTATTGACCTTTACAAAGATTTCATCCCCATCTCGACGGCGTCCCGACTTGACATGTACAAGAAATGGATCGTTGTCAATGTGGTATTCATCGTAGTAATCATCGCCATCAACCTTGATTCGAGGTTTGACGTCCGTCGTGCTAGAATTCCAATACGGGCCTCCGAATTTTTCTCCAGTCAACGAATTATCTTTCAGGAATTGTGGAATTTGCCATCCCGTGTCTCTGAGAAGTTCGACACCTGCTGGAAGACCGTACAATTTTCGTTCACCAACCGTGAGAGGTGTTGTATCTGACTTGTTCGGTCGAGGGTCGAATTGATTCCAGGGTAGATCACGTTTTAATGCTAACCACATAATTCCCGGCTGCGATCTAAATGCGTTGATGGGAAATTGTTTACCAACACGAATTGAACTGTCTTCGTAGCCAATACCGATGCAATCTACTTGATCAAGTCTTTCTAGAACGCTTGAATCCCAACCGTCGAACATCAGGTAAATGTCACTATCGGAAATGATATTCGTGGTAGAACAATCTAGAGAACGAAAACATTCAAGCATCCCCTCACCATGTTGAACACTTCCTCCCATTCCGTTCCATGACGTTTTCTTGACACGATGAATTTCCCATCCCGCGTCAGACAACTTTTTGATGTTGTCATCCGACATGTTCAGAGTCCAGGCAACGTACTTGATTGACGTATCCGATAGGTACTTTGCAAGTTCAATGCAACGTATCGCATGTTTGTACGTTAGATCACAGCAAAATGTGTGGTAGTGAATCACAAAGCATATCCTTTTGGAATCAACCAGTCCTTGATTTCATCGACCGTGCTCGTTTCTCTGATCTTTTCTAGATCGTCGTACGTCATTTGAATGAATTCATTGAATGTCTCACCGATGATTTGAGTCATTCCATCGGTTGGTTGATGTTTGATCTTTACGAACGTTAGTCCGTGATCGAAATTACCGATCAACATGTCAAGTCCTACATCTTTTAATGTGTATGCGGTTTTCCAAGCGGTTCCACAAGCTTCTCGTTCTTCGAGTTCCCTAGTTGCTGGATTACAATCGTGCATTGCAATGATGCCACCCTTGTTCAAAACATTCCACGCGTTCAAAAAATCAGTGAGTACCTGTTCTGCCGTATGATCACCGTCAATGAACACTAAATCAAACGTTTCTTTGTTGGTTGCAAAGAAATCATCTGATAGCATTCTATGTGTACCACCTGAAACAGGATCGACACCAATTTTCTTCGCAGCCCGAATGTTCGCGAACGTGCTATCATTCTTACACCCGATCTCAAGGTAGGAACGATCTTCACTCGTTACGATGCTATCGAGTGCGAATTGAAGCATTTCTGATCTGTTGAATTTTGCCATTTAAACCATCTCAAATATACAACTCGTTTCTCTTGAATAAAATGAATTGAGATGAAGTACCTGATAATTGGCGGTACGGGATCATTGGGTAAGAAACTCATTGATCGCCTACAAAGTGATAACGATGTCATTGTTTATTCACGTGATGAAAGTAAGCATTGGACGTTGAGAAACGAACTCAAAGTTAGGAACATTACGAACGTTAAGTTCATTGTTGGTGACGTTCGTGATTACGACAAGATTTTGCAAACATTGAATGAGGAACGTCCCGATAATGTCATCATTGCGGCGGCCTTGAAACAGGTTGATACATGCGAAATATCTCCCGGCGAAAGCATAGCGACAAACTTGACTGGCACTCAGAACGTCATTCGTGCCGTCAATAATTGCAGGTTCTTTCCCAAGAAGGTGTTATTTGTATCGACCGATAAAAGCTGTTCGCCCGTAAATTCTTATGGAATGTGTAAAGCGATATCTGAACGAGTTGTCACAAGTCAAAAATATGGTTCCGTAGCAGCGAACGGGGGAACAAAATTCTTATGTACTAGGTATGGAAATGTACTTGAAAGTCGTGGTAGCATAATTCCGCTTTTTAAGTATCAATTAGAACATGCGGAATTTTTGACCGTGACAAATCCATTAATGACACGATTTATCATGACACTTGATGAAAGTGTTTCATTGATTCAAACAACTCTCGCTCGAGGTGAGAACGGAGAGACGTGGATACCAATTCTTCCAGCAATGAAAATTGGTGATTTAGTTGAAATTTTTTCTGAATTACGTGAAAACAAACCCATCAAAATAGTGGGATCAAGACCTGGAGAGAAATTGCATGAAGAATTGGTAAATGAAAGTGAAGCATCACGAACCACCGTGAAATTAAACTCGTTGAATGAGCTAACTCATTATGTAATTGATGCGGCGCTTAGTGAAAAATCAAATTTACCTTTTGGTTATTCTAGTGATCAAAATGTTCTTTCAAAGGATGACTTGCGGCAAAGACTTTCAACGTTAGGCATTTTAGATGCTTCTCTTGCTTCTTTCGTAGGAAGAACAATTGAGGAAATTTCAAATTGATTCTTGAGGTTAAACAAGATGTTTGGTTTGAAAAACAAAATTTGAAATTGATTCGTGTTAAAATTAGTGAATTTATCAATGATCCCAAAATGTGCTTGAATATCGTATGAAGTACCCCCTTTTCAAGGTTCATATCAACGTTGCAAGTGCAATGAAAAACATCAAGAAGGTGTTGCAATCAGGATTCATTAACGAGGGGAAGCAAGTAACCGAATTGCAAGAGGAACTTCAACGGCGTTTTGAAACCCAAAACTTAGTCTTGCTGAACTCCTGCACTTCTGCAATAACTCTTGCATTGAGGTTGTGCGATATTCGTGAATCAAAGGGACATGCGGAAGTACGATACGACGTTGCTACGTCGCCGATGACATGTGTAGCCTCAAACTGCCCTATTTTGAACGAAAAATCGAACATCACATGGGTTGATATCGATGCCCAAACAGGTTGCATGGACGTTAATGATTTGCAACGAAAACTTGAAGGCTCAGATTTGATCAAAGCTGTGATCGTCGTCGCCTGGGCAGGAATTCCGCCAGAGCTTGAACGACTTTACGACCTGTGCAAGAAATTCAACGTTCCTTTGATCCTCGACGCAGCCCATGCTTACGATGCAAGGTTCAACGGGAAGCACGTTCATGAGTTTGCAGATTACACTTGCTACAGTTTTCAAGCTATCAAGCATTTCACGACCGGTGATGGCGGTATGTTGATTTGCAGTGACCAAGAAAAGCACCTTCAGGCAAAGAAATTGAAATGGTTTGGTATTGATCGTGATGGCACAAAGGATGTTGAAGGAAACTGGAAGGGGCAACGCTGGGAGATTGACATTGAAGATGCGGGATACAAGTTTGCAATGAACAACTTGACCGCCGCCTTGGGACTATCACAGGTGAAGCATATTGACAAGATTCTATCAAAGCATCGATGGAACGCAGGGATTTACGAGAATGAGTTTCGTGATTCAAAGTACGTGATGTCACTTAAGACGCCCGCTGGTAGTGAACCGTCATGTTGGGTACATTCAATGCTTGTAAAAGAAGGCATCAATCGTGAACAGTTGTGCAAGAGGTTGAACGAAGAAGGTATTGAAACGGGGATGGTTCACATTGCGAACGATGTGTACTCTTGTTTCAAGCAATTCAAAGCTGATCTACCGGGTGTCAGAGATTTTTCAAACAACCACTTTGCAATCCCCGTTGGTTGGTGGTTGAATGACGACGATATCGTTCACATCGTGAAACGAGTCAATCAAATTTGCGAGGAAATTTATGTCGCTTAATGTTGCGTTTTTGTCTTACCGTGAATGGGCAAATCCCGTCTTCGAAGCCGTCAAAAAGCACCCCAAGATCGGTACGATCAAGCGTTTTTCGTCATCTGAGCAATTCATTCAGTACTACGGAACGGGTAAAGGTCTTGTTTCCACTACTTCGACGCCCGATCTTGTTATCTACTGCGGTTGGAGCGAAGAGCCGCTTGAAAACTGGGTGAAAAGAGTCCTTCACGTTGGTGTTCATTGTGCCGAAGCTGATCTTTACAGTGGTGGTTCACCGCTTCAGAATCAAATACTTGACGGTATCAAGATCACCAAACACCGAATCTTCAAAGTTTGGTATCCGGAACTTTCGTTGCGAGAATGGTCACACGAGGTTGATTTGAACCTTTCTGGAAACATGAAGGACATTCTTGATCAATGCACGTACACATCAATAGATCTATTCACTAGGTTTCTAGATGATCATCCTGGTGTTGGCAAAGAACATGACATTGACTGGAAACAATGGCCTGAATCTACCGTTCATCGTCCTCGCAGAAAACCTGAAGAAAGTATTTTGACAAAGGATAACGTTGCTAACATGACAACGAAGCAATTGTACGATTTTTTCCGTTGCTTGGAGGATCCATATCCTAACGGAAGTATCACCGACGAGCACGGAACGCTTTACGTTAAGAACGTGGGATTCAAAGCAAAATGAAGATTCTATTTGCGGGATACCGCGATTGGTCGCACCGTGTTATTGATGCGGTTGAATTTGGATGTAAGAATATCGAATTATCGATTGTAAATACGCAAGAACAATTGCTGAGCACGTTAACAAAAAAATCATTCGATCTCGTGTTCCTGATCGCATGGAGCTGGATTGTACCGAACGATCTTTGTGAGAAACACATGATCCTGGGAATTCATCCGTCGGATCTTCCGAGGTACGCTGGCGGGACACCGATCCAACACCAGATAATCGATGGACAAGAAGAATCGAAGGTCACGTTGTTTCGAATCACTCATAAATTGGATGCGGGGGCGATCTATGCACAGAATTCGTTTTCACTGAAAGGTCACATGAGCGATGTCTTTAATGAGCTCGAGAGATCATCGTCGGAGGTGTTGGTGGATTTCATTAAGGCCTGGCCCGAAGTTAATCCAAGACCGCAGAGTGGTCACGAAAAGCCATTGAAGGGGTTCAAACCAAAGGATAGTTTCCTTTCACGAGAACAATTGAAAACGATGACCGCAATCGAACTTTACAACTTCATGCGTTGCAAAGAAGATCCATATCCGAATGCATGCGTTGAGGATGAAACTGGAACGCTGTTCTTTGAGAGCGTGAGATTCGAGAAGAAATGAAACCTTCAGATTACTTTTCAAGCCGTCCATCAAAAGCGAATACCCAGCTCGAATTTCAGAAATGGTTCAATGATTGCGATTCAATCAATGAATCGATAAGTTCAGGATTCACTGATTTCGTTCATAAGATCTTCACGAACGATTTTTATCCATTGATTGGTGATCCATCAAAGTGTACCGCGCTCGAAATTGGATTCGGTGGCGGCCGATTGATGCTTCCGGCTGCGTTCTTTTTCAAGAAAGTCGTTGGAATCGACATTCATAATGACTTTCATAGAACAAGAATTTTTCTTGAATCGCAGGGACGAAAAAACTACGAATTATTCAACGGGTATCATCATTTGACGAATCAGATTCCCGAACAAAGCATTGATTTCGTGTACAGCTTCATCGTGTTCCAACATTTTGATTGTTGGGCGGTCGCTGAAGGTTATCTCATTGAACTATCACGTGTGATGAAAAAAGGTTCTTGTGGTATCATTTACTTCGGAAGGAATGATAAGAACGCTGGTAACATTCACATCGAAAATCCTACAACGTACGAAGATTTTCCGATGATACTTCACGTATCTGAAGAATTTGCAAAAGAACGAATCACCAAGAATGGATTCACCGTGATTGAATCAGGTATCACAACGAAGCGACCTTGGCAAACGAGCCCTAGTCGACAATTTTACGTAAAGTTCAAATTATGAGTCAAATCAACGTTCTTCAAGTTTGTGATAGCATCGAGTACGCGACCACGAATTGTTTTCATTCACAATTGTCATTCTCGCTTCACAACCATCCAAAAGTGAACCATTCATTGATCACCAACAATGAGATCGACAAGGTCGATCTTTCTTGTTACGATCAAGTGATCATAACGATGCGTCAACGTTACCTTCAAAAACATGTTGATCAGGTTGCGAAGTCGTTGAATGGTCATCGTGTAGTTTTCTACGATCAGGATCCCTGGAATTCGTTCGCTGATGAGATGCCAGAGTACCTTGATTGCTACGCTGATTTCAAAAGAAAGTTGAACGTCAAGCACGTCGTCACATCTTCATGGTGGGCTAACTGGCTTAGATCACAAGGTTACGATGCCGACCACGGTGACATGTGGTTGCTTCCTCAAATGTGTCATGCTGAATTGTCACAACCTCGAAATGTGAAGATCGGATTTCCCGGACAGATTCATACCGATAGAAAAGAATTGTTCGATTACTTGTCATCGAAGAACGTTGTAATTCAATTCTACACTTGGTTAAGCTACACGCAGTACATGAATTCAATTTCCGACATTGAAACCGTCGTGTATCGTGACGATAGATTTCACACGTATCGTGGCGAAAAACTCGTGATGCGTAACGGTCTCTGGGGTAAGGTCGCTGAGTTCCAGGGTCGCGGGGCGCTGTGTATCAGGAACGCTGGTGGTGCAGGCGCGGAGTACGTGAAAGATTTTCCAGGACTCTACACATACGAGACGATCGATCAAGTTCCTGATATCTTGAACATGATCGAGAAAATGCCACTTGAGCAAAAGCGAGAGATCAGCGTTGCTTCAGCGAAGTTCGTTCGAGATTACGATGGCTGGAATAAATTCGTTGACATCTTGCTGAGACAAACATGAAGACGACGGTCGTTAACTTACGAAAATCATCTTACGACATCTACATCGGCCGTCCAGGTCATGGACAATCTGGTTACTTCGGTAATCCAGTCAAGATCGATCAAGTATGTGAGTTTTGTGGTGAGCTTCACTGTGAAGGAGCTAGTACGCTTGTTTGTTTCCGAGCGTACTTTGAGTGTCGTGTTGAATCTGATCATGAGTTCAGAAAGAACGTTCTTGGATTGAAGGGAAAGATGTTGGGTTGTTTTTGCAAACCAAAAGCATGTCACGGTGATATCATTTGCGAGTGGGTGAATGAACACACGAGAGATGAAGAGTAATATTTGGAAAATGATGACACCCCGTGATACGTTTGCTGCCTTATACCTACAAAAACACATGCCTCGCCAAGAGTACATGCTCGAGAATCCTCAACTTCAGGTCGATTACTTCAACATCACATGCAGGAATGCGTGGGATTTTGCGGATCTGATGATTCGAATGGGCGAAGGAACGAATGCAAAGAAATGAAGTGTTCTGATTCAAATTGCATTTCAAAGTGCAAGACAATGAATGTTGTTCCACAACCTTCAAAACGTGACGTCTATGCGGGAATTCCGGGATGTACGGGTATGTGCCTGATCTGTGGAGGACCTACGTTCAAGCATGATAACCATTACGGGTGCGATTCACCGTTCATTGAATTCAAGCAAAAATTTTTGAATTCATGTGATTGAATTGATAGAAAGGTTTCAAACCATGGAAAATAAAAAAAGCGTGGCAGTTTGTGGTCAAGGATTCGTTGGAGGTTCATTTACGACCGGCATGTCGCATGCATTCGATGTCTACGTTTACGATATTGCTGGAAAGGTAGCACCAGGCGGGATCGATGTCATTCCCAAGTCGAATGAATCTAGCATTCGCGTTCGTCCTCGTTCAATTACTGAGTTCGTTGAACTATGTGAGAAACAAGATAATTTTCTTGGTATCTTTGTCGTATGTTTACCGACTCCGATGTTCGAGGATGGTGAATGTGATACGACAATTGTCTCGAATGTTCTTCTGGAGATGTCAAAGATTCCAGGTTCACGCATTGCGATGATCAAATCTACGGTCCCTCCAGGTACGACCGAACGATGGAATAAGGAGTTCGAGGGAACGGGGTTGAAGATTGTGTTCAACCCTGAATTTTTGCGTGAAGCTTCTGCTCTCGAAGATTTCAAGAATCAGAATCGCATTGTTTTGGGCGGTCCGAAGCCAGCTTGTAATAAAGTACGTGACATGTACAAGGAAGCATTTCCACAAGTTAAGATCGTGAAGACTAGTGCGGTGAACGCTGAGATGAACAAGTACGTGATCAACACGTTTCTTGCAACCAAAGTTTCATATGCAAACGAAATTTATCAAATTTGTGAAGCGTTGAAGTTGAACGGACAAGACGTTGATTATGATCGAATCATTGAGATTGCATCACTTGATGAACGAATCGGAACTTCTCACTGGCAGGTCCCCGGCCCAATGCCTGATGATCGAACTGGAAAGTTGGTTCTCGGGTTCGGGGGAAGTTGTTTCGTCAAGGATCTTAACACATTGTTGTGTTTGGCAAAATCTTTGAATGTTGATTCAAAGGTCCTTGCTGCAACATGGGAAAAAAATTTAGAAGTTCGTCCACAAGCTGACTGGATTGCCTTGCAAGGTCGTGCAGTTTCAAAAAGAGAAAAAGGAGAAAAGTAAAATGTTCGCATCAATTGTTCTAATTTTGTGTGGCGTGTTGGTAGGTTGTATCATTGGTAAGTCACTTCGAACCCCCAAAAGTTAATGCTTCTACCATCTTCGAAATTCTATTCAAACCAACCTTGGTACACCAAGCTTTGGCGAAACAAAACGTTGTTCTTCATTCCATTCGAGGCCGTGAGTTTTTGGTGGAATGAAAAGCAAAAATCCGACAGCGAAAGAACTTTCACATTCAATGATGGAACGAAGGATGTTTTGAATCGTTTAACGTTCAAACAATGCTTATCGCTCGCCCGAGGTTTTGCAGATGTTCGGCGAAATCATTTGTATCTTTGGAACGATATTAAAAGAAAACACGGTTGGGAAGATGTTGAGGTCGTTGACGGTGATTTGAACGACGCGCACTACGATGCGATTCAAGACGAGGATCTATGAATTACCACAAGATTTACAATCAGATCATTTATGATCCACGTAACAACATACTAACGGGTTACATTGAAAAGCATCACATAATTCCCAAAAGTTTGGGTGGTTCGAATGCTAGTGATAACATTGTACGCTTGTCGTGTAGACAACATTTCATTGTTCATTGGCTTTTGACAAAAATGTTCGAAGGCAAAGATAAATCGAAGATGATCAACGCTTTTTGGTCAATGATTAGAAAAGGCGGTAAAACACAGCGAATTGTGTCATCATTTCAATATGAAATCGCTCGTAAAATTTTTTCAAAAAATTTGACTGATCAAAATTTGCAAGCATCAAGTAATGGTGTTCATCCGTTTCAAGGTGATACTGGTCGTAAAATGCAAAAATTACGTGTTGAAAATGGCACGCATCATCTTCTCACGATGAGTAAGAAACGAGCTCTTGCTGGAACTCATCATGCTCAAGGCGAGAAGGGATCGAAGTATTTTCGAGAAATTCAATTAAGAAAAGTTCGTGAAGGTAGACATCATTTTCAAAATCGTGAATGGTCGTCTAAACGAGCATCACAATTAAATAAAAAACTTGTTGAAGAAGGTCGCCATCAATTTTTGGGAGGTGACTTTCAACGTAACCTCTGGAAAAATCCAGAACTTTACAAACGGCGAGTTAGAAATATTGCAATCGCAGGACGGAGACGATTCGCATTAAAACGTTATAATGAAGGAAAAACGTTGTCAGAAATGGATGTTAATATTTTGAAAAATGAAGGATTGATTTTGTGACAATCATTGTGTCGTTGTATGGCGGCCCGGGATCTGGAAAATCTACACTTGCCGCTGAAGTTTTTGCCGAGCTAAAGAAACGAAATTATTCAGTCGAACTTGTTCGTGAATACGTCAAAGCTTGGGCATGGCGGGGGGATAAGATTAAAAAGTGGGATGAGCTCTATATCCTTTCAAAGCAATTACGAGAAGAAAGTAATCTTTATGGAAATGTTGACTGGATAATTTCGGATCGTCCTTTGAACATGAGTTCCGTGTACGATCGTTTCTACTCGGGCTCAGGATTGCTTATTGATACGTGTAAACGAATTCGTGAGTTACAAATTCATGAAGGACTGAAGCATCTCGATCTTTTCGTGAAAAGGATAAAACCGTACAATCAAGCCGGTCGATTCGAATCTGAGGATTCAGCTCGAAAGGTCGATGAGATTACGAAAGAAATGTTTCCCGACATGAAAGAAGTTTCAACACTGGAAGATGTCATTAGTCAGATGCTCACCCATCAACTTCAAGTCGATCCTGATCACGAGATGATTGAAAAATACAATGATGTGAAACAAAATCATCTCAAGGCTTTTAATTCATGTTTCACCAAAGAACCTGAGTGGGCTCTTGAACCTGATGAGGTGAAAATATGAATACGATTGATGATCAAGAAACACAAGCACTTTACGATTCAGAGTACGCAAACTTGTATGATGTCCCTAAATGTTCGCGATCATTGACTTTTGCGGAATTTCGAAAAGCGAACGTTGAAAGATGCGTATCAAGTTACCATGAGGTGAAAGCATGGTCACCCGCTGAATGGTTGATGTGCCTTGTGGGGGAGGTTGGAGAACTTGCTAGTGAGCTGAAAAAGTTGCGTCGCGGCGATGACGTTCCGATGGAAAAAATTCGTCATGAAATTGGTGACATTCAAGCGTACTTGGATCTGCTTGCGGATTCACTTGATGTTGATTTAGGTGAAGCAACGAAAGAAAAATTCAACATCGTTAGTTTGAGAACGAATTCGAAGGTACGACTTTGAACTGATTGATTTGAGTTTCTTGAGGAATTGTGATCCCCAGATGGCGTCGTAGTAATAATTAACACATGTCTATTTTAACGATTCTTGTCATCATTGCTGTTTTTGGATTGATTTTGTGGGCCATTGGTTCAATTCCCATGGATGATACGGTACGTAAGATCTTGCGCGTCGTCGCAATCGTTGCTTTGGTTCTTTGGGTTCTTCAAGCATTCGGTTTGTTACCAAACGTTGGTAACATGCGCATTCACTGAATCAGTGAATACTTTCTAGAAAAAAAGATCTGAAATCCTAAGGCTAGAGAATTTTCTATTTTCGTGTGTTCAATGAATTTTGAACACTCCTTGAAAAAATTCTCATCATTCTTGATCAATTGCTCATGTGGCGGGTAGTCATCAAGAAAGAACGCGTAATTCAGCACATCTTCATTTTGCGCCCGACGTCATTGTACGTTTTCGCGTCATCGAATTCGGTGGGCGTCTTTGGATCATCGACATCATCTAATTTCTTGTGATCGATGTCGGGTCTTTCCATGTACTTCTTCCATACGTTCTTTGCATCCCTTGACACCGATCTACGATCTGGAATGAGCCCTCCCACATCGTTCATTGCAATGTCGTAAAGCATCGGCCCGTATCCTTTTTTAGCGGCACTTTTAGCGACTTCCTTGGCACCGTACGCTTGACCGATCGGATTTCTTAGAACGATCATTCCATAAAAACAATCATCAATGACGTTCAAAAAAAATCACGAACTTGGAAATCAGCCGTAACCTAATGATCTCACGTGAAGCGCAAAACCCTTTCCTTTCACGCTCTTGATCGACTGAGCAGGCACTTGCTAAGTAGGTGATTTTGTACGTCGTTGTTGCAAGATTGTAGTATCAAAAAATGATTGAAGGACAAATAAGTGAATTTCGTTCAAAGCCAACTATGCAAGGTTACACGCTTGTCCTAAAAACGTTTAAACATAGCATTTGGATTGAAGCGTACACGTCATCAGTCGTGTTCGGATTAAGCGATGGTCCAATGAAGCAGGATGCTTTTTTAAGTCGATTAAGTTTTCAATCAGGTTCAACGCGAGCGGAGATGCTAGATTGTCTTCGTAATTGGGCAGCTTCATACGGTCGAGAATTTGTGACGGAAGCATTGACGGCATTCAATTCATTTTACCAAGAATTGGACGAACTAACTGTGCCACAAATGTTGCAAGTTCCAGCAACATCTTCAAGGAATTCGAATTAATGTTACAAAAGAAGATCAATCCAGAACTTGCTCAAGCTCAGATTGACAGTCAACCGCCGTCAAAAGTGTACCAACCCCACCCTAAAAAGAAGGGATTCGTGCAATTGTTCAGCCCCACGTTCTCACTTGATCCCGAGTCGAACCGTATGATCGATCTTGGTAAACCTATTGCAACATTCCGCCCCTGTGTTAAAGGTGAAAAACCGGATGCAATGATCTATTGTCATGATGATTTGAACGTAAAAGGTTACGTCAAGTGCTAGGATCAGAATCATGAAATTGGTACAAGATCTCAACAAGAAAGATTCTTGGAGAGAAATGGACGGAGATGGTGATCTTGAAAAGAAGTTGAATCATTACCTCACGCATCAATTCATCCTAACGCATGGTGTTCCCGCTGATGAATGCTTGAACGAGGCGAAACGCATTCTAGAAATGTCTGGTTCAGACGACGATGAATTGCATGAACGAATTTATCGATACTTGATAGATCAATTTTCAATCGGAAATTTTGATCTTTGTGTTTCCGGTGTATTAAAATTTTGAAGAACGACACGGAATGATGACCTACGGTGAATTGAAACGAGGCGACGTTCTAATTGGAACGAAAGGTCATTGGCAACAAATGCTCGTTTTTTCCGCAGAACATTTCGATGGTGGATCGCTCGTTATCTTCGTCTCCATGGTTAAGAACAAGATCCACATACCCGAGAAATCTTTCATCGTGAATCACATTTTTGCTCATAGGTGAACTAATGTTCGTAAGTTTATACGATTGAAGGTGGCTGAAAATCGAACTGAAATTGATGAAACCGTAAATCTGTTACCAACGGGAAAAGCACACGTCAGTTTCTCTGAAGTTTCTAACTGGGTCGGATGTTCATGGAGCCACAAACTTAAACAAGTTAATAAGATTGATCTCGATAAACAGAATTGGGGCTCAAGTTTTGGAACTGCAATTCACGCCGCTCATGAACATTTCATTAGAACTCATGAGATGAAGCCGGAAATTGCTTTAGATTTGATCAAAAAATCATTCGAAGAAGGACAATTCAAGGATCGAGAGGGTGAATTGTTAGATGTCAATGTATTCTTGCAACAAGCAAGAAACATTCTCTCAACGATTCCCACTTTTTACGACGAAACGTTCAAAAATTGGAAATGTATCGATGCGGAACATGAACTTTATGAGCCAATTGAGGGGCATCCTTACTTCTTCAAGGGGTTCATAGATGCGATCATTTCATGTGACTGGCGGGGCAAACGCGTTATTTTCATGATCGATGCCAAAACGTCCGGCTGGGGGTGGTCGGCTGAGAAGCGCTCGGACGAACTGACAAAAGCTCAGCTGATCCTGTACCGTAACTACTGGGCAAAGAAAACGGGAACTGATCCAAAGAACATTAGGCTCGGATTCGTGATCCTGAAACGCACTGCGAAGCCGGGAAATAACTGCGAGCTCATCACGGTTTCAGTCGGTAATGTGACAACGGGTCGAGCATTGAACGTCATCAACAACATGATCGCTTCAATGGATCGTAAGATGTTCTTGAAGAACAAGACGAGCTGCATGTTCTGTCCATACAAGATGACAGAGCATTGCACGGGAACGAATTGCGTGTGAGATACAAGGATTTTCCAATAAAGACGACGACTGAACTTCGCCCCGGCGATGTGGTTCATATTTGCAATAGTGCTCGGCCCGGTGGGAGCGGTAACGTCATACGGCAAGGAATCATTCAAGATCTTGCATATCCCCCACGACGTCATGCAGTTCCTCTACCGTATCGAACAAGATCGATGTACATTTACACGTACATTGGAAAAGGTTGGATGTTCTATCATGGCGAACAAAGAGTTACAAAATTATTCATGAACCATGAAAGAGAGTGGGTCGTTCTTATAGGAAACGAGAACATCAAATGAAAAAATTGTCGAGATTCGCATTGATGCGATTCTTCGTTCCCATAGGAATTGAGGGGCAAAAACAAATGCACCAACTTTGCGTAAAACTAGATGATGGTTCTGCGTGGACGCTGGTCGTTCAAACGGAAGGCAGAATGATTCCGGATGATCCCACCGCTGATGTCGTCAATTGGACACTTTTACGATGCGAGCCTCTCGTTGAAGAATTTCCGAAGACCAAGAAAGATTTTGATTTCATAACAGGTTCGAAAATTGTCGGACAAGGAAGGTTCGTATTATGAAACTAAAAGAATTCAATCAAACAAGTCAATTTTTGACAAAACAACAAAAAGAAGCATTCGTCGAAATTTTAAGTGAATACCCTCCTTACAGAATGTTGACGTCTGATGGAGTTTCACCCCTCAGGGGATTCAACAATGATGATTTTCAAATCTTGAAAGAAACCGTCGTCGTTGAAAAACAAAACAACGTTTGGGTATTGCGATACCATGATTTTGGGTTAATGTTGATTGATACAAACCATATTGATCTAAAACGTTTGCAAGAATTGATTTCTTCATTATGAAATTTTTACCCAATCATCAAGTCAGGCTTAAAAAGAAATCATACGAACTTACCTCAAATAAATTCATCAAAGAGAATGAAATTGGTTTAGTTCTTGCGTATTCTGATACAGATATCGTGATCGTTTTATGGAGCCATGGAATTGAACATCATTTCGTTGATCAAATCTGTCATTTAAATGATCTTGATGAACGATTCTTACGAAAATTCATTCGTTCGATCTTGGAATTCGTATCATGAAACAGTACCTTGATCTCCTACACGACGTCCTTGAGAACGGTGAACCAACCGATGACCGCACGGGTGTTGGTACGTTGTCCGTGTTCGGTCGTCAGATGCGTTTCGACCTCTCCAAAGGATTTCCCCTATTGACGACCAAGAAGGTCTTCATGAAAGGCGTCGTGCACGAGTTGCTCTGGTTTCTGAAGGGAGACACGAACGTGAAGTACCTTCAGGACAACGATGTTCGTATCTGGGACGAGTGGGCTGACGAGAATGGAGATCTGGGTCCCGTTTATGGAAAGCAATGGCGAAGGTGGGAATACGATACGGGTCCCATTGATCACGAAAAAGGTCACATTGATCAGATCGCGAATGTCATCGCGGAGATCAAGAAAAATCCGACCTCACGTAGACTCATCGTCTCAGCTTGGAACCCTGTCGACGTTCCGAACATGGCCCTGCCGCCGTGTCATTCCTTGTTTCATTTCAAGGTGATGAACGGAAAATTGAGTTGTCAGTTATATCAGCGCTCGGGAGATATTTTTTTGGGTGTCCCGCTGAACATTGCAAGCTACGTTCTATTGACACACATGATCGCCCAAGTATGTGATCTTCAGGTTGGAGATTTTGTTCACACCTTCGGGGATTTGCACCTGTACAAGAACCACGTTGATCAAGCAACGTTGCAATTGACGCGAAATCCGAAGCAACTACCCATTTTGAAATTGAACCCGAATGCACGTTGTATCGATGACTTCACGTACGATGATATCAAGATCGAAGGGTACAATCCTCATGCTGGTATCAAAGCGCCGATTGCCGTGTAGTACATTTTTTTGATTAAGTAATTCAACTACTTGATACTTAATCCATGAAGAAGAGGTTTTATATCTACATTGATCGTCTTGAAACTGGCAAAAATGCGAACGAAATTATCTACATTGGCAAGGGAAATGATAGACGTGTTCGATGTCTTGAGCGAAACAAGAAATACAATCGCAAGTACTTGAAATATGGTATCATTCGTGAGATCGTTCTTGGAACGTACGATGAAGAATTTGCGTATGAACAAGAAATTCGACTCATTGAAGAATATCACACATTTTATAAAGATCCTTTGGCATCAAGAAATGTTTGTAATCTTCGTCCGGGTGGTAATGGAATTCGTTCTTGTTTTTCTTACACACCTGAAGAAACTCGTAAACTAAAATCTGATGCTCTAAAAGGCAATAAAAATGGAGTTGGATATCGACATTCACCCGAATGGAAGAAATCTCAAAGTGAGAGACTCAAAGGAAATAAAAATAGTGAAGGTTACAAATATACCGTTGAACAACGTAAAAATTTGAGTAATGCGATGAAGGGAAAACGGGGTAATCTTGGATTTAAACAATCAGAAGAAACGAAATTGAAAAGAAAAGAATCTATTAAAAAGTTTTATGCAAATCTAACGGAAGAAGAACGAAAACTTCATCACCAGATGATTAGTGATAATTTGAAAAAAAGGTATGCAAAATGGAGACGTGACAATAATCGAAAACCATTTCCGGATGATTGGAAATTTTTATGAAAACGTTCAGAGATCTCAATCCTGGCAGTATGATGTTCGATGAAAGATCACAGCAATTATGGTTAGCCGTATCCGTCATAAGGTCGAAAGGTGTACTTGAAGCGTTGCCGCAACTGGTCAATGGTGTAACTCCCATCACGCGAATGTCACGTGTTGAATACGATCTCGTGAGGATCACGTGGTTAACGGTTGATTCGTTGGGAAAAAGCTTGTTTAGAAATGCTGGTGCTCGCGGCGAAGTCGATATCGATATGTGTGTTCCAGTGAACTACAGCATCGTTGCATGATTATTGTCTCGTCAATCGTTAGAGATACAAGCATCGCAGAAGTCGTCATCGCAGTTCACGTGATGAAGTTCGTGCCCTTTGGGATAAGGATTCTTATTTCGAAGCTTCTTTTCAAATTCATTTTTGATCGGAATTGATAGGCTTCGTGGCACGTAAGATTCTCTCACTTCACCGTCCTCAATCAGGTTCAACAGGAACTTCTCATCACGTTTGTTCAATCTCTCCGACATTGCAAGCGCTGTGACAATGTGTCCCGCCGCATCATCGTAGTCGCACTTGACGAGTTCCTCGACCACGATCTTCAATGCGTTCGCGAGGTCGTGTCGGCGTTGTGTTCGTTTGGAAACTTGTGCCATGAGTGAACGAGTGAACGATAACATACGATGAGAAGGAAGTACAATGTCGCGTTGGTCCACACGCTTTGTGCACGCAAGGATCATATCGTCGATCTTTTGAGTGTTTCTTTTCACGAATAATGATAAACTAAGTTCATGACGATCAAGTTGAAACATCTCGCAACGAACAATGTGGCAAAATCGGGGTTGTTCGACAATCTTCGATGTTACGTTGATTTCGAAGCGGCCGTTGTTGCATACGGTAAATTGTTCGATGATGAATTGTACAATGATCGTGTTGGCGAATCGTTCGAAGTTTACACCGAGTACTTTTTTGCTCGATTTGGTAAAGAAACAACGTTAGGTGTCGGAAACATTACCGATACGAGCCAAAACAAGTTCGAACGGGGTCTCGATTTTTTCTTTTACACTCATAATAATGAACGTGGTGTGATTCAATCGAAGTATCGCAGTGATCCAACGTACAAGTTCAATTTTAGTTCGCTTCAATCATTGATGAGTGTTTGTTACGTTTTGGGCATTCCAATCGAAAATCAGAATCGAAGGGTAGTTTTTACGAATCTTTCCCATCAAGTTTCAAAATTCTCGAATGGAATTTTCGATGATTTTGATGGGAAAACTCTTCAAAGCGTATTTCAAGTTATTGGTCGCGAAGCCCAGGAATTCTTTGAGAAGAGACATTTAGATTTTTGGTCTGAATTCGCGAAATCATTGAAGAGTTCTTTGAAAGTTCAAAAGTTCTCGATCCCCGAAATGCGTGAACATCAAGTTAGAATGCATGATGCGGGATCAAGAATCATGAAGCTGGAATTCAATCGAGGAAAATTCATTTGTGCGACCGGCGGTGGCAAGACTCGAGTTGAGTACCAACTTCTTCATGATGGCTTTTTTAAGCATGATCTTAAAATTCAGGTCATCGTTGCACCCACGATCAATCTGTTGATCCAGCATCATACGACATTTCACAATTATGGAATGTTCAATGACGGAGTTCAACCTCTGGGATTTCGTACGGGAGATGATCCACGTGATAATACTCAGATTGATTACGAACAAACGACGAATGAAGAAGAACTGCTCGATCTTTTCAAGAAATATCATGATAAGAAAATTCAAATCTTTCTCACGTATAAATCGGAGAGAAAATTTTTTGAAATTCTTCGACGAAATGATTTTGTCATTGATACAGTTATTTGGGATGAATTTCATCATACCGTAAAGCAGAGTTATGAATACAGAAAATATCTTCTCGCAATTCCTGCAACACGTAATCTCTTTTTCTCGGCCAGCGAGAAACGCGGCAGAATTTTGAATTCATTTACCGATGCCGATGTTTACGGTGAGTGCTTCGCAAATGTAACGTATTCTGAGCTTCGTCAAAAGGGAATTCTCGTTCCCAATATCATCATCAAACCGCTTCGACTCACCGCGGAGAAGATGCAAGCGATCCCACGAGAATTGATCGAGAACGCGAAGAAACGAAATTTCGATGCGAAGGTTGCTCATATGGAGGGCGCGGCGATACTCGTGGCTCGCAAGGATCAGATCTTTTCCGTTGGAAGATCGAACATCTTGACGTTCGGAAAAAGTACCGAAATTAACAAGGAAATTGCAACTTCCAAAGCAATGAGAAATTCGATCACTGGTAATACATTGTTGCAAGCCGTCCATGCTGGAACGAAAGGCATCGATCGAAAGAAGATCTTTGAATCAATTAAAACATCAAATGATTCCGTTTTAGCACAACATTCGATTGTCAAAGAAGGAACTGATATCACTGCATTCAGTTCTCTGATCTTCTCTCGTGAACTTGAGGAGACTGGAACCCAACAAGGAATCGGTAGAATCGTTCGTGCTGAACCCGAAGATACTGAGAACCTTCGTCTTGGAAAGATTTCACTTGATGATCCAAAAGGTTGGAAAAAGTACTCTGCGACGGTTTACGTCATCATGCACGATGAAAAGATTGAAGATTTCAATACCTGGTTGAAAGAATTCATCAAGAAGCTTCAGTTTGCTGGTCTCGGTGAGAACGACTATCACTTCATGGAGGTGAACGAAGAACGTCACGGTAAAGAAGTCGAGGAATTTGGGTGGGTTACGAAGATCGCTGATGAGTTCGATATCAACGAAAAGGTATTGAACGATTACGCGAAGAAGCTTTGTATCGAGATTCAAGATGAACTTGAAAAGGAAGAAGAACACGAAGTTGAACTCGAAAAATCTCGTAAAAAATCTTTGAAGCAACTTGTGTTTGGGTCATGATTTCGTGTTAGAATAAAATCATGTCAGAAAAAAGTGACAATGAAGAACTTCACAAGCAAATTGCTCGTGCAATTGCTTCTGATCCACTAAAACGACCGTCTGTGCCTTTTGATACTTTTGGTAAAGAGTTGATCCAGCGATTCATTAAAAATTCATCAAATATCAATCTCGAATCTTTGTTGATCAACGTTGTATTCGATATTGGTTTACTTGTCGCTTTGCTCAAGTACGGAAAACGAGATGATGGAACGGCGATTAAGATTGAAAACGTGTTGTTCACGTGTTATACAATTGAACAATCTGAGTTCTCTAAATCACTTGATGTGAATGTTCGAAATATTCGTTGTGAAAAATACTTGCAAGAAACAACTGAGATGAAGTTTGATGTGATCATAGGTAACCCACCTTACAATGGCGTTGAAAAACATGTAGGATACGAGGATGTTCACAATTCTGGAAAACAACCTTCGTACTATCAATTCTTGAAGAAGGCATCGTTATCATTGAGCGATGGTGGAACGATGTTAACGATCACGCCAAGTGAATTCTTGAAAGGTAAACAAGGTTCAAAATGTCGAGAGTACTTGCTTTCGAATGTATCGATTAAATCGACTCAGTTTCTTGATGAACCCTTTGAAGGGGTTGGTGTGGGTGAATGTGTGGTTCTTTCATGTAAGAAAGATTCATTCGTCAAACATGATGTTGAAACATTTCAAGGAATGATTCTTCGATGTGATACTGAAATCGAAAAATCGATCGTGAAGAAAGTTCATGATAAATTGAAAGATCATGAACCTGTTAAATTTTGGCGTGGAAGCGTGAGTGAAGATGAAAATGGCAAACACTCATCATACGTTACTCGATTTAATCGAGGTTCTGATGAAGTTAAAATCATTCAAAGTCAATGTTCGACCAATAAAGAAACACATGATGCGATCATGAACCACAATGACATTGAGTTCATTCTTTTCAATGAATTTGTAGGCCAGCAGTATAATACTTTCAAGCGTCATAAATGCGTTGTGAAACCTCAACCATTTCATGATTCTTTGCTATGTGTTCCGTCAAGGCATCCTTCAAGACATATAGCATTGTTGGAATCGAATTTAATTCGTTATTATCATTCACGAATTTTTACGATTACTCACATTGGATCTTCATTACAAGGATTTTGTCCCGATGTAACGAATGATCTACAAGATCAAGCAAATGAAGATGACGTTGAAAATGTTTTCGGACTCACAATTGAAGAAAGTTTTTTTTGTTAGAGATTACATTCAAAACGTATATGAAAGGATGAAAAATGAAGATTGTTGAAATACATCTTGGGTTTGATCAAATTTGTGTTGAACTAAAACAATCTTCAACTGAGCTGAATTGAAATCTCAAGAACGAAAAGATCAATTTGGTGAGGTCTTCACACCGCCCACGTTGGTTCGAGAGATGCTTGACAAACTTCCAAATGAAACCTTTGTGGATCCCACGAAAGTCATTGGAGATGTCACGGGATGTGGTTCAGGTAATTTTCTCGTTGAAGTGATCAAGAGAAAGATCGAGAATGGATCATCAACACCCGTTCAAGCTTTATCGACAACGTATGGGGTGGAACTATTACGAGACAATGTGCAGGAATGTCATCAACGACTTCTTCATGTTGCATTTGAGTCGAGCGGTCAGGTTCCCACTTTCGAGTGGGCGATCATCGTTGCAACGAACGTTGTTTGTGCGAATGCATTGACATACGACATGGAATTCAAAATCAACCCGAACGTTGAAAAATACGCTAAGAAATTGCTCGAAAAGGTTCGTACCTTGCAACTCACCGAAAGTGATCATGAACGTTGTGTGAAACTGGCTAAAAGTGCGAAATTTTACGGTCCCCCTCCGACAGGAGATATTAACGATCGACTTCGTGGATTGGTGGGTGAGATCGTGGGATCGTTTTTCGTGCAATCTTCAATGACGCATCTTGAAGTCATGAATCAATGGTACAAACGTCAACGTAATATATCAAAATTGAATGAACATGCGAACGTGGGTGACGGTGGTACAGATCTTGATCATAAAAACGGAATGAAGATTGGGTTCAAAACTATCGTTCCCGGAAATCGACACGTCTACATGACAAGCTACGACTTAAAATCGGACGTTCAGATTGTGATTGAGGCCAATGAAAACAACCGAACGTATCGTATCGTTGGAACCACTAACGTAAGTAAAAGATATAGTATTCCTCACGCAAAGAAAAGAGGTTCAGAGGGTGTGTACGTTCACGAATTAGACAACGTGTTGTAGGATACGAACGATAGATAGTGTGTATAATTTTGTTATTGAACAGCGACTGCGCAGTTTCGTAACGAAAAATTTCACATGAATCAAAAGAAAAAGATCGTCATGATTTCGGACCACTGTCTTTCGACGAGCGGGGTAGGTTGCCAATCAAGATTTCTCATGCATGGCCTTGTTCAAACAGGTCGTTATACGTTCCGCCAGTTAGGTTCGGCGATGAAACATCAAGATTACTCGTTGGTGAAAGTTTCCGATGATCTTCTAATCAAACCGATCGATGGTTTTGGTAACCAAGAAATGATTCGTCAACTTCTCTATCAAGAGAAACCTGACGCCCTCATGCTTTTCACGGATCCCAGGTTCTATCAACACATCTTCGCAATGCATGATGAGATTCATCAGGTTTGTCCAATCATATGGAACCACCTCTGGGATGACTCGGGGTCATTTCCCCCTCACTTCAACAAACCCATCTACGAGATCTGCGATCTCTTCAATTGCATCAACTGGCCGACATACGAGTTCGCTACCAACCTTGTTCCCCAAAAGACGAACTACATCCCCCATGCTGTTCCATCGGACGTCTATCGTCCGTTGTCAGATTCTGAACGTAAATCATGGCGCATGAAAGTTCTCGGTGACAAACGAAAGGATCACTTCGTAGCTTTGTTCGTCGGTCGCAATGCTCGTAGGAAGCGTTCAAGCGACATCATGGTCGCATGGAAGATCTTCATCGATGATCTGAAAGCGAAATACGATCACACCAACGCGACCCTCGTGATGCATTGCAATCCTCACGATCCCGAAGGCCCGAACCTCATTCACGTTCTTGACTTCCTGAAGCTTCACGACAACGTGATGTTTTCTAATCAAATGATCGATTTCGATCAAATGAACGGGGTTTACAATTCCGCGGACGTGTTGGTCAATGCATCCGTGAACGAAGGATTCGGTCTACCCGTTCTCGAAGCAAAGATGACCGAGCTACCCGTGATTGCTGTGATGACCGGTGGTTTGATCCGTCAGGTGAAGGACCATGAAACGGGATACGAGTACGGGGTCGCAATGCCACCCGACCTTGTGACATGTGTTGGTAACCAAGGCGTCCCCTACATCGGTGAGGACTTTGTGACCAATGAAACAATTGCACGAGCGTTCACAAAGATGTTCAACATGACGAAGGCTGAGCGTGAAGAGATCGGAAAGAACGCGAGGATCCACGCTTTGAAGAACTACTCGATGGAGAACATGATCAAGAATTGGGACGAATCGTTGCAGAAGTTGTTCAAGGAATGGACTCCTGATTCTGTACGAGGGCGACGAGTGGTGGAACTATGAAGAACGTCATTTTTAGAGGTCCCTGTTTGACAAGTTCAGGGTACGGACAACACAGTCGTATGGTCGTTCGTTGGTTGCTCACACGAGAAGATTTCAACGTTAAGTTCCAACCGGTACAATGGGGTTCGACGCCGTGGATTATCGACCGAAATCGTGAAGAAGGCTTGATCGGAAAGATCTTGGATAACTCAGTACCATTCACAGACTCAGGATTCGATCTTTCTTTCCAATTGATATTACCTAATGAATGGGATGCGAACCTCTCTCGATTCAACGTCGGACTCACGGCAGGTATCGAGACAGATAAGTGCAACCCCACGTGGACTCAAGCTTGCAACAAGATGAATGCGATCATCGTTCCTTCCGAACATGCAAAACAAAGTTTGAATCCGAAGCAAGTGACATGTCCGATGTTCGTCGTCCCGGAATCGTATCCAGTTGAGATGCTCAAGGATGCGAGTTCCCTCCCGTCAATCGGTGAGTTCTCAACGAGATTCAACTTTCTCGTGTTCGGTCAGGTGACAGGTACCAACGCTTTCAACGACCGCAAGAACGTGTTCTTCACCCTGAAGTGGTTGTTCGAGGAGTTCAAGAACGATCCCGATGTTGGTGTCATCATCAAGACGAACATGAGCAGGAATACCATCGTCGATAAGAACAACACGGTGGAGACGCTTCAAAAGTTGATCAAGGAGACACGTTCGGGTACGTACCCGCGATTGCACTTGGTTCACGGTGATCTGACGAACGATGAAGTCACCGCATTGTACAAGCATCCCACGATGAAGGCTCTCGTCTCAGCTACACGAGGCGAGGGATTTGGATTGCCCCTTTTAGAGGCGGCAGTCGCGGGGCTCCCGATCATCGCAACCCCCTGGTCGGGTCACATGGATTTCTTGGGCAAAGGAAAGTTCGTTCAGTTATTCCATCAACTCCAACAGGTTCATCAGTCACGCGTTGATAACATCATGTTCATGCCGGATGCGAGATGGGCAGAGGTATCTGAGACTGATTTCAAGGCGAAGTGTCGCAAGTTCTACAAGGGCAGCGAGATTCCTCGTCAATGGGCGAAGGATCTGAGCGAGAAGCTCAGGGTAACGCATTCGCAGGATGCTATCAATGTGCAATACGATAATGTCGTGAAGGAACTGAATTTTTAACATGAGAATCAATGAATTCAAGAACCAAGAACTGACGAACGAACAACGAACATCCTTGATTGAGATTCTATCGAAATGTGTGTATTTTACTTTTGAACCTTCACGAGGCAATTCAGTTATCGACATTGTTCAAACTTGTAAATTGCATGATCTCCAACTTGAACCATGTGAAACTAAACCTGAAATGTTCACATTGTATTTGAACGAATCAATGAGTTGCTTGATTGATCCAAATCAAATTGACGTTGATGGGTTGCGGGGGTTCATTGAATCATTATGATTTTGAACGGAAACTCAGTCAAGCTAACGAAAAAAGCACGTAGTTTAACACAGAATTCTCTTATTAAAGAAAACGAGATCGGCATTGTCATATTTGTCGATAAAACGAATGATCTCACGTTCGTTCACGTTCTTTGGTCGTACGGCGTAGACATTCACGCAGAAGATGAATTGCTTGTCATGACAGCCGGGACATTTTCAGAATCACTTCGTAGGTTCATCAAGATGATTCTGCTTGAAATCACTCGACATTGAATAGAGTAAAATTTGAAAATGGGAACTCTAATCTTGCTGATCGCAGTAACGGCCTTGCTGTTCGTCTCAATCTACATTAACGTTGTACTCTACAAACGCTTGGTTAAACACGAGGACGAAGCGAACCAAACCAACGAAAGTATCTTTGATACGCTTGAAACGCTCAAGCTGAACCTCGAACGTCAAGCGAACATCGTTAACGAGGTCGCAGGATACGAGGTCGTGTCGAACGAACCCTACGTGAAGAGGGTCGTAGCAGCGGTCGTTGAAGCTCACAACTCGATCCTGCGAGCCCAAGAATCAGTTGGAATGATGACGAATCAGGTTGATGAAAATGAATAAATCAATTATTGTGATTCTAGCGTTGTTCGCATGCGGTCGTAACTACCCAGAAACGCAGGGAGGTTGCCAGTTTCAGGCTAACGTTGTCGCAATGGGATGCACGAACGAAGCGTGCTTGGTATGTTTCGAAGGTGGTCATTGCCAGTGGATCTCGAAGGATCAATGCTAATGACGTTCGATCATTGATACGATCTCGTGTTCAATGTCAGGATTCATGATCGTCTCCTTGATGAAGGTTCTAATGGGGAATGTTTCATTAGCGTTTCGGAATCAAACATACTACGAAACGAATCGTATCCGTATCTGATTTCGCTCGTTTTCCACCTTTTGTCATCGCTTGGACGATCACGTGAAACTGGCCAGCGTTGAACCGATCAACGTTGATACTTTCTTCCCGCTCCAAATCCAAATTCATGTTTTGTGCGAACACGTGTTCCAGTGTGTTGATGATCTCGTGTTTACTCACTGATCCCGGTTCTGAAAGACGAAGATCAACGACCTTCCCCGGTGCGGGATAATAAGGCTGAATTCTTGTTTTTCCAAAGTCGCTGAATGCCGCCCTGAGTGAACTAGCTAGTGTTACATCGTTCATGTTAGATTCTAACACATTCTTTCGGCCATGAACATCCTCATTGAAGTCATCATCGAGTCCAGATGCGTACGAATTACTTGGTTCGCGTGACTTCGTGATCTGTCGTTGGGCCATTCTGCGGTACGGATTGGGAACATCACGTCCGTACTCATCCCAGTCGGATGTACGACCGTTCTCGAGTTCAGTACCAAGCTTTGGAAAGTAGTACTTGGCCTTGCTTCCCGGAACGACCTGGTTCAGAGAGAACACGAGCTCTCCACCTTCGCCGGAATCCGGATCGATCTCTCCGACGAAACCGGGGCCGGAAAAGTTACCCGGTACACCAGTAGGATCGTCCTCGTTGGAACCAGCGACGGCATTCACGTCATCGACGAGCTCGGTCACACGAACGGGTAAGGTTCCCATGTACTCGGTGTCGACATCGACCATGTCACCGACCTCGACGACGTTGATGTCGCTATCGTGATTGACGGGACTGGATTCAGAGAGGCGTTTGACCTCTTCGTTGATGATGTTTCTGAGCTGTCGTAGGGTGATCTTCATTTACTTTCTCTTTCGTTGAATTCTGTGTCACATGAAGGACAATGCGATGCTGACATTGAACTCCCACTCGACGTCGTTTGTTCTGAGCGGGCATCATGTCCCATTTCCTGTTGATGTTCACGCTATCACGACGTTTCTCGATCTCCTCCTTGATGAGTGATCTGAGTTGGGAAAGAGAGATTTTCAAAATCCCCCTTCTTCCTCTTCATCATTCAAGCATTCATCATCACCGCATAAATTCCAGTCAACCGGACAAGGATCACCACAGATTTCGCACTCTCCGTCGGACTCTGAACCATCACCGTCCATGTCGTCCCAAACAAGACCAAGATCGTTCCAAACGTACTTTGTCCCTGGTTCGATTCCGTCCGCGGTTATTTTTCCATCATTGGTAACGCTAAAGTAGGAATTGTCGATGAGATCTTGAATGACCTCGTCTTCATCGTCAAGCGTGTTCGCAGCAAGTGTTTGCCATTCTTGGGCGGCACTGGGAAATTCATCACCCAATTGATCGAATGTTAGATGACGCGGTTGAGGTTGAGTTGCTACTTGAGCTCGTCCAAAGCTCTCGTTGATTCGTTGAACCTCTTCCTTGATGACTCGTTTCAGTTGCTTTAGCGTGATCTTCATATTATGTTTCCCATCCATGATCACAGGTTGGACACGTAAAAGATTCACCGTGTCCATCGCTGCTTTTACCTTGAGGTTTAACATCGGTACCGCATTCAGGACAATTTGCTTCCTTGAGAAGGGTCAATCGCGTAATCTCTTCCTTAATGACTCGTTTCAGTTGCTTTAGCGTGATCTTCATTCGGATACGTATCCTCGCATAGCGGTGAAAAGAGCAAAAATCTAAATTTGTTGTAGATTTATCTACATGATAATGACATCACGCAAACCCCGTAAGAAAAGGAGCAAGACGCCCAACCCGCTAAGGATGTACTTCCACGCGGGGACGCAAGCTGCCATCGTCGACTACCAGAATTGCCAGGATACTGAGGAACGGAATAGGATCTACACGAAAGATATTGAACCCGCTTTCACCAAGCTGGTGGAGAATTTGCTGAACATACACAAGTTCTCGTCTATGTACGATTCGTTTGATGATTTGAAGAACGACTGCGTGAGCTTCCTGTTTGATACCTTGATGAAGTACGATGTTTCGAGGGGAACTGCAGCTTTCTCGTACTATAACGTGGTTTCCAAAAACTATCTAATAATCAAGACGAAGAAAAAAGCTCAAATGACGAAAAGATCCGTCTCTTTAGACGATCCCGAGTCAATGTCGAGCAATGACTCATCAATGATTGAGGATCAATGTATTGTCCCGTCTCAAGAGGTGCTTTTAGAGAATGCAATGGTGGCAAATAACATCATAGATGTCCTCTACGAAGTTCGTTCAAAGGTCAAATCGGAGAACGAGCTAGTCTGTGTAAACTCGATCATTACTGTGTTCGAATCAATCGATCAGTTGGATCTTTGTAACAAATCAGCTGTCATGCTCTACCTAAGAGAGTTATCTGGACTCACATCGAAGCAACTTACGACGGCTTTGCAAAGCGTGAAGCGGCAGTACAAGAAACTAAAAGGGGATAACGACGCTGAGTTCTTCTTTTAAAGGAGTAATGACTCAGCAAGCCAGTTATGACTCACTTAAAAGAAATTTTGTACTCGAAAGTATTTTGTGATACATATAAAAAAGAGACGTAACCCGCTTGTAACGAGTCACGTCTCCTTGGATGAGGTTTCTAGATCTTCACTGGATCAAGAGAATCATTCACGTAAGTCAATACGTGAATGATTTGTAATTGCATACAAATCTCCTTTCTCGGCAGAGTTAACGCTCTGCCGATGTTCTTTCTAACACAATACGAACAACATGACACAACAAGAAAAGAAGAAGATCAAGATCTACATCTTGACGAACAAAGTGAACGGGAAACAGTACGTAGGATTCAGCAACAATCCTGAGAAACGATTCATCGCTCACTGCGACTCGAAGTACAAGATCGGTTTAGCGATTCGTAAACATGGTCAAGAAAACTTTTCAATTCAGATCCTCGAAGAGGAATATGACAATCGAAACGACGCTGGTACTCGTGAATCTGAATTGATCGAGGAACTCAATTCACGTCATCCTGGTGGTTATAACCTAACCAAAGGTGGTGAGGGATTTGATTCTGAAACTGCAAGTCGAAATTCACAGAAATTGATTGCTGAAGGTCGTCATGCGTGGCAAAACGGTGATCGTTGGAACAATATGACCGAAGATGATCGCAAATACATGATTGATCAAATGAAGATCGGTTCACAAAGACGATGGACCGAAGATGCGTGTAAAAATTCTCCATTCACGGGCGGCGACATTCAGCGCGCCGTTTGGGCAAAACGATCCCCCGAAGAAAAATTTACGATGATGAGTGAACGTTGGAAAAAACATTTTCAAAATCCAAATCGTAAGAAGCCCACGATCGAACAAATGCGCGCAAATCAACTCAAGGCCGCTGCTTCTCGTAAGGGGAAGAAGAATTCCGTCAGCAATCCCAAGAAGTGCGGTAGTTGCGGCGAAACGGGACATTACAAGTCAACATGTCCGAAACGACACTCAGATGAATCATCATCCTGATGTGGTGGAAACCTAAGAAGATGTTCGAAAAGACTTCTCGAACCACTTGAGAGATTACGATGTGTTGAAAAGATGTAAGATTATTTATGCAGGTTTGCAAATTGTGTTTACATGAAGATGAGCTTCAACTTAGTCACATTTATTCAAAATTCATCTATAAGTTTTTACGAGATCCTCGTGATAAATCGGCACCTGTCAAGGTTACACAACATTGTGCGGTTCAAGTACATAAACAACTAAAAGAACCAATGTTGTGTAAAGGTTGCGAACATCGTTTTGGACTAAAAGAAACTATCGTTCAAAAATTGTTGGGAGCGCGTGAATACAAGATTCATGAATCTAACATTGATGATTTTAAATATTTTGCCCTTTCGCTTTTATGGAGAGATGCGAATCAATCTCAATCAAAATCCAAAATCAACTTGGGTAAGTATGGTGAGGAAATTCGTTCATATTTGCTGAATTTGAATCCCCCAAAAGGAGTTGTAGTACATACGGGCTTTGGATCATTTGACGCAAATCAAGGTTTCCTAATACCAGCTTATTTGGTTTCTAAGAAAGAAGGATTTCATCATTATCGCATTGTTGTATTGAATTTGAAATTTGAAATTTTTATAGGGAACAATGTTACTACAGAGTTTGAAATCGTGAAACTATCATTTCCAGAATGGAGCGAATTTCTGAATCCTCTAAAAAATCGATGCAAAACGTGCAGGGGATCATGAATCCTACAAAAAATCTTCAAACAAAGTATGGAATTCGAAGTTATCGTCCGTGACCCCTCTTCTCCCCGGCAACTTCTTTCAGGCTCATGGCGAACCCCACCATCATGCGTTTTACCTCCACGACGGGAAGATCATGAAGCAACGTGCTGATATCGGTAGCTTCCGCGGCAGCCGACCCCGTGTGCGCACCCAGTAATGGTTGTGACTGTATAAAATGTTTGGAGTTCTATCCATATGCTGTTTCGCTTGTAGAAGCGGATATTAAAGTAATAAAATGATATATGCAGCGCTGTTTCTAGCATCGCTTGTAAATTAAGAAAGTAAATACAAATGTCAGGTTTGATTTTTGCAATTATTGGTCCTAGTGGTTCGGGTAAAAGCGCACTAGTTGATGAGATGGTACGACGATTCCCTAATCATTTAAAGGTAATGAGTTCAGTTACCACTCGACCCAAACGAAACGCTGAAGATGATTCGGCAAATCGTTTCATCTCAAAAGAAGAGTTTGAAAATCTAATTGCATCAGATGCACTAGTTCAATGGATTCCATATAATGGGCAATTATATGGTGATATTCGAAGTGATGTTGAAGCAATCTTCAACAATGGAAAATGTGCCATCCGACCTTTAGTTGAAGAGGGTGTTAAAAATTTCCGCAATAAAGGTTTCACGGTACTCGTAGTAAAGATTATCCCATCTGGAAATGGATATCATAGTAGGTCTTCTGCACGTGAAGTTATTGATGCTGAGAGATCGAAAGAATCTTTTGCCTCAGATATTGAAATTCAAAACCAATTCGATGATGGCGGGTTTACTATATCGTGTAATACATTGTATTCATTTATTGAACAACATTTAAAAATTCATAACGATGTTCAATTAGTTAAAGAAAAAAGATAAAGTGGAGAAAGTTTCTAAGAAAGATGATGTACCTAAGGGGTAGCACTGATCAACAATGATGTCATACTTAGAACAAATGAATGCTGAAGCTCTTTTACGTGCCTTGATTCGGGAGATGATCGATCCCTATGCCGTCCTCGGTATTCCTCGCGATGCAACGGATGACGATATCAAGGTTGCGTACAGGATCAAAGCGAAGGAAATGCATCCTGATCGCAACAGAGATCCCGGTGCATTGCAAGTGATGAAGGATCTCAACGTTGCACGTGACATGTTGCTCAATAAAGGAAGTCACGATCCTTCAATTTCTTCTTCACCTCCTCCCGAAGAACGGGAGCTGATCAAGTACGAGATCATAAAGCAATTCGGTCAAAGGATGGGCAAGAAGCGCATGAACGACATCACCCCCTCGATCAATGAGATCGCCCACAACGTAGCATCACGAGGTCGTCGAGTCAGCATTCTAGCAGATGCATTCAATGACACGATCATCTTCAAGGTTTACGTTGATGGAAGTTGCGGAGAAAGGGGTTTTGATGCCCGAGAATTCAATTATAAGTTCACGGGTAAAGGTCAAGAACGATCAAAGATTCCTTGGACGGATGTGTGTGATCGAATGATAGAAAACATCAAGAAGATTGCAAAAGCATCACGAAAAAGTGATGGTTACAAGAGTTACGGAACCTAATCATCACTTAACGTTCAATCTCTCGTTCGCGTAATCTCGGAGGTACTCGTACGCCCTCGCTTGTTCGCTCTCCCACCGGGGGATGTGACTCTCGTAATCTTCTTGTGTGAAGCTCTTCCATGATTCCGGCTTCTCACGAGAGATCTTATGATCCTTCAGGTACGAAAGTGCTTCGCTCAACGAGCGATCCTTCGAGAACGCGCTGTCGATCTTAGCGAGTTCATGGTTTCCCGGTGACGAGCCCAAGGTATTGATTCCCAGGATCTCCTCTGCTCGGCACTTCGAGCATGAACATGGTTGACACGTGCAATCACCAACGTGGACACCTGAAAGTTCCTGAACGTAATGTTCGAGCAGCATGTCAACACGTTCATCGATCGCCGTCTTTTCTTGATCAACCTCTTGGAGGTACGCTACGGGATCGGCATCCTTCCTAGCACGTTCAAGGTTGAAGTATTCCCCTTCGGTGAGGTTGAAGTGGACGTCGAACAGCTTGTTCTGAAGCTCTTCGACCTTTATCTTGAACCAAAGGATCCTACGATCGTTCTCGTCAAGCTCGACGACGGTTCGAAGTGGATTTTCATTGTAGATGATTTTCATGTTATTCGACCACGCTCAGTTTGTAGAAGCTGTACTCGTTCTCAGGATACGCCAAATGTTGTTGTTCCGCCGCGATCTCAGCGACCTTGGTCATGTGTCCCGGTATGCTGTAGTTCGCAATGAACCATCGTCCTTGATCCGTTCTCATTCGTTCGTTGTACGCATCGTTCAAGGAATACCATTCTGTCTCTGCTTCTTTGAAGGTAACGAGACTTTCATGGTGCTGATCTTGAAGAACCGCGAATGATTTCTTGAGATTCTCAAGTTCCTTCGTCTTCGTTTCTCGAAGTGTTATTGAAATTGAATCAATTGTATTGTCCAAGAAGCTGATCTCAGATTTCTTTTCCGTGATCTTCAATTGCAGGTCGTGAAAACCCTCGGGAGGTCTCGGTCTCACTGGTCGATCTCCCTGCGGGGGATTCTTTTCCTTCCACGCTGGCAGGAATTCGTTGTGAATGCGTTCGTTGAATGCGCAGTTGAAAGCGTTCAGATCGCTGAATTGTCCGACGAGGATCTCAGCCTTTTCCTTCGTCGTGACCGCACAGAGTGATCGTTCGGTTCTGTCATCGTACTCTCCGCCAACGTTCTTGATGATGTAGATGATTTTCATGTTATTCGACCACGCTCAGTTCGTAGAAGCTAAAATTTTATGGACGATGATATCCGCCGTAATACAAGCCTTGATTATCCTTTGGCCGTCGTCAGACATGACAGTTTTGATCAAAAAACCGTTCTTCAGGTACCACGTGTACTCACCGTGAACGGCTATCGTCAGAAGATCAGGTTTGATAGCACCGTTCTTCCAAGCGAGGAACTCGCCGGGAATGGCGTCCTTGAAAACCGATGCTAACATTTGACATCCATTCCCGGCGGCAACGCAACGTTCAATTCGATACGAAAACGATAGTCATCGGGATCTTGAGCCCAACTCTCGTATCGATCCCTTACGTGTTCAAACGCTTCATATGGTGAGTCGAATTGTCCGCCGAAGTAGACCCATTTCTCACGACCCATCCCAGACTTGTCGGAGATCCAGTAGCGATTGAAGTTCATTATCAAGATCGTATCATGATCCTGAATAATTGACACCTTCAATTACACGACGTCGTCAATGAGGTTCAACGTGAACGATTCATCTAACGAGTGAAAACTGTGTGCCCATCTGTAATCTTGGCTCCTGGGCTGTGATCTTTTCATCATCGTCTCCTTCAATTCGGTTCTGAAGACGATGTAATTTCGTAATTTTCCACTCTCGATCCTATGGATCGTCACATCGAAGCAAGTGATGTGACCTTCATCGTGCCAATCACGGATCCTATCAATTGTTTTAATGAAGCTCTGATCACCCGATAATTTTGGAACCATTGATACGATCATCACGAGCTCATCCTCTGGTTTGTAAAGGTTGTGCATTCGTGCAATGGAACCGGGAACGATTTTCATTTTTAAAGGCGCGATATGTTAATCTAGGCGGTTTTGCATGCTCACTACATCGCCGCACTTTGGACATTTACCTGGATCACCTCCATGAAGGTGCGAATTTCCAGTGCTGACAAGATCACCAACCTTCATCACCGTGTCACAACCCCAACACTTGATGTTCTTTCGTGCCAGTGCATCTTGACTAGTTTGTTCCTCATCGGGTGACACCCATTTTCCGTTGTTCCAGCCTTCGTTCAAGTGGGTGATCTCTTCCTTGATGATTTGTTTCAGTTGCTTGAGTGTGATCTTCATCTTGCTAACTATCGTTGAAGTTAAAATTTTATGAATCGCCTTGTCAGATCAACGACAAATTCATCAATCTTCTTTAAATCTGGCGAGTGTGGGATCACGTTCAATGTTTCGTAAGCTTCTTGCGATTGATTTTCAAGCGATTCTGCGACGGAGATCAACTCATCGTATGATAGAGCACCTTGCTTGATGCTGAGGAGTTCCTCGCGGTCATGGTATCTCTTGACGTTGACATTTCCCGTTTCAAGGATCTCCCCGCACATTCTCATCAACCTGAAAACGTGTGAAGCGTGCTTCGTATCGTACCCGAACTTCGCTTCGAGCTCAGCTCGTTTCGGATTGCGTTTTCTCAACCACTCCTGGTACTGTGACCATTCTCGAAGCTTTGTCTTGTAGGCTTGTTCACGAGTGAAGATCACTTGAGCTTCCTTCGAAAGATCAATCATCCTCCCCGATTTCGACAAGGCTTCGTAAGCTCCCAATTCGGATTTCGAGATTCCAACACCTTCTGACAGACCAAAGTCTGATCGTACGGGTTTCTTCTTGGGAGGATTTAGCAACCAACCCCTGTGAGACTTGATTCGTTTCAACTGTGAATGCGCGAATCCAGAGAACGTGTGATGCATCTTCTTTGAGACGAAGTTCTGACGAAACGCACGAAGCTCTTCACCGAACGAATCGATCTTGACGATGTCACTGTTCTCGACGAAAAGCACCTCGATGATGCTGGGATTTCCGTCCGCGGCGAGCTTTGAGAACTTCTTTAAGCTGTAGATCACCAGGTCGTGCGGTGCCCCCTTCGACGCTTCTTCAACGTGGTTTTCGAAGTGATGCAGGAACCCGAAGTGGTGGTTGAGAGGTTCGATCGCGACACCTTTGAAATCGATGTCCGATTCTGGGGTCGCTAAACCGTAGCACTGCGAACCGTGAATCACCTTCAGGATCGTACGAGATTCTAGATCAAAGTTCATAAAAATTTTAGTGATCCCAACGAGATTTGAACTCGTATTACCGGTGTGAAAAACCAGCGTCCTGACCGTTAGACGATGGGACCTAACGATGACATCGTATCACTAATTATTGGAAAAAAACACT